CAGATGTTAAAAGTTTGTATCCAAAAACTTATCAAAGAGAATTGGTTAATAAACAATTTAATCAACTCATTGATGTAGCTAAACAGGATATGAATCGTCAAACTGGCTTTATAGTGGCTCTTGATGTTTCAGGGTCAATGACCTCTAAAGCTCCAGGTACAGGACGTTCTGCTTATTCTGTTGGGCGTGCTATGGCATTGTACTTCTCTGAATTATTAAAAGGTAAGTTTGCACATACATTCTTAGCTTTTAGTAATACAGTTGTGATAGATAGATTTGAAGGTAAAACTCCTTTAGAGAAATATTACAATGGATATAGAAAGTATGATGCTTGTAACACTAACTTCTTCCAGATTGCTCAGTTGTTTGTGCAACTAAAGAATAGAGGATACAAAGAAGAAGATTTTCCAACAGGTATCGTATGTATATCTGATGGAGAATTTGATAGACCTGGAGGAGACTGGAATAGTACTGGTGATTCTGATTGGAGATATAGAGGAAAAGAAACCAGAGAGACAGTCTTTGAATCTTTTAAGAATCATTTAAAGAAAAATGGCTTCTCCGAAGAGTATGTTGATAACTTAAAAATGGTTCTTTGGGATGTTCCAAGCTATTACTATAGTTCTAGTCCAGATGTAAAGTTTGAAGCTCTTGCAGACACTCCAAACATTTTCCACATGAGTGGATATGACCCTGCAGGTATTGCTTTCTTAACAGGAACATCACAAGTACAAGTAATTCCAAAAACTCCAGAGGAGTTATTTGAGGCTGCTATGCAGCAAGAGTTAATCCAATTGCTAAACATTTGAACCTTTTTACCCCTCCTGCTGTGAAGTCCGAGGGTTTTTACACTTATGAATCCAGAGAAAATTCCTGTAGAGTTCTTGTTGAAGATGAGTAGGCAAGAATGTGGCGCTTTGAAATCTTACATTCAAGAACTTGAGGATACTATCAAGGAAAAGGATGAAATAATTTTAAAGCAGGAGAAAAAAATTAAGAAATTACAGAAAATAAGGCGTCTAAATTCTGTTGTACAACAAGTTGATACTCAAATAAGTAACATTCTTAGCACAAAGAACAGAATAGATGAAGCTCCTGAATACAAAAGAGGTAAACGTAAAATTCAACTATATAATAGAATGGCTAAATGTTACAATGTTTGGTATTCGGGCTGTAAGATTCTTATCCCTCTCATGGATGAACTCGTGCATCCTAAAAAATACGAGAATCCTGAGCCGTCCTCTGAGACTACCACTTAACTGGAGCTTAGGAACAAGTTATGCTAGTTTTTGTTACCACTTCCGCTGAAGATCGATTTGTGATCTTCTTAAAGACTAATGTATGTCAAGTAGTATATAATAAAAGAGAACTTCGGTTTGAATCTACTATAGACAAGTTAGTTACAATGAAAGATTTCTTGCTTAACTTTGGAGTAAATCAAATAGAATTACGAGAATATTCTTCTCCAGGTAAAGGAGCGATTATTATTAAAGATGATGTATATATACAACTAGATGATAAAGATACTATTAGAGGTCTAACTGTTCCAGTGTTTACTATTATATGAAACCTTCAGAATTAATAAAATCTTTAAGTCCTAATGGTTATATAGATACTGGGTTAATGTATTCTAGTGGTGAACCATATGCTGTAGATATATGTAATCTTTATAAAGCTGGTGTTCCTATTGATATTTTAGATACTCTTAAAGAATACAAGATGTATGATTTATTCTCCGTAGAAAATAATATGTCCTTACTAAAAAAAATAGAACACCCAAGTCAAATTACTGGAGGATTTGCAATATCTCCAAAATTGGCTGATACAATAACAAGTTTTTATGGTAGGGATAAATTATTAGAAACAGGAAGAGCAGTAAATCAACATGGGTATTATTCTGAAGAGGAATTAACAAGTTCAGTATTCTTAAAACATGCTTTAGAAAGGTCTTCAGATTATCTACCTTTTACATTGATTAGTAGTTTAGTTAGAACTAATAAGAATTGTGAAAGAAGTTTAGAAGCTGCTAAAAAGGCATATACCCTTTATAAAGGGAATGTGGACTTGTCCTATTTAAATAGGGAGCATCCATGTGGTACTGTATTCTTTATGAGAGATAATCTTATATCTTTAGATGCTTTTAGTATTATTGTTAGTATATATGGAAGAGTTGTTAAAGAGAAAATACAACTAAATATCGATACTCTTCCAGATATAAATGATGCTTATAAAAAGTACAGGACAGAAAAAGCACCTATTCCTTCAAACTATATAAAGGAATCAGGTAGAAGTATTAATAGTTTATTTAATGTCTATTCAGAAAATGACTTAGAACCAACTGACTGGGAAATTGTTGATACTACATCTGGTTATCCAATGTATATAGCAAAGAATGGTGACAAAACTGTTGCTACTATTGTAGGCAAGACTAATGAAGAAATATTAGAAGATATAAATAAGAAAATTGAAAGGAATAACGAGTTATATGGTGTTAATTTAAATCCTGTGTTACTCTCAACTATAGGAGATTTTTTCTTGCCTACTGTCTTTACAGTTCACTGTTAAAGACTGTTAAAGTATTTGATACCAACACATAGAAATTATATATTTACAACACCGACTTGGCAAGGAAAATTAAAGAGGTCTTACAGCAACTTGAAATCTAACTTATGCTTAATTTAGGAAGAAAGGAGTAGTTTTTCAGACCTCTGCTTAATTGAATCTAGCAATAGGTTCATGGGTGGTTAGCTCAGCTGGCTGGTAGCAAATGACTGTTAATCATTAGGCCGTGGGTTCGAGTCCCACACCGCCCTCTTAAAGGTGTGCTGCGTCCTTATGGACTACTCAGCAAATTTATTTCCTACGATCATAAATTTGTAAAATTAACACGAATGAAGGGTAAATGGATCAATCGAGGCAGGAGGCACACCTGTTAAATCAAAATCTGTATTAGAAAGTGAAGTTTACCCTTCTAATGCTCCTTTAGCTCAGTTGGATAGAGCAATAGCCTTCTAAGCTATGGGTCGTTGGTTCGAATCCAACAGGGAGTACTAGTATGAAAGAAAAATTAAGACAATGGTTCTATTCAATTAATGTCAATAAGTATAGACATTATTTTGAGGAATGGTATTCCAATTTAACTCCTCAACAATTAAGATGGTATGAAAAAATATTCTAGATTAGACGAATTAAAGTAAAAAATAAGTGAAAATGAAGAAATTTTTAGTACTCATGTTTGCCTTACTAATGGCTATTAGTTTTTAGAGTTGCACCAACTGTAGTGGTAATCCCAGTCTAAACAGTCCTGTTAAAACTGAACTTGTAGTGGATCAAGCTATTAGCTTAGATAACTAGTACATGTTCATGAATTATGGTGAGAACTATCGTTGGTTTGAAACTTGCGTTCTTATGGACGATTTCCTAGATGAGGAAACTGATGGAAGTGTTAATATGGTTGTTAATATCTATCAGGTTGCAAAAGGTGATGATAAATCTTTCGATGTTAAAGTATTCAAGTTTCAACACTTAAAAGATGGAACTGTTTTGAAAGATTCTGTTGCTGGTTTTTGGATAGAAGATAATCCTTTGAATGATTCAACTATAAAGATTGATTACAAGGAAGCCTTTAATCTTGTTCAAAAGGTAAATCTACCTAAACCACATACTAGAAATGCTATTCTAAGGAATCCTCTTGGTCCTCTAGACACTAATCCACAGTGGGTGTTCGGAAATATCCGTGAACAAATATGGGTGGATGCAACCACAGGAGAAATTAGAAAATCAAATCCAGCATTTCCTGATGAATTAAAAATGCCTCTTGGTGAATGGCCCTGATTTCACTCTTTGAGCTAGTTGGGAAACTAGCATGTAAAACCGATATTTTTCATAAATTATTAGGAGCTACGAGTTAGCTCCATTTGGGGGTAGTGGTGTAAATGGCTAACACATAATCCTTGCAAGATTAAATTTAGGGTTCGAGTCCCTCTACTTCCACATACAGAAGACACACAGCAAGTGCTTTATAATAAAAAATTTTAGGGAAATTTAATAATTATAAGTCTTCTGATTTTGGCTTGTTGAGCCCACTGGAGTGGGAACTTGACTGTCACTCAAGTAAAACAAAGGGATCGATACCCTTGCAGGCCGCTAAATCAAAACTAATGAGTCTCTAAAGTATTTTTAAACAATTAAAGTGTAACCTGTATGATTAACTCGATTCCTATAATGGACCAGAAGATTATTGATAAGTATTTTCCTGGCCAAGCAGTCAAGTCAATCATGCGTACACCGTTAAAGTCTGTGAGAGGCTATTCACTTGAAGGAAACAAAGGATTGCTTATAAGCACTCCGAAACTTAAACACCTTCTTGCTCTTTATGCTTCTCAGATAGCGTTACAAACAAAATGGAATACTTCCCTTAATAAGGAAGGAGACCATTTGATTTGTCTCTTGTACCCTTAAATGGGTAATACTGGTCCTTAGTTTAGTGGTAAAACGATGGTCTCCAAAACCATTGTCATCTGTTCGATTCAGATAGGGCCTGCAATCACTAAAGGGAAAAGAAACTGTAGTTTATGGGCAATTGTCCGAGCGATTAGGTGGCGGACTGCAAATCCGTCTAGACAGGTTTGACTCCTGTATTGCCTTCATCAAATGATGTTGATTTTTTGCATATTAATGACTTTAGTGTCTGGTTCGTGAGAATAGGACACTTTTTACATCGCAGGGTAGAGCAGTGGTAGCTCGCAAGTTTCATAAGCTTGAAGTCGTTAGTTCGAATCTAACCCCTGCAACAAATTGGGAGTTTATTCCGTAAGTGGTAGCGGGGCTGACTGTAAATCAGCTTGCTTTTGCATCGGGGTGTTCGACTCACTCAGCTCCCACTTTGGCCTTATAGTTCTAATGGTAAAACACCGCACTTGTAATGCGGATTTCTCAGTTCGATTCTGGGTAGGGCCTCTATGCATCGGCTTAGGACTGTTGCGTTACGCTTCCTCATGGTGATACCTTTAAGGTAGAGGAAGAAAGGAGTACACACAGCAATGTTTTTATACAGTTATGATATTGCAGAGTTGTTTTGTACTCCGTATGAGGTTGGCTTTGTCCAACCTCTTTTGCCCTCATCGTATATCGGTCAGTGCTGGAAACAGACGATTACCCCTGCCTTTTAAGCAGGTAAGCATGGTTCGACTCCATGTGGGGGCACTATAAAAATCAAGACAATAAAAGTAGTTTTTAAGAAATAAAGAAGTCTTACAGCAATAACAATTAATCTAAGTTTACCAAAAAGCGCTGAACTTGTAGTTCAATGGTAGAATACCTTTTTATTAAAAAGGAGATGACGGTTCGAATCCGTGTGGCAAAAAAGACTTCTTTTATAGAGCTATCCTCTAATAGGTTAGGAGACGTGACTGATAATCACGCAATCCCAGTTCAAGTCTGGGTAGCTCTACAATCGTCCAAACAAAAAGTAATACAAACAAACATTTATCAAACTAAACATTCAGCAAAACACAATAAGAATATTTCTGCTTAGGCAGAAGTGTTTTTAGTGTAAACTCCTGGAGTACGTGTACTCTGGGAGGGTTTTGTTTTGGACTCAGCCTCATCTAGTTGCAAATAGGTGAGGCTTTAGGGGCAGTAGCGCAGGTGGTCAGTTCGCGCCAGTCTGAAAAACTGGAGATCGTGGTTCAACTCCACGCTGCCCCACAGAATAGTATATTACTATAAAGAGGGCTCACAGCAAATTCATTCTAATTTTTTTCGCCATTATAAGTTTGATTAGCTAAAGCCCTCTTAAATATACAGGGTACAGACAGCAAACTTTATTTTAGGTTCGAACTTTTAACTCGATGTGTCTAGTACCCTGCCTATAAAGGAGTCCTACAGCAAATTTGTCTTACATTCCGAATTGTCATTTCAGAAGAAAAAGAAAATGGACTCCTTTTTAAATGAATAACCAATTATAAAATATATTAAGGAGGGCATGCAGCAAAAAGTTTGTAAATAGCGTGTCTGTGTAACATACTTAACAGTGCCCTCCGTTTTTATGAAAATGTTTTAACTATTTAAATAGTAACTATGCAAAAATTAAATGTTTTATTAGCTCTTAGAGAGAAGTTAGCTAATCGTTATGCCCAAATGAACGGTGACTATACTTCATTCTTTAAGAACAAGCAAGGAGCGTTTCAAGGTACGCTCAAGACACACTCTCCTTTAGATGGGTATGCAGTAGATTCTACTAAAGTAGCTAATGTGAGAGTTATTACCACAGTCAATGAAAAAATGGATTGGTGGTTGAAAGAAGCTCTAGACTATTTTAACACAGCTTTGGCTATTGAAGCATCTAATGGGCAAGGTGCTCCTACAGTTGAACTAGAATTCGATGGAAGAACTTACGGTCCTTTCCCAGCTACTGTGTTATTAAGGCTTCGTGGCATTATAGAGAACGATAAGTTCGCTACAATGCTTGGTAATATTCCTGTTAGAGAGGAGACCAAAGTTTGGTTGCCTATTGATCAGGATGAAGATTACAAGAGAAGAGGTAATATCTTCCAAACAGAAAGACAAGAAGGTGAGACTCGTACTACAGAAACACATGATGAAATCTTGAAAGATCCTAACTTAGATCCAGCTCATCTTCCTTCTAATTACCGTGCTCAAGTAACTCAAGTTAAGAGAACAGTTAAGACTGGAGATTATACTACTCAGTCATTTACTGGTGAATGGACACATCAGCAACGTGCTAATCTTTTAAAAAGAAGAAGTGCATTGCTCGATGCTATCAATGTTGCCTTACAAAAAGTCAATGACCGTGAGGCAATTGAGTGTAAAGTAGATGATCTATTCAGACATCTCATTTATGGACAAAATTAAACTTTAAATATTGACCCTAGCTTTAGCTTCACACTTTAGCTTTACAGAATCCTAGATAGTAAGCATCAATGTTGTGGTCAAAAGCTTTAGCGAAGTTGATTACAGTGTATTACTTACCTTGACGACTATTATCGCTCGGTAATCGCGGGTTCAAATCCCGTCCCGCCCTCAAACAGAGTTCTTCTGAACTCTGCCCTTTCATGTTACTTTAGTCATTGCTTGTGAAAGTAGTGACTATATGGGCGGGTCGTCTAGTGGTTAAGACTCCGGGTTTTTAAGCATCAGCATTATAGGGTAAAATGTAATACGCAAAAGTTCATGGATTAGTAAGACGGATTTGTCGCTAATCCTAGGGAGAGTAGCTCAGTGGTTAAAGCAATAGTCGCTAAAACTATCGATCGAGGGTTCGAATCCCTCCTCTCCTGCTTATGTTACCATATTATATTATTTTTTCGTTAGTATCTGTCTGTGAAGATCGATACTAAGTCAGCGGGTTATGCAAATGGTAAAGCAGTAGTTTATCTATGTGAGTACGTATAGTTCTAGGCCAGTACTCTTGGGAGTTCGAGTCTCTCACCCGCTACAAATTAATTTAAAACAAATTGGGTAAAAAATAACCTATAAAGGAGACGAACAGCAATTTCAACGTTTTGCATTTTGGTTGCCGAAGTTAGGGTTCGAATCCCTAGTCCTCCCTAATGGGAGGATTAGTGTAACTGGTAAGTGTGAAGTTAAGCACACGATAGCACGCGTTTTTGTTGGTCTCCTTTTAAAATATTTTCCCTCTTAAAGGTTTTGCTAGGAATCTAGCTTATCAGGGTATGCTCTAAGCTCTTAGTTACGGTGCACACGTTCTGAGTTTGAGTAGTGTATTATAAGTTCACCCATAACTGCAGATAAAAGTGAATGAAATTTACACGTCCTTAGGATTACTAAGAGGGATAAGGGAGAGATTTATTAATCTCTCCCCGAATGGAGGATTAAGCCTAATTGCTAAGGCAGCGGTCTTGAAAACCGCCAGTAGTCGGTAAAACGACGTGTGGGTTGGAGTCCCACATCCTCCTCTATGAGTAAATGTAAGACAAGTAAATGTAATGCAGCATGTTGTTACAACATCTGCTTTAAAGAGAATGAGCTTGAACGATTTTCTGTACGTATTGTAAATCCTGTTATAGATACTATTCCACTTCCTTGGGGAACTATGGCTAAAACTAATGAGAATATGGATTTAAATAAATGTCCATTTCTTAGAAAGGATTTAAAGTGCAATATATACGAAAATCGTCCAGAGGTGTGTAGGTTGATGGGAGTTATTCCTAAGATGCCATGTAAGTATTTAAAGGAGAGTAAACCTTGAGGGTGATAGGGGCTGTTTGCTAAACAGTACGCTCGCTTCGGCGGGTGCGGATCGAGACCGCTGCTCTCCTCGCTAACTTTTAACAATTAAAGTGTATGGAAGATTTAAATTACAAGTATGAAAAACCTGATAAACCAATTCAGGTTAATGTTCCAAGTAAACCACGATTTAAAGTCAACCAAGAAGGTGGCGACACGCGTTGGTATACATGAACTCCGACCATCCACAATGTCGTAAACTTAGGTGGCGTAGGAAAAGAAACTACTTTCCTGTTAGGTACGAGAACCTAATTTAGCTTTGTCAGTTTCGCTGAGGAAGAAACGACTATGTGACCTAGTCAGAAAATTAGGCAGAACTGTGGACGCACAGCGAATAGAAGGTGGGTAAGATTGCGACTTGAGAACTCTATATGTCTTATAAACCTGCCTTCTCTTTAGGGCCTCTAGCACAATAGGTTAGTGCAACAGACTCATAATCTGTAGGTTCCGAGTTCAAGCCTCGGGGGGCCCACTAAACACCTTTAAATATGAAATTAATAAGTAAAGAACGGACTGGCGGAAATCCAGCTATTGAAATTGAAATGGACAAGGTGGATAACCTAAGAGTTTTAGATATTATCCATTCTTTGGTTGATGCTCAAGGTAGAATCTATCCAATACCATTCTCCTTTATAAAGAATGATAATGAGGATACCTTGAACGTGGTAATGCAAGTGTTAGGTTTGTATACCTTTCCAACTCTTGAACTAACTGAATGGTTAGAAGAACAAATAGATGAATACACTGAAGGTTACGAGCCTGCTATAGAAATATGTGCAGGAAGTGGATGGATAGGTAGACAACTTCAAATACCTACTACTGATGCCAAAATCCAAGAAGATCCTAAAGTGCGGAATCTATATTTAATGAGTAGTCAAATTCCTATGATATATCAGGATGATGTTGAAAAGATAGAAGCTCTTGAGGCAGTTAAAAAGTATAATCCTGAATATGTAATAGGTAGCTACGTTACTTCTACTGAAAGAATTAAGAAAAATAATAAAAGAAAGACTATCTATTTAAATATACCTTTACCAAGCGGAGGATTTATAAAACAAAATATGATGGAGCTTGCAGAAAAGGAGATTCCGTTTTTTGGAGTTAATGTTCAAGCTATAATAAGGAGAGTGCATAAGACTTTCTTAGTTATAAATGAAAGAACCCATTATAACGAATCTTACTTGAGTATGCCACATAAGTCATATAAGTTTCCTTGGCTTGTAACTAGAGGTGATATTAAAAAAGGTCGTGTTTTAATATATGAGAACAAAGGATGGACTTGAAGTTTAGACGTTGCAAATGTTCACTTTCTCCAAAGGATATGGTTTTTACTTTTAAAACTCCAGTTAAACTCTGCGAGTATGAAGGTAAACAGTATATCATTATGGGGAGATTGAAAGAAACAAATAGAGAAAGTAAGAAATTATTAGAATTTCTATTTGGAGACGAAATTGTGTATACAAAACAATTAATATTAGTTCCAAGAGATTTCTTTTTCATCTAAGGGAGATGTGTCAGCAATTATTAACTTTCTTATTGGTTTTAGTTTTTGGTTAGTCTCCCGTAACCTGGGGATAGGGTAAATGTTTACCCTTCCCCTATAATTTTCTTAATAATGTTAAATTTTGGTTTAAAACATTGTCATTCTTCTAATTGGCACAAGAAGTTTCCAAGAAAGAAGATTGAACATGAGGACCCAAAGCATCTAGGGATGCATCAACACCTTAGACTACGTAATGAGTGGTTTGAGGGAAGACAAGGTTTTCTTTCCATTAAAGAGATTCGTAAGTTCTTGGAAGCAAATCTTGGTAAGAATGTAGATGAAGTATTCTCTGAATTTGTTAAACGTGCTAAAAGATATAAGCATGATGTTAGTCTTAGAGAAAGATTCTTTGCACAGTTAGACCCAGACACTAGGTATGGTTCTGGTTATACTTTAGATATACAAAACAAAATAGTAAAGGTTAAAGAAATTAAAGTTCACAGGATACGTGACAACGAAGCTCGTGTATTTAATGAAGTAGCTTATCCTTATAATATTAATCAGTATTTAAGAGAAACGGAACTTACTTATATAGGAGATTTTTATCTAAGAACTAGACATTGGAATTGGGTAAAAGCACCTGTGTATGTATGTAGTAAGGAATGGTATAACTTAGTACTGACATATGGAGTAGGCAAGAAATATACTAAAATGAATGAAATGCAAAGGATACATATATTCTTTAATAAGTATATTGCTGTAGGAGTTCCAAAGAAAGGATATGCTACTCGTGCTGAACCTACTGGTAATACTATATGTATCTGTAATCACGAAATGCGAGAGTATAAACACGTTAAGTATCCATATACAACAATGGATTGCGAGTCTGATTATATCTTCCTTACTAAGGGAGGAGAAGATACTAATTGGTACGTATATTAAATAGATTAGGGCCTGACCGGATTTGACGGCTTCTGAAGGTAAATCACTCACTCATGACTGATGGAAAGACATCAAAAAAATTAAACGGAGAAAATAACACAACTCCCCGCGCTAAAGTTGTTAGCATCGTTTATAGAGCTGCAGCTTGATCGACGCCTGGTAAAAGGGTAACCAAGGAACATAATACCCTTAATTTCTTTATTTTTAGCCAATAATATTCTGCGCCTATCGGAGATATAACTAAATAGGCTGGTGGAAAGTCAGACAACAGTCTGCCCCAGAGAAGGAAACTCTTATAAAACCTATGAGTGTAAGAATGTGATGAGAATAGGATTCGCGGACGAGGGTTCGACTCCCTCCAGGTCCACTTGTTAAATAATGTTAAATTTATTGTGGATTTATATTGTTATTTATATATTTAATCCTGTAAAAACGTTCATTATAGTAAAGATAAAATGTTCCAGCACTCACGGCTACAAACTGAGTGACTAGTGTTCAACAAGAGCGCAGTATTACTATCACAGCTGAACTATAGAGGCAGTGAAGACTTTATGGTCGAACTGAGGGCAGTTTAGTCTGGAACAATCTAAGCTGTTCTCTTTACTTGTGAAATTCATAAATACCTTTCGGTTCGTGAGAATAGAAAGGTTATGGCGGAATGATGTTTAATGGTAGCATGCTACTTTTGGGAAGTAGTCGAGTCGGTTCGAGTCCGGTTTCTGCCACTATTGTTGCAACGTTAGTGTTAATGGTTAGCAAGAGGCCTTGCCAAGGCTTAAGAGTGAGTTCGAATCTCATACGCTGCTCTCCACCGTCGAAATGGCTGAGACGTTAAGTAATTGCCAGACAGATACCCTTACTAAAGCAACAAGGGCGTGAATTATAGGTAACCAACGAGAAGAGAACCTTTTGAAAGAGCCCCAACCCTAAGTGGAACTGGGTGGGGACCTGCGGGATTCGTTCAATGGTAGGACACTAGCCTTCCAAGCCTGTGATGTCGGTTCGATTCCGGTATCCCGCACCTACAGACTATTATTGCTGCAGAAGTAATAGTATCGAAGCAGCCCATACCCTCCGTCCGGCTGGGAGAAATCGTTCGTTCCGTACCTGAGCACCGAGGTATCTGTAGAAGCGTTAGTTAGAGTTACCTATGAGGGACGAGATGCCCTGTTGAAACTCGAAGGTGTACATGGTGTAGATGGCCGAGTGGTTTAGGCGCAAGTTTGTGGCACTTGTTTACGCAGGTTCGAATCCTGTTCTACACCCAATTAAATATTTTAATTATGAAAGAAAGAATAAGAAAGATTATTGAAAGAATTACTGAACGTAAAATTACAAATGATGATGAGCCTATAGAGATGGATAGTATAGACACTATGGAAGTTATAGTAAGTCTAGAGTATGAATATGACATCCATATAGATACTATTATAAAGGAGGATTTATCATTAAATGATTACGTTGAGTTAGTTAGGAGCATGGTGTAATGGTAGCACATCTGACTTTGACTCAGAAGGGAGCGTGAGCCACTGCAGGTTCGAGTCCTGCTGCTCCTACTTGTCTCCATTAAGGAGAATTTTAAAGGTGTTTGTTCAACTCACTGGTTTGCGAAAATAGGTGAGTTTAAATGCTGCGTTCGACTAGTGGCTTAGGTCACAAGACTTTCAATCTTGTAGGATGAAAATCCTCAGGGGTTCGAATCCCCTACGCAGTACTAAGGGAGCTTAGTTCAGTGGTTTAGAACACTGCCCCTACAAGGCAGGAGTCGATAGTTCGAATCTATCAGTTCCCACGACAACTTTGTAAATCAACTGGGAAAAGCCTGGACAGTGCGAAATATCATTGTCTAGGCTTTTATTGTGTTATGTTTATCTTAATATTAGTACTTTGCCTTGTTTGGTTTATTTACCAATTATTAGAGATTAGATTTGATATGCCTTTTATATGGTTTACATGGAAAGGTAATAGAAATTATATTAGATTATTTTAACTATGTTAGATTATGAGATTTACACTGATGGTGCTTATAGCAACACCAGAAATCAAGGCGGAATTGGAATTGTAATAATTAAAGATGGAGAATACGTATATAAGTATTCTAAAGGCTTTGAGAATACAACCAATAATCGAATGGAAATGATGGCAGTAATGGCAGCATTAAATGCTATTAAAAATCCAATCAATTCTTTAGTTATCTATACAGATAGTCAGTATGTTATAGGATGTGCTACTCTTGGATGGAAACGTAAAAAGAATGTAGAATTGTGGATGAAGTTCGATAAGGTATTTGAGCAGGCTACGAAGCTTGTCAAAACTCCAATTCGTTTTGAGCATGTAAAAGGTCATGCTGATAACGTTTATAATAATCTTTGTGACGAGATAGCAGTAAATGCTTCTCACGAGGTATTATAAACGGGGGTGCCAGGAAAATCCTGGTGCCCCCGTCAACTTTTGTTAAATGGCAAAATTTATTATGAAACAATACATAGACAAAGACGCTTTAGTAGCGGAGATAAAAAGAAGAATGGATGAGAACCGAGAAAAACAGTCATTACCTCAATATTTTGGTATGATTGAAGAAGATTTAAACATTCTTTCTTTCCTTGACACCCTCGAAGTGAAAGAGGTAGACTTAGAGGAAGAAAATAAAAAAGTATATAAAAGATAATACTTGTGGTTACTGTGTGCCAGGAACTGAAGAATCTTCCAAATATTTTTTTGAACTTGGGCTTCAAACAAGAATTGATAAAGAACTTGTTAAAGAATTATATTCTCATATTGATAGTATTAAAGATACTGCCGATAGAATGACAAGTGGTAATTTTATGCACAATAGAGCAGCAATCAAGTTTTCAGCAAACACTATTGCAAAAGTATTAGAACTGATGGGTCTTAAAGTACAGAAAGGAGAATAAGTTATGAAACAAGATAATAAAGATTTATGTAAAACTTGTAAACATTATTGGAAAGATTTTCCATTACCTTTAGATAGGGTTATATCTCATTGTGAAATTCTCGATGAAAAATATGGATTATCTATAAACATGGATGATAAAGTTCCATATCCTTGTTTAAAATGCCCATTTAATTCATATATTAAAAATGAAAAGTTATGAACCAAGAAGATAAAAAACTATTACTGAAAGACCTTTGTGCAAGATTGCCATATAGAGTAATTGTAGATTATGCTTATAATACCTTCAAAAATGGGTTAAAAGAGGGTAAATTAACTATTCTTACTTGTAATCTATTAAGCACATTCATATCACCTAGAATGAATGAGACTAATGAATATATTAAGCCATATCTCCGTCCAATGTCTTTAATGACTGAAGGAGAATTTAAAAAACTAAAAGAGTATAGTGGATTGAAATATGAACAACTTGATTTAGCTTCATTTCAAAATGGTACATATAAATGCCTTGATTTCTATTTATCAGAAGTGCCATCTTATATTGTAATATTAGTATTTGATTGGCTCAATGCACACCATTTTGACTATAGAGATCTGATTAAGCGTAATTTAGCAATTGCTGTAACAGAAGAGAATAACCCTTATGAGAATTAAAATTGGACACGGAACAAATGGCTATATTTTTGAAGAGATAGAAAAAGTAAAAGCTTGTAATTATTGTATACATTTTAAAGGTTATGGTTTACATGCTTGCAGTGGTCATTGTTCCAAGTTTGGTAAAGATGTTAATGGAGGTTATATTGGTGTTTACTCTGAAACAGCAATAGAGTGTGGTGATTTTGAAGTAAGACCTGAACTATTAAAAATAAATATATGAAACAAGAAGATAAAGAACTACTATTAAAAGACCTTAGTGCAAGATTACCTTATGGAGTAAAGGTACAAGTCGGCGAGGATATGTGTATGACACTTAGGCAAATTGATTCTAATTGTTTTTGCGAGTGTTGGGGAAATGAAGATTTTAAATGTCATTCAAGGTGGATGCTTCCATTCCTCCGCCCAATGTCAAGCATGACTGAGGAAGAAAAAGAAGAATATATTAGTATTAAACAAGGAGAATGCAATGGTTGTGTTCTTACAGGAAAAGGTGACCAGAATACAGAATTTTTATTGGTAGATTTTTTCAATTCTCATCATTTTGACTATCGTGGTCTAATTGAGAAAGGTCTTGCGTTAGAAGCACCTGAAGGAATGTATAAATGATTGTTATGATTACAATAATTAAAAATTATATTCAATGTGATGAGTGTAATACACACTTATCTTATGATAATAAAGATACTTATATTTCTTACAATTGGAATCATACACATCAGGTCTTATATGTAGACTGTCCGAAATGTGGTAATACAATTGCAATAAAACGAATTGAATAACTATGGCAACAATTAAGAAAGAAGAATATCCAATAAAAAATAATGGATTTTATTGTTTAGGTAAATACTATGACTGTAAATTTGCAATTAAGCGGGATATTAAAATGATTCTGCAAGAAGCCAAAGCGTCTCATAAAGATACTTTTGATGAACTTTATGACAGGAGTACATTAAAGGCAAATAAAATTCAAATATTTGTAGATGAAGATGATGTTCCTATTTATGGAATGATTGTATATCTTATAGACTATAGCAACGGAAAAAATAGTAGGTATGCTTGTGGTGGATATTACCCATTTTGGGATGATAAACTTTTTCCGCATCCATATCAAGAAAGCATTTGTTGGTAATAAAATAGAATAATTATGACAACAATTAAATCATATACAGATATAGAGCAAAGCTGTAAATTAGCAAAATTTCTGCCAATAGAAAGTGCAGATATGAAAATATTACCTTTTACAGAGGAAGAGTATAGAGTGGTATTAATTAAAGATATCGCTGTATGTAATAGAGAGGATGAAATTCCATGTTGGTCACTCGCTGCATTACTAAATTTATTGCCAAGTGAGTTTACAGAAAAAGGTAAATATTCTACAACCACATATAAAATTAATATACGTAAATATAAGTTTACTGATGAAGTAGATTTACATCAAATTGCTTATGGTAGTTATAAATGGTATGAAGATGGCGGCTATACATGGAAAGATATGATAAACACTGGCGAAAAAGAAAATTTAATTGATGCTGCATTTCAAATGATTTGTTGGTTAAAAGAAAATAATAAGTTATGAAAAGTTATACAGACATAGAACAATCAAAGAAACTTGCAGAAATTTTACCAATTGAAAGTGCAGACATGTACTACCGTAACAATGGAATAGATGCAAAACTTATGTGGGAACACAATACTCCAGAGGTGAAATATCCTTGTTGGAGTCTTGCTGTACTACTTAGTATTTTACCAGATTCAATATATAACAATACAAATGAGTTTAGTCAGCTGGAATTTTCAAAAAGAAGTGTTGCCTATCACGATATGAATGATGGAATTAAAGTTGGTTCAATTAAAGACAATTTAGTTGATGCATGCTATGAAATGATTATCAAGCTACATAAATTAAATTTATTGTGATTATGGAAGAACTTACTATAGAACAGAAAGCAAAAGCCTATGATGAGGCTTTAGAAAGGGCAAGAAAAGAACTACATATATGTGGTTCCATTGATTGTGATGCAACAAGACAAATATTCAGATTTTTCCCCGAACTCAAAGAGAGCGAGGATGAGAAGATAAGAAAGTCATTACTTGAATATCTACATACGCTTCCAAATCATTATGCTCATAATGGTGTTTGTGCCCCTGAATGGATTGCTTGGCTTGAAGAGCAAGTTCCAGTTCATCTAAGTCATGATGATGAAATCATGATTAGGCAACTCACTGAGTATTTTACAACAGGTAAAGGATTGCAAAATACTAATGACACTGTTGTAGAATGGCTTACAGATATTAAAAGGAAACTTGAAAAGCAAGGCAAGCAGAAATCTATTGATGACTTAACTCAACAAGAGGCTATGGATATTGCTGTTGGCAAATGCTTTGAACAAGGTGAACAGAAAACTACAGACAAGGTCGAACCAAAGTTTAAGGTTCGTGATTGGGTAGTAGATAAGAATGGAATAGTTAAACAAATCTTATCTTATAAGGATGGTGTATATAGGCACACAGACGGCTATTCTGCAACAATATTTGAAGATGAGTGGAGAATGTGGGACATTATCCAAGACGCAAAAGATGGGGATATACTTGTTACTATGGATGATGAACGTCCATTTATATATAAAGGTTGTCTTGATTCTAACCATCCAGATTCACCTGTTGCATATTGCGGAATTAACAGTGAAGGACATTTTCAAATAGGTGGAGATAAGTTTGCCACTTGGTGGACAGATAGAAAAGTTCAACCAGCAACTAAAGAACAGTGTGATACTCTACTTAAAGCAATGGCTAATGCAGGATATACATTTGACTTTGAAAAGAAAGAGTTGAAGAAGATTGAACAAAGTTCTACTTGGAGTAAAGAAGATAAACAATACTTCAATTTTCTTGAAAAACTATTAGAAAATCTACAAGTAAAATCAACAGAAAATGAGATTAAAAAAGGAACTGTTAATAATAGCGAATATTATTATAAAGTCATACAATGGCTAAAATCTATCAAAGATAGATATACTTGGAAGTCTGACAAGACTTTAAAATAACATGCCAAAACAATTAACTTTTTTCCCAGAACTAGCTTTGAAACTAGTAACAGATTTAGATGAACTTGCAACTAAGTATTCTTCTAACATTCCTATTCCACCTGAAATAGAAGATATAGCTGCTTGGAAAAAGAACACAGAGGAGCATTTTAAAGATGGTGCTAAGATGGTTCTTGCAGATGTTATAGATTTGTTAAAAAAGTACACTAATTTACACGAAGTATGAAGTACAAGAAAATGGAGGCTTATTTAGAAGGTAAGCAAGCATGGTTTGATAAATTACCACAGAGTGTCAAGAACGGATTGAAAAGACCTGGTTCAGTAAAAACAAGATGATAAACAGAGTTAAGAATACTATTACCCCTGGATTTACAAAGGAGAATCGAAGCTCTTTTACATATTGGTTTGCCCACTGGTGTGCTTTCCAAATGACTGCTCTTAATCTTAAAAAATGGAAACCTAAGTATCTCTTTCATGATTGGGAAAAGCCTTGGATGCGATTATTCTGTAGTTATTCTACGGTACAGAAATGGCATCGATATCATAGAAGGCATCATCCAGAATATGGATTAAAAAATGGATGGGATAAAGTAGATTGGGACGAAATGATTATAGATTGGGAATCTTGTCATTATACAAAAATAGCGCAACCCTTAAATGTTATAGAAACTTTGAATTCTTTATATTGGGATAAGCCATATTTTTATATAATGCAAGATAATATTCTACCACGAGTAAAGAAACTAATAATTAATAATTAAATATGAAATTAACTTGGACAAACGCTGTCTATTTACTAATATGGTTTGTATTAGTTATATTAGGTTTAGATTTAGCACTAGGATGGTTAAACCTTCCTAGTACTTTGGCTAACATCGGAGGATTATTCCTAATTTTCTCTATAGTTTTTATCTCTGTTAAAACAAAATTATTTACAAATTTTAAAAACCTATTTAAAAAATGAAGAAAATTTTAATTGGTGTAGTCATGGCCTTAATGGCCTTAACTAGTTTAACTAGTTGTGAGCGTGTTGACGCTGGTTGTGAAGGTATCAAGGTATCTCTTTATGGAGATGATCGTGGTATCGGTGATGTAAATCTGTGTACTGGATGGGTATTCTATAACCCTTGGACAACTCAGATTTACGAGTATCCTACTTATGTCCAGACCGTTGATTATGAACCGTTTCAAATCAATGCGAAGGATGGATCTAAATTTACAATTGATCCGAATATTAACATTAAAATTGAGGATGGTAAGAGTCCACAAGTCTTCAAAAAGTATCGAAAAGAGTTAGTTGATGTCATTAATGGGCCTGTACTCAAGTACATTAAAGATGCTTGCCGTATTGAAATCAATAAATTCACTACTGATGAAATTGTATCTAATAGAGAATCAGTTGAGAATGCTATTGAAAGAAGATTGGCTGCATCTTTAGTTAAGGAAGGTTTCATTCTTGACCAGTTTACTTCAGGACTGCAATATCCAGAAACTATCGTTGAGGCTATTAATGCAAAGAACAAAGCTGTACAAGAAGCACAAAAGGCTGAAAACGAAGTAAAGGTTGCAGAAGCTGAAGCTCGTAAGTTGGTTGTAGCAGCTCAAGCAGAAAAAGAAGCTAATGAACTGAGACAGCAAGCTCTAACTCCGGAGATATTGCAAAAGATGTGGATTGAAAAATGGGATGGCAACTTACCTACTACTTTAGCAGGTCAGAGTTCTGTTCTATATATTCCCACAAAGTAACTATTTAAAAAGGAAAATTAGGAATGATAATTAGTTTGGTTATTTCAATCATATTGCTTCATATAGCAAATAATACCAAGATAGATGGACAACCACTTCCTTATTGGGCTATGGTTTGCATGGTAGCAATTAGCTTAGCCTCTTGGCAATCAGCTATTGTAATGCTCTTTATTGCAATTGTAACCCTTTATAAAGGTATTAAAACCGGAGAGATTAGTACTTTAGAATGGATTGAAGACCTTGTAAATGATCGATGATTTTGTTATTCTATCTAGTACCGAAATAGTAAGGTACAAAAATAAACCTTGGTTCAATACAGAAGTTTTCAAACTAACTAGCTTTTGTGGATACGAGAGTTATATAGTTCCAAAATCAAGACTGGAAGAAAAAGATCCAGAACTTATTGATGAGCTTATTGAAGATTTCGATTGGAACAAGGTAAAAAGAATAATGGAAGAGTTAAATTGGACATGGTGGGGTAGTGATAATCCTCCTACTATTGAAGAAATGCAAGAGATGGTTCGTAGTTTATATTCTAGTATAAAAAATAGAGTAGAAAATAACGAATATTGTTTTTGCTCTTCAGGAGGATTTAATCTTACTTTTAATCCAGATAATGAACTTTCTTTAGTTTTTGAAGCTGTAACAGGCGCAGTCTATAAAGAGTAATATGAGCCTCTCGAAAAGACAGGAGTATAAAAGATTGAAGACTAGTCTTGATAGACTATTTGTATTTCTTCACAAAAACTATAATATTAATTATGGTGGATGTTGCTGGCTGTCATATTGTTTAGCAAATAATTTAGAAAGATTAGGCATTAATTACGATCTTATTTTATATACAGACGAGGATTATACAGAAAAAGATGCTTACTACAACATTAAAGATAGAGTTGAAAATGAATTTCCTACTGGGGATGAAACAACTAATCACTATACTCTTAGGGTAAGAGGTATGGGAATCCTTAACAAGGACCCAGGTGAACCCTTTATTGTTGTACATGGTATTGATTCTGAAGACCTTAAATGGATATATGATAATGGAGATTGGAATAAATGCTACAACCCAAAGATTAATTATGAAATTAAAAACTTAGTAGACATAACCTTCAGAATTTATGAAGAAGAAACCAGAGAAATTGCTTGACATGCAATGTAAGCGTTGTGGGAAAGTGACCCACCACTACCTCTCTAAAAATGGAGAGATTGGCGAGTACAAATGTGTACGTTGTCAAACAACTAATAAAACAATTAAAGTGAAGCCTGAACGTAAAGTTGTCTTTGAAATGGATGCTGAATTTGAGGCTGAACTTAACGCTGGACAAGCTAATGTCAATAATCCCAGTTCAATCTAAATTTACAAAGTATGATTAACAACTCGAATTCTCCTGCTCCTAAAGTAGTTCGGGCAGATGATGAAGATCGTTGGATTGATATCCACGATCACGACCTGATGGTATCCCTAGGTATACAACAGCCTTTTTATGAAGGACGTGACCCTTCTGTATGGAGTAAGACTCCAGATGAAAAGGAAAAACTCAGAGTCTTAAAAGACCGTTGTACTACTATATTACCACGTCCTTGGCCCTATATAGAGCCAAGAGTACCCTTCTATGGTAAGCTTATTGTTCGTATTCGTCCTAGCAATAAGTTTAAATTCTTCGATAAGCACAAGAACGAACAGAAGAAGACCTACTTCTCTCATAAGCACGTGTGCATATCAGACATTCCTAACATACTGGCTCAATACTATGTATGGAAGGACAAAGCCCGTCAGACGTTGGTAATATCGTATACTTGGAATGGCAAAACCTACTCCTACAACGAGTTACCTAACTCCAGATGGAAGTAGAATTTATCCAGCTTCATTCTTTCTTTATGAAGTAGTAACATACAAATTTTTTAATGAAAAGCAGATTAAAGGTAGAGTGGAGTTGGTCAATTCTAAATTCTTTAAATCTTCCAAGCCCCTAAAACTAGGGTATAAGATTAAAAGAGAAAAAGATTACTCATTGGAAATGTCTATAGTTTGGGTAGGCGCACCAATGGAATATATCAGAGATAATGATTTAAAAATTTATGATCCAAAGAAAAATGAAAAAGGACGTCGTAATGTATCAAAAAGGAGTCATCACTGACTTCAAGGGTGTAGAACATCCATTTATTGTTTGTGCTCTTAGCACTAGTTCATTTAACGAAGACCCCGACTATGATGTCGCACTGACAGTCTATGATGAGGAGTTGGCAGATTACTGTGCAGATGCTCCTCTTCCTCGTGCTGTGTTCCTTGGAGTTGCAGTGTGTAATCCTGGATCTGATACGAAGGCTGGAGATGAATGGGATGAAGAAAAAGGTAAGATGATTGCTCTTGCAAAGGCTAAGGGATTTAAGTTTCTCAAGCCAGAGAAAGCTGCAGCTATCTTCGCCACTCGTCCTGGACTTATCAGTGAAATTCTTGTGTCCGCTCTCCTTACTAAGGAGGTCGAACATATAAAGGATTCCCCAGAAAGTGTGATTCCTGGTTACAATCAAATGAAGGCGCGTTGGGAGCAACAACAAGCTGCTAAGAAGTATCTGAGTGAAACCCCAGAACCACTCTTAGAGCTTGGAGATAAACTCTCTTCCCTCAAAGGAGACGAGGTTGAGAGAGTAATCAACGTTGCTCTAATTAAGTCTAATGAACAGCAATAAGTTCGTTATAGGCACTTTCATATGTAGTTTCATAGTCTTAGGATGCCTATATTATTGGGTAGTCAACTTTTCTCCATGTGTAGTAACTCCAGAGGATATACTACTGAGGAAGGTTGACTCCCTCACTATTAAAGTAGACTCTATAAATAGAGCTAATGATAGTATAAAAGTAATTATAGACACTACTGAAATTGAAATTCAACATACATATGAAAAGTATATCGAAATTCGTGATCGCATTACTTATCAGTCTGTCTATTCCGATTGTATGTTCTTCTCAAATTACTTATCCCAGGATAGTCAACGATTCATTGATACTATTAACTTCCAGACAGTTGAAGCATACTAATCTTATATTTGCTGAACATGAAATGCTGTTAAAAAAAGTTGACCTATTAGAAAGTCAAAATCGGCAATTTAGGGTTCTTATGTTCAACTATGAACAACAAGATTCTTTAAAAAATAATCTTATTGAAGTTAATAAAGAGTTATACGAAAGTACCATTTATAAGTTAAATGAAAACCTAAAAAAAGAAACTCGTAAGAGAAAACTTAGTCAATTAGGTTTATATGGAACTATTGTGGCTGCTTTAGCAACTCTTTTAATTATTAAATGAAATATACTCGATTAGATAGGGATTCTGAAGGAGTACATTATAAGTATCTCGATAGGTCTTGTAAGCAATGCATACGCTATCCATGTTTTGAAGGTATAGAGAATTGTAAGTCTGACTTTGCCAAATACGGTTGTAAAGATTATAAGGAATGACTACTATTCTTGCTATATTAGAGGACAAGCTCGACGAAGGTATGGGCTATACCACCTATATATTTAGAAATCTAGAAGAAAATAAATGGAATCTAAAATATAAGATGGTAACACGATGCCCTAACTGGGACCATCGTGCAATTAATATAGGCGAGGAAGGGTTTTTAACTTATCAGGACTGCAAGGCAGGTGAGACTACTTGGTATGATGGAAAAGATTTCCATTATTATAAAACCACTATGTCTCAATTCATGAAATTTATTGCTAGACCTAAACAAGTTAGTACAGATTACGTAATGTGAGTAAGGACTCACTTAAAAAATAAAGATTATGAAAAATTAAAAAATTGAAAATGTAAGAATTTAATGGGAATTTTAGGTGACAAATTGACAGCAGCTAAGGAAGCAAAAAGTAATAACATCAATACTTTCGTTTGGAAAGGTCCTAAGAAAGAGGTTGATGGTAAAGTAGTACAGGAAGAGGTGATGTTGAAAGACGCCACCGAGGCACAACTGAGAGAGTTCTATGCCCACTGTATGTCAATGTTACATAGCCAAGACAAGGTTAATCCCGGAAGATATACACTTCTTGGTATTATTAAAGAACAAAGAGATTGTTGTAATGCTGAACTTTTCGTGAGATGGCTTGAGAACAAGTATAAGAAAGATAATCCTGTGCGTAAGGAGTATCATAGATATTTGTATCTTCAGGATTTGCGCACTATCCTTAATAACAATAGGGAACAGTTTGATCTTAGCCATCTAGACCAGTATGCTATTGAGACAGTTACGCAGGGAGCTCCAATGGAGTTTCGTGATGTAACTATAGCTAAGGCACAAAGTGCTTGTCTGGACACTCTTGGAGAGTTTAATAAGAAGCATCTTTCTCTTAACTTTATTACCAAGTTAGGATTGTGGTTTACTCCCGCTGAAATCAAAGACCTTACGGAAAAAGATGAAAACGGAAAGACCAAGGATAGATTAGCAGTTATTCGTGAACGTCACGGGTTGAAGGCTAGTATTAAGCTTTATATCAATCCAAAGGGACTCAACTATACAGAACTTCGTGCTATGCTTAATTTAAAGAGCAAGAGTCGTAAGTATTCTGACCTCACTACAGACCAGCTTGTTACTTTACGTGACAAGGTGTTGTTCCGTTTTGAGGAAGAGGTTGATTTCCACATCCAGCAATGGGAAGAGCGTATCGAACAGCTCAAGAAAGTTGCTGAAATGAAAGGAATAAATTTGGATGAATAGAGTTCAGCTGGGAGAGGTTCTTTTGAATCTCTCCCTTAATCTGCCCCTTGAGACGTTAGTATATTTGCTATGCGGAGTGGGACAGATGATTTGTTTGTAATAGCTGATAGAACAGCACGACAAGAAGAATGTAGAAGAAAATGGATACAACATAAATGTGTTGGAACTATAGTTGCAGCAACTGGCTTTGGTAAAACCAGAGTTGGAATGAACTGCATAGAAACTATAGTAAAGCATTATCCTAACTTCCGTTGTTTAGTAGTAGTTCCTACAGACACACTACAGAAACAATGGAAGAGTCAACTAGATGAAAAAGGTTTAGGTCTTAACTGTGATGTATTAGTAATAAACACAGCTGTAAAAGAGAAAAGGCAATATCATTTAGTTGTTCTGGATGAAGTACATAGATATGCTAGTGATGTATTTTCTCAAATATTTAAGCAAGTGGGATTTAAATACATTTTAGGTTTAACTGCAACCTTTGAAAGACTAGATGGAAAGGAAATATTACTATCCAAACATTGTCCTGTAATAGATTCTATTACTTTGCAGGATGCTATAATGAATGGATGGGTATCTCCTTTTACAGAGTATGAGGTGCTTTTACAAGTAGATAATATAGAAGAATATGAACTCCTTAATAAGGAATTCACTGAACACTTTGAATTCTTCAATTTTGATTTTAATTTAGCTATGCTCATGGTTGGTAAAGATGGATGGAAGAATCGACAGGCGTATCGTGATAAAATATGCCCTAAAGATGCTTCAGCCTCAGACAAAAAATTCCTTTTGTCTAATATAACATATCACGCAATGGGATTTATGAGGACCATACAAGCCAGAAAGAAATTTATAAATGAGCATCCTAAAAAGATTGAAATTGCTAATAAGATTATTGAAGCAAGAATGGATAAGAAAATAGTTACTTTTTCAAAGAAAGTATCTATGGCTGAACAGATAAAATATGGTGAAGTATATACAGGAAAAACTTCTAAGAAAAGGAGTGCTACAGTACTTGAAGACTTCAACCAATATGCTACAGGAGTACTCAATACTTGTGAAAAAGTAAATGAAGGACTTGATGTACATGGTTTATCTGTCGCTATCATCCTAGGACTAGATTCGGCACACCTTAAGGCTATTCAAAGAGTAGGAAGAGTAATTAGACATGAAGCCGGAAAGAAAGCGGAAATATTTAATCTTATCATTGACAAGACTGTTGAAACAAAGTGGTTTAGTACTTCCCATCCCGAAGGGAGTTATAAAGTCATAGATGAACAAGGACTAGAAAAAGTGTTAAGAGGAGAAGATCCTGGAGAATATGTCAGACCAGCAACTAAATTCGTATTTAGGTTCTAATTTTTGGAAAATAGTTTCAGAAGTCTCTATCATGTTAGCCATAGGAGGCAAATGGTTTTGGAGAGTAGAACCTAGAGATGGTGCATTAGAATTTTCAGATAAATATTTTATAAGTGCAGCAGATGCAGAACAAGATTTAATAACTTTTCTAAAAAATAAGGTAGTATGAAAGGTTCGGAAATGGTGGAATTGCTTATTCTTGAGCAAATAGTATCAACATATCAAAGTGCACAATTTAAGGGTTTATATGACAAAATGTATGATATGGAAAAGTTATTAGCTAGATACAATGAGCTATCCATGCTCTTTATGAAACCCTATGTAAAGAATTCCGACTCGGGAGAGTAATACATCTTTTACAGTAAGAGATTAGAACTTCAAAAATCTTAATCTTGAACTGTTTTGAATAAATATAACTTAAACATTGATGAGGAGATAGCTATGCTAGAGAAGTATCAGCTAACTCCTAATGAACTTTTTGTAGTTAGATTGATACTGGTTACCAAAGAAGGTTATCCAGAAAATTATCTCTTTAAGTTTCTTCAAATTAATGATTGTAAGGAAGGTTTTAGACCAACTTTAGTATCTCTTCAGAACAAAGGAGTAATTCTAAAGAGTTATAAGATTCCTGATAAAGGACAATCTTTTGACCCAGCTGCTATACCTTTTAGTAAGAACTTTGAAACTGCTTTATATAGGTCAGCTTTTGATATGGGTCAAGAACTCTACGAAGCATATCCAATGTTTGCAGAGATACAAGGTGCTACAGTTTCTATAAGAGGAATATCTAAAAAGTTTAATACTCTTGAAGATGCTTTTCGTTATTATGGAAAACAAATTAGATGGAATCAAGATACGCACAAGCATATTCTTGAACTTCTAGATTGGGCACAAAACAATACTTCTTTCATTAACTTCTCTCTTGCTACATTTTTAGTAGATAGGAAATGGGAAGAGATAGAAGCTTTGAAGAATGGAGATATTACCAATGTAAACTATAACTCTATGCGCTCCATATGATTACCGAATCAGTATTGGAGTTGATTAAAAGAGGACGTGAAGGGCATAACCAAGGTATATCTATAGGTATGCCTAAGTTAGAAAGCATAATAGATGGACTTACTAGGTCTACCTATTATCTACTCTTTGGAGGCACTGGTAGTGGTAAACGTTAAAATTTCTTAAGGACTGGTTTTGATGATTCATATTTTCTATATTAGTTATAATAAAATTATAACAATATGGAAATTAATGAAAAAATTGAAACTGGAGTCAAAATGTACCTGAATGGTGATGGCACATTAACACAATTACAGAGTATACTTGGAATTAGTAAAGATTTAATAGTAGCTAGATTAAAGGAATTAGGATATACAATTAAAAGAGGCTATAAACTATCTACAGTAATAGGGTTAAAGGCTGCTACTGAAGAATATTTAGCTAATTATAATAATAATCCTAGTTTGACTCAAATAGCTGCTAAACATGGAATAAAAAGACAAACTCTTTCTTCACACGTTAAAGAATTAGGTTATGAAGTTATTAATCATCAAGATAGATTGAAATTTGATAACACTATATTTGATAGCATTGATACAGAAGAAAAGGCTTATTGGTTAGGATTTATATTTGCAGATGGATATGTAAGTGATAATAATGATTTTGAAGTATCTTTAAGTATTAAAGATTTTACTCACTTAAATTTATTGCATTTATTTATGAAGACTGAAAAGCCTGTCGGATTTAATGAGACTAGATGTAGACTATGTGTGAGAGATACTCACTTAGTAAATACTCTTAAGTCTTATGGTTGTATACCAAGAAAATCCTTAGTCTTAGAATTTCCAGAAGAAAAAATCTTTAAAGATATTAAACTTATAAGACATTTTATAAGAGGATTTGTTGATGGGGATGGATGCATTACTTACATCAATAAGGAACATACAAAGCCTCAACTCTCTATTTTAGGAACAGAGCAATTTCTAAATAAACTTCAGGAGTATTTACCTATTGATTTTATACATCAATTAGGATATAATAATAAATCTAAGAGTTTAGTAACTAGAGTTTTATCCTTTAATGGAAGTACTGCTTACAATGTTTGTAAGTTTCTATATCAAAATTCTAAAGTGTACCTAGATAGAAAATATGAGAAATTTTTAGAAATTTGCCGTTCAGAGGAGGAATCTTCTGAATTATTACTGGGCAAAAACGGTGAAGGCTGTGATGCTCCCGCCGTGGTAAATTCAGAAATTGCGAAAGGTTCTGAATCACCGTACAGCGTAGAGAGTGAATAAATATAATCTCTCCAAGAGTGCCTGGCACCCCAACTGAAATAAGTGGGTGAAAACGTACGCGGGACTTAAGCAAATAAGAAGCTTAAGAAACTAAGATAAAAAGCTTAGTGGTAACAAAATCGAAGACTACCTTTGCCTTATATTCCTTTATATATAGGCCTTTAGTCGAAAATTTAGACAATGACGACTTTCGAGTCATATACTATTCATTAGAGATGTCTGCTGATATGTTGTTCTTAAAACTATTATGCATGCATATATGGGATGAATATCATATTGAAGTATCTCCTAAAGAATTAATGTCTAGAAAGAAAAACTATATTCTTGATGAAGACCTATATAAAATAGTGCTAGAATGTCAACCTTGGCTAACTAAAGTAGAACAGAAAATTACTGTCTATGATAGAGCATTAAATGCACAAGTTCTCTATGCTAATTTACATAGTGAATTAGAAAAAGAAGGAGAATTTATCAATACTGATAAGCGTATCCTTTTTAAAGCAAAGAATCCAGATAAAATCATTCTTGTATGTATGGACCATATTGGTCTAGTTCGTCCAGGACAAGGATCTACTCTTAAAAATGAGATAGATTTATGTAGTAAGTATCTCTTAACCTTTAGAAACATATGTGGTATTAGTCCACTTGTTCTAATGCAAATCAATAGAGATTCTACTTCTACTGATAGACGAAAACTAGATATGATTGACCTCAAGTTGAGTGATATCAAAGATAGTGGTAATCCATCTCAGGATGCTGAAGTTATTCTAGGTATTCTTTCTCCACATAGAGAGCAACTAAATAAGTACAGAAAATATGATATTACTCAACTAGAGGACAAGTTTAGAAGTATTTCTATTCTTAAATCTAGGTATGGTGAATCTGAAATACAAATTGGAAGTGCATTTTATGGTAAGGCTGGATTATTTAAGGAATTACCAAAGGGTGAGCAGATAACTTGTTATGACCCTTATATGGACGTTAGTTATATGTTGTCAGATGAAATTACACAAAATGAAAGAATAGATGAAAACGTAGTCAATTTTAATTTTACGATGTAAATGGCTGAATTAATCGCTATTGTTGGTGAATCTGGAAGTGGTAAGACCACTTCAATTAGAAATTTAAATCCAGAAGAGACATTTATTATTTCTACTACAGGTAAAAGACCTGGTATTAAAGGTGCTAAGAAAAAGTATCCAGATTTTAAGGTAGATAAAGAAACTAAGCAAATGAGTGGCAACTTTTATACTTCTTCAAACATCGACTCTATAAAGCAGATGATGAAGATAGTTAATTTAAGAATGCCTAATGTTAAAGTTCTTATTATAGATGATTTTCAGTATTTGCAAGCGTTTGAGGCAATGGCTCGTGTAGACGAGAAAGGCTATGGTAAGTTTACTGACATGGCTAAACATGCTTATGAAGCGCTTAAGACTGGTATGGATATGAGAGATGACTTGTTCATTGTAGTATCCACTCATAGTGAAAATACTGGAGATAATCTAAATCCTTACTATAAGATTAAGACACAGGGCAAGATGTTGGATTCTGTGATTACTCTTGAGGGTCTTTTTACTTATGTATTCTTTACTAGAGTAGTTAATGATGATTCTGCTGGAGTTCAGTATAAATTTCTAACTAACTCAGATGGAACCTGCACAGCTAAATCCCCGATGGGACTATTTGAAGATCTACTTATTGACAATGATTTAGATTATGTTATTAAGAAAATCACTGAATATAACGAAGGAGAATGATTCAGACATTCAAGGTGCTCTTTACATATGAGCAAGACGATGAGACCGGTGAAGTGAAGGTAGTAAATAGAGAGGTTGTCAATGACGACCTTCCTAAGGCTAAGAAGACAAGTAGTAAAACTACTAAGAAAACAGATGAAGACCCAGAACCAAAGGTTACTCTTGAAGATAATAAATATAGTCTGAATGCTGCTGCACTTACTTTGTTAGGTGTAGAAGCTGATGATCGTATTGATATTAAATTCGAAAAGAGAGAAAAGGGCAGAGTTCCTGTAATAGGGAATAATGTTTACTTTGGAACCCAGGGAGGTAATAGATTAACTAAATCTGGAACTGTAAGTTATAGAGGTAAAAATCATGACTTGCTAGAAGAATATGGCACAGTATTCACTCTCAAGGCAACTGATAAAGAAGGTATCTTTGAGATGATTGGTGACAAACCTATTCCAGAAGAAAAGAAAGATGAAAATGTTAAGATTGAAGATGAAGAGGTAGAGGAAATCGGAAGACCAGAAGATTTAATCGGACTGGTTGATGGTGATGCTACTGAAGCAAATGCAGAAGATCTTGATTTCAATTTCTAATTCAAATTTGGTTAAATTATGGCAAATGGATTTGTTTTTGGTCCGATAGACAAAGTACAAGCAACAGCTGGTGGTAATCGTCGTTTACGTCCTTGGGATACATATGAAGTTAAGTTTGTAGATGTAAAGTATGATACTATTAAAGGTAAGAAAGATGAGACTAAGACCTATGAAATGCTGATAGTAAGGTTTGAAAGTGAAGATGGTTACTATGAAGAGCGTATCTTCAATCCTGGAGAAAAGGGAAATGAAAGATTTGAGAACACGAATAAGGAAGGTCATAAGTACTATTCCGCATCTCCAATGGAGAGACTTCGTATTTTCATTGCTCAGATGTTGACCGTCCTCAATCCTGATGGAATGAAAAAGATGGTAAAGTTAGCTCCGAAAATCGGCAGCTTTAAGCAATTATGTGAAGTATTTGCTAAGCTGATGGAGCCAGCTAAGGGTAAAACCACACATCTAAAGTTGGTGGGTCGTACCAATTCTCAGACCAATCGGGTAGAACCTTGTCTTCCAAAATTTGCTGGTGTCAGCAAGAATGGAGACTTGTTTACTGCAGATAACTTTATAGGAGATAAACTTTTCTTCTCTCCGTATGAGGAAGAGCAGAAGCAGAAGTATTTAGCTGCTAAGCCTACCAATATGGATGCTGTAGAACCTCCGGTGGAAGCAAGTGTTGACGAACTACCTGCAACAGAAGCTCCCAAAGAGGAAATAGACGACTTTGAAGGTCTACTAAACAATTGATTACGTTTCCTGCAGAGGGCCTAGTGCCCTCTGCTTTTATATTAAAGAAAAAAGTCTTATATTTGGGTGTCAATAAGAATTTATGAGTATGGATTTTAGTTTTTATCTTGAACCTAAAATTACTAAAGACTTTCTTCTTTCTTATAATAAAGAAGAAGTTTACATGTCCTTCTACTTAGGTATTCCTATTAAAAAGGGATTATTTTGTTCTCCGTTAAGAAAGGATAATACTCCAACTTGTTCTTTCTATAGGAATAAACAAGGTGATTTAATCTTTAAGGATTTTAATGGTTCTTTTTATGGTAACTTTATTTCAGTAGTAATGTACAAGTACAGCATTGGTTATAATGAGGCTTTAAGAACTATAGCCAATGATTTTAGCCTTATACATACTCCTGGATATGTAAAGCATAAGGGAATTGTTCGTGATAATATTCCGACTTTTGAAACTCCAGAAACTGCACTCATTCAAGTAGAAATACAAGAATTTCTTGATTCTGAACTTGAGTGGTGGGCAAGTTATGGAATTACTTCTAAGTTGTTGAAGAAGTATCATGTATACTCTTGTAAGAATATCTTTTTAAATGGGAATTACTTTATGGCCTCAACCAAATCATGTCCTGCGTATGGTTATTATGGAGGCAAAGAAGACAATGTAGAACTTTGGAGAATATACTTTCCAAAGAAAAAACAGTATAGATTCCTCACTAATTGGAAAGCTAAACAAGTACAAGGTTATCAGCAATTACCTAAAGAAGGAAAGTTATTAGTAATTACAAAATCAATGAAAGATGTAATGTGTCTTGCAGGACTAGGCATTAAAGCTATTGCCCCAAATAGTGAAAATTTATTTATACCAGATAAAATGTTAGAAGAATTAAAACAGCGTTTTTCATATATAGCCGTACTATATGATAACGATCTTCCAGGCATTAGTAATATGAATAAGATTAAAAAACAACACCCTGAACTTAAATATCTATGGATTCCTCGTAAGTATGGGGCTAAAGATATTTCTGATTTTAGAAAGAAGTACGGTGAGAAAGTTACTAAACAATTTATTAAAGAAACTATTATTAAGGTATGGAAGAGCTCTTTGAAACTGTAGAGTTAATGAATAGTTCTAGCTATAAAGACAGATTTATAGCTGAATACTGGCAGAATAAGATAAGGTATGATAAATTGCAGAATATGGTAAATAATTGGGACAGCTTAAAGTTTAAGCCTACGTGTCCGTTATCTATTTATCTATTGCAGTTAGAATATATGGAAAAGTATATTGCTATACTTGAAATGAGAGCAGTTGCAGAAGGCATTGTATTATGAAAAAGTAGGAAATGAATACTTCCTGTAGAGCTACATTTAAAAATGGCACTACTAAAGACTTCGCTTCCATTGAAGAAGCGGCACAGGAAACAGGACTCACTGTTGCGTCAATCAAAATCAGATGTAACAAACCTGGATGTGGAGGAAAAGACAAAACCACATTCGAATGGTTAGATGAACACACTAAACGTTCCTATCAAGCAAAGAAATCTAGAAGTAAAGGAGCTTCTTGGGAACGTGAAGTTATAAATAGGTTAAAAGAAATAGGATTTACTGGTTGTGTAACCTCCAGAGGAGAATCTAAAAAGGTTGATAATAACAAAATTGACATAATAGATACTGAAGGAAAGTTACCAATTAATATACAATGTAAACAGTATCAAAATACTCCTTCTTATTTTACTATAAGAGATGCTTGTACTGATAAGTCAAAACCTTTTGTAGTCATGTGGAAGAAATCACCTGAAGGTGGTGAAAATAGTAAAGGAGCTATTGCTATGGTAGATGCAGATTATTTCTATTATCTTTTATCCCTAACAAATAAATGAGTAACTATGTTTATGCTGTAGCTTATGACGATAACGTCATGAGAAGTATCTCTGCAAGTTCTATAAGAAATGCAGAAGACAAAATTATAGATAGGTTTAGAGACGATTACGAGATTGAAAAAGAATTTAATAATTATCGTGAATTTAAGGATTACATGTGGGATAACTATGAAGTATTAGTTTCTAACCCACAAGATATTGAAGCCCTATGAGAATTGGATTAGATTTAGATGGAACTATAGATGATTTCATGAATCCTTATTTAAAAAGGTTTGGATATCCTAAAAAGAGTGATTCTGAAATAACACATAATGTACAACGTATACTTTCTAAAGATAAGAATTTCTGGTTATCTCTTCCAGTACTTAGGACTATAGATTTTATTCCAGAACTATATTGTACCAAACGAGTGAATCCAAAACAATGGACTCGTAAATGGTTAATATCTAATGGTTTTCCAAATCGTCCTATATATCAAATGTATTATCAACATGGCAATAAAGCAACTATGATTAAAGGACGGGTGGATGTATTCGTGGATGATTCTATATCTAACTTTATAAAGTTAAATTTATCTGGAGTTCCATGTCTACTGATAGACCAGCCTGATAATCAAGAATGGGGGCCTATAGGTAGAATCTTTACCCTTAATAAAGAAGAAATAATAGATGCATACAATTTACTTATAGATACTGGAATGTTCGATAACTTTAAGAACCTGTTATGATAGACGTATATAGTGCAGTCAAATTAAAGCCCCTAACTGATTCCATCATTATAAAGGATATTTCTGATGCAGAATATTTCTCCAAATCTTATAGCGATTATATCAGTAATTCTAGATTAAAACTTATCAATCCAGATGAAAAAGGCACTCCAAAGAAATTCTTTGAAGGATTAAATAATAATAAGATATATTCTGATGCTCTTATATTCGGTAGCGCTGTACATGAACTTACATTACAGCCTACCGAATTTGTTTTATCTGATATAGATAGACCTACAGCAAAAGCTGGATTCATGGCTGACTATATATATGACAACTACATAGGACCCTGCGGAGATAATGTGGGAGAAGTAATAGCAGCTCTTGAGGATTCTGTATTTATAGAGGCTTCTGATGAAGTTGACTATTATAAAGGAAAAATGAATGAAGATAAGATTAGTGCACTAAGAGAAAAATGTGAACTATATTGGGTTAATAGAGCACTTTTTGAAGAAGACTATACGGGCCCAACTCCAATATATCTCCCATCTAAAATGAGAGAGCAGTTAAATTCTGTTCTCGAATCCTTTAATAAAAACAAGAGATTTAAAGAATTATTACATCCTACTGGTCTATTAGAAGATCCTATATCTATGAATGAGACCACTATCTTAATGGACATGGAATATACAGTAACACTACCTGAAGGTCAACAGGAAGGAATACTACATCTAAAGTCCAAGTTAGATAATTTTACTATAGACAATGAAAATAACACTATTACTGTAAATGATGTTAAGACTACTGGAAAGTATATTACTGAGTTTGCTAGTAGTGCTTTTAATTTCTTTCATTATTATAGAGAGTTAGGAATGTATACTTGGTTGCTTAGACATGCAGCTGCTAAATATTATAACATATTTAACCCTATTATTAAGAGTAATTGCTTAGTAATAGAAACTTTCCCAGGATATTTTACTAAGACTTATGAACTTACTAAAATGGACTTGGCAAGAGGTATGCAAGAATTTGGTTGGTTGTTACGTCAAGTAGCTTATTTCAAGGCTAAATATGACTTACAAGGAGCTTGAAGCAATTTATAATAAATATTTTAGCTTAGGAAACTTAAATATTAATATAAACAATAAGTTTGCACTTATATCTTTGATATGTTATATAACTACTTCGATGCAAAAAAAGAAACCTGATGTTACTTATTATCAAGTAGTATATAAGATATGCGATACACTCGGATTTGAGGAAGACTTTATAAAAGGATTAGCAATAATGTGTGAAAATTTTGGATATGGTTGTAAAGACTTTCCTACATTCAATATTGCTCCAAAAGATATGGTTCAAACTTGTCGTGACATATTAAAAACTTATATGCCATTTTGACCGAAAACGAATTGTTAAAAATTGTAAAATTTTGGCAATTCATTTGAGATTAGAACTAGAAGTTAGTAGATTTGTTTCACCAACCTTCGGGAAGGAGAAAGTTCAAAGATGAACTTAATTTTAGATTAATTAACATTCATTTAGTTGTCCGTTAGGATGAGCAAATGTATATTTGTTTAGATGAAGATGATTAATACGAATTAATGTTAAAACTAATTGAATTATGGAAACAAAAGTAATTAATTTCAAGAAACTAGAAGTTACAGGTGCTACAAAAGAAGAGGCTATAGCAAAGGCTCCATTCCAGATTATAGGTGATGCTACTCAGGCTTTCAAGAATTGGAAGAAGAAACAGACTGATGGTATTACAGATGCAATGATTAAGGCTTTCTGTCTTGAGTATATCGAGAAGAAGTCTAAGAGTGCCGCTGGTATTGGATATTCGATTACCGTCGAAGCTGCTGTTGCTGACACTCGCGAGCGTCCTTACAAGATCAATGATGTCAAGAATGAGAAGGGTAAGAGAAAGTACGTTACTACATATGAGCTTGTTGATGATGTGACAGGTGAGGTAGTAGGTATGACTCAAGAGACAAAGGCTGTTGCTAAAGAGCAGGCAAAGGAACTTTACAAGAAAGGCTTTAAGCATAATATTACTTGTAAGTACACCAAGCAAGTTCTAGATGGCGAACCCATTGCATTCACTGCCGAGTATACTCCCTCAAAGAGTTCTAAGGTAGGTACATATATGGTCTTTGGCGTCGAGGCCTAATAACTTCTAACATATAAGTTTTGTTGGGAGTCTGCTTTAACGAGCGGGCTCCCATTTTTTTTTTCTATTCCAACAGTGGAAACTGTCTCAATGAAAGTAAGCAATTTTATTCATGTTAATGGTCTAGAGATACTAGACCAAATATTTGACGAAGAACATAACGATTTTGAACTGGAAGAGGTAATTGAAGATGTATATAAGATGATGACTTATAAAGCTAGTAATATGCAAATTATGACCGTCAAAAAAGGTTTCTATAAATCTAGAGAAAAGACTGATGGTTATATGAATTTTGGAGATAATTTTTATGGACTGCAAGAAGTCAAAAGAAAAGTAACCAATACTAAGAACCAATATAAAAAGCAATTATTACAATCTCTTAGGTATTTATGGTTATATAGGAATGACCCTTCTATAAAGGTATTTATACTAAATTCTGAGAAATTTTATGTATATGTACTTAGAGAGGATATAGAGGATTTAATAAATGCTCTTGCTCCTTTATTTGCTAAGTCTACTAAGTCAGCTTGTAGAACTTGGGATGATATAGATTTAAGAGTTACAATTCAGAAATGGAATGTCCCTTTTCATTCTGTATTATTAAGGGATTTATCTTTAGATACTACACTAAAAGAAATTTGTAAACAAATAGCATGATTACTAGAGATGAAGTACTGATTAGAGCAAGTATGGATTGCTTAAAAGATCTTTATAAGTTAGCACAACCATCCGTAGATTGGGATGACTTTATGCAAGAGAATAAAGAATATGCTATAAAGTATAAAGAGTGGGATGATTGGAAAATTAAGAAAGTACCTCATCCAGAATGGGAAGGCAAGTCTATGATAGAAATTCTTGGACCTCGTCCTTATGAGTTTCATTACCTTCCCAAAGATATAATGAAAGAAATAACAGACTCTTATGTTAGAGCTTATAGAATAGATACACAACAAGAACTTCTTAATACAATAGAAATCTTGAAAAGTTATTGTAAAGATACTATCATAGATAAATATATAGATGAACATATTGATGAAAGTGGAAATTGGCATCCTGGATATAGAGGTTATGAACATCCTGATAATTTAGAAAAAGAACTATATCAAGTGCTTAAAGAATATTTTGATGATTCTGAAACCGATACAAATGTTGTTGCTAAAGAATTACAAGATAAATTCTTTGGATTTCTTGATATGGCAGGGAAGTTTTATAGTTGGAATAGAGACTTGAATGCCTTTAATACTACTGTTTACTTAGGTCCAAGTCCAAGTTCTAACAAACAAGCTGTTATAGATAATTGGAAGAAATATAGAAATAAAGATATTACTATAGATGACTCTATTTATGAAAATGAAGAGGAATAATGGAAGTAACTATTGAACAACTATTACAGGGAAAAGGAACCCTTATTAAGAACAAGGAGTATTGGCCTACTGAGGCTTATGTATCTCCCTTTATAAAGAGATTACAACCTATAATAAAGAAATTTGAAATAAAGGTGGAAACTCCATCTCAAATTACTCTTACTCAGGATGGTCAAATAAATACTAAAGATATAACCTATAATAGAGTTTGGATTCAAGGTGTACTTCCAGATGAATATCAAATTGATAACCATGATGATGTAATTGGTATGGTTTATGGTCTTGATGTTCGTAAACCTGTCGTTAAGTTTTATAGAGGAGGACTTAACAGGGCTTGTACCAACTTATGTGTATTTAATCCAGATTCGTTAGTAGTTAGAGAACTTAAAAATGAAGAAGCAATAGACTTTAGACCTGTAGATGCCCTTATTAAGCAAGCTAATGAACTAAAGGTATTTTTACAGAAATTACATAGTACAACATTCTCTAGAGATCCTCAGAACCTTAACGAGCACCTGGGTCTATGGATGAGAAGGTCTTGGTCTATGGAATATAATAATGGAGTATCTAAAGCGTCTCTTGCATCTAGTGTAGTAGAAGGAGCATTTAAACTTTTGTTTGAGAAAGAAGACTCTGATTACTTTGTTTCTCCAAATGAAAATACTAATATGTTTAATGTTTATAATGCTTTTACTCAACTTATATCTAATGACAGAGACAAGGATATAATGAATAAAGTAGAGAAGACTTTATTACTTAAAAGCATTCTGGATGTATGATTAACTTTCTTATTCTTTACTTTTGCAATTTAGTCTTAGATTATCCCTTACAAGGTACTTTCTTAGCTGAGTATAAATGTAAAAACAATTATATTTTGTTTGTACATTGTGCCATATGGGCATTAGGACTATCCATAGTTCTTATTCCACTTGGATTATTTGCTTGGTGGAAAGTGGTAATGTTATTAGTAGGTCATTATGTTATTGACTATTGGAAATGTAGAGGACTTTATAAAAAATGGAATATAAAAGATTGGACATCATTGTATATTGATCAAGCATTACACGTAGGACAACTCCTATTGTGTTTATTTTGATCTTGAGAATTACATAATTATTTATTATATTTAATATCTTGTGTTAAATATGGAAATAATGAAAGTAATTAAACGTGATGGAAAATTGGAGGAATTTGATGCCTCTAAAATAAAGGCAGCTATTAGGGCTGCCTTTAAAAGTGCAGATGAAGAATTTGACGAAGAATTAATAGATGATATATTCAATGATCTTCCTTTATGGGATGAAATGACTATTGATTCTATAGAAGATCAAATAATTGAAGTTCTGAATGACTTTAACTATGAAAATGTAGCTAGAGAGTATCTATTCTATAAATGGGAACACCAGAAAGCTCGTAATTTAGCAGAGAGCAAGAGGTCCTTTATAGAAAGATATAAAGAAGCTACTAATACTGCAAATGCTACTATAGATGACAATAGTAATGTCGGGAATAAGAATATAGGTATACTTAATGCAGAAGGCCACAAGACTGAGAATATTTTAGTTAGTAGGGCAATGATAAAGAGTAAACTTAAAAGCTTGTTTCTTGACTTTGATGCTAAACAGTATGTAAGAGACTTGAAAAGTCATATAATTTATAAGCATGACGAGTCTAGTTTTATGGGTGCTATTGCTCCTTACTGCTGTTCTATATCTATGTATCCTTTCCTCATAGGAGGAATAAAGGGTATAGGTGGTCTTTCTGCAGCTCCTAAGAATCTTGATAGTTATTGTGGAATGTATGTTAATCTTATATTTGCAATAGCTGGGCAGTTTGCTGGAGCAGTTGCTACTCCTGAATTTTTATTGTATTTTGACTATTTTGCACGTAAACAATGGGGAGATTTATATTATCAAAAACCTAATGTTCAGACTACCAGTGATTATGTACTACGTAAAATGACAATACAAAAGGAAATACATCAATATTTTCAACAAGTTATTTATAGTATTAATCAACCAGCAGCTGCAAGAGGTATGCAATCTGCATTTGTGAACTTTGCATATTTTGATAAACCATTTTTTGAAGCAATGTTTGGAAATTTTGTATTTCCAGATATGTCTACTCCTAAGTGGGAATCTCTAAATTGGTTACAAAAAGAGTTTATGCGATGGTTTAATTCAGAAAGATGTAAATGTATTCTAACTTTCCCTGTAGAATCTTTTGCTCTTATTTATAAAGATGGTAAGTTCTTAGATGAGGAAAATGCAAAGTTTGTTGCAGAAGAATACTCTAATGGTCATAGCTTTTTTACATATATTTCTGATACTGCTGATAGTTTGTCTTCTTGTTGCCGCCTCAAAAACAAAGTGGATACAAAAGAATTTAACTTTACCAATGGAAACATGGGTGTGGAGACGGGCTCAAAGAGTGTTATAACTCTTAATTTAAATAGGATTATACAAGATTGGTGTAAGTTTATAGGAGGAGTTCCGAAAGTGGGAAATCAATATGACAGTTTACGTCTTTATTTAAGAAATATTCTTCAAAGAGTATATAAATATCATATAGCATATAATGAATGCTTATGGGATATGTATGATGCTGGATTACTTCCAGTTTATTCCAATGGATTTATATCTCTTAACAAGCAATATCTAACTATCGGACTTAATGGACTTAACCAGGCAGCAGAATTCTTAGGCATTGAGTGTAATGTAAATCAAGAATATCAAGACTTCTGCCAAGCTGTATTCTCTATCATAAAGGAAGCTAATTCTGAAGCTAATGGAAAATACTTTGGACACAAAGTTACATTTAATACTGAATGTGTCCCTAGACTCAGTGGGGACGTTAAACCTCTATTGATTGACTTGGAAGCCCCTAGAGGGCAACAGGGCGCAAGCAGAAGCGTTTGTAAGTTTCGTGCAGCGTGAACGACTAAGTATAGAGGCTCCTTAAGTTACTGCAGTGATGCAGTTCTTTTGGGAGATGCGATAGTCTGAACTCTATGGTAACATAGAGAGGAAATTTGAAGAAATTTCCCATCCAAACTTGTTTTCTCATAAAACACTTATTAAGTTTGTTCTATGTAATAAATGAAAATGTTATTTAAAATTTTTATGAAAATGGAACAAGAAGTACGTAAGTGTTGTATTTGTGGAGCGTCAGTAGGAAATGGAACTGACAAAGTTTACAAATTTTCAGATGGAAATATGTATTGCAAGAAGCACTATCTTCAGATGTATAGACATGGACATATAATAGAAAGAACTATATATGATCCAAATGAATATATAGAATATGAAGATTATGCAGAATGTATATGTTATGATAAATCTGGAAATGAGAAAGGAAGAGTAAAAATAGATCTAGATAAAGTTTCTTTAATAAAAAAGCATAAAGTGTACATAAGAAAACAAAATGACAAAATTTATGCAGCGATTTCCATTGATAATAAAAAGGTAATGCTCCATAGATATTTAATGGAAATAATTAATGAAGAATATTCTATTAATAAAGTTGTTGATCATATAAATGGAGATTCTTTAGATAATAGGATTTCTAATTTAAGAATTTGTACACATAAACAAAATATGCAAAATATAAGAAAGAAAAATAAAATAGTAGGAGTATCTAAAAGTCCTAATAAAAATAATAGATGGATTGCAAGAATAATGCATAATTATAAAACTATTAATTTAGGATATTTTGATACTTATGCAGAGGCCACTTTAGCTCGTATACAAAAAGAAAAGGAAATCTGTGGAGAGTATGGGCCTAACAAGGATTTATTTTACGTTTTGGATCTCCCTTCTCCATTGGAAGAATTACAAAAATTTGTTCCAGAAGGGGTGTAACAGAATGGCTGAAAGTTTAGCTGCTAAGAATTATAATTGGGATAAAGAAGATGGATATTGGGTACCTGAAGATACTAATCTATACGCATCTTATATATTTAAGCCTAATGATAAGTCTGTAAGTATTCTAGATAAAATTACATTACATGGTTCTAATTATATAGGAGATTATTTAGACGGAGGAAGTGCTGCACATATTAATCTAGCAGACCATCCTTCTTTCTTCCAAGCCTGGAAAATTCTAAATTTTGCAGCAGAACAAGGATGTCAGTATTTTACTTTTAATGTTCCTAATTCTGAGTGTCAAGATTGTGGATGGATAGGTAAAAAACCAGTAAAAGTATGTCCTAGATGTGGTTCTACGCATATAGATTACTATGATAGAATTATTGGTTATTTAACTAAAATACGTAATTGGGCAGATTGCCGTAAAATTGAACAAAAAACTAGAGTTTATGAAAAATTCGAAGATAGAGCCTGAAGGAAAAACTCCTCCAGGCTTTTTTATTGGATGTCCAGAACAAGAGTTCTATTTAGAGATGAATAAAAGTAAAGCTAATAAAATAGAAGAATATGTTAACAGCTAAAGAAGCTAAGGATATATCTGAAAATCCTATTTCTTGGTTAGAATCTCATATATTAAAAGAAGCTAGAAAAGGAAGAACTTCATTAGTTCTAGATTTTTCAATACCTCCGGAATATGAGAGTCTGCTAGGGAAACTAGGTTATACTGTTACACAAATTCAAGAAGATATATTTGGAGAAACTCCCTATGGATACACAGATGAAGTGATTAGTTGTAAATTTAAAACAATTATACAATGGACGGATCCGAAGTAAAGAGAAGAAGAAAGGAACTTGAACAATACTTTGAATCTCTTTATGATAAAGACAAAATCTTTATAATAGAGAAAGCTAAAGAGTATTCCAACGGAAATAAAGAAATTGCTCAAGCATATCTAGATGGATATAAAGAGTCCATTAGAAATCCTCATACTCGTATAATACGTTTAATAGTAATGTATACTCTTGACTATATTCCTTACTATAGAAAGATTCCTACTATTAAACATATAACTACTTGTATAAGAGATATATTTAGAAACAAACTGTACCCTAAGGAATCATTTAACGAAACAAATGAAGATTCTGATAATTCCTGATGTACATGGCCGGAGATTCTGGAGAGAACCATGTGAAGACATGTCCCAATGGGATAAAGTAATATTCTTAGGAGATTATGTTGATCCTTATGAAGGAGAAGCTACTAAAAAAGATACTGTAGAAGAGCTTAAATCTATTATAGCTCTTAAAGAGATATATAAGGATAAAGTAATATTACTCTGGGGAAATCATGACTTATTTTATTGGTGTAAACCGTACAGGGAAATGCTTGAGTACTGGTCCAGGCATGACTATAACAGACACGACGAGATACAAACCATTTTTAACCAAGCAAACAGCCTCTTTCAGTTTGCCTATTCGGAAGGTGACATATTATTTACTCATGCAGGAGTAAACAATTCTTTTGCACGTTTCTTGGTAGATGATTGTGGATATGACTGTATAAATGCAAAGCATATTAATGATTACTTTGGTAAGGAAGAAAATCAAAAAGAACTTGCTAAAGTATCTATGTATAGGTGGGGACCAGATAGATATGGAAGTATAGTATGGAGTGATATTCGTGAAATTTATGGGCAAACCCCTTGTCTAGATTTAGAAGGTATATTCCAAATATTTGGGCATACATATGCAAAAACTTATATTATGACTAAATATTTCGCTATGCTTGACATGGGAAGAGAGTGGTTTCAACTGTTAGATGGAGTATTATTAGATAAGGATAATAATTTACTAAAAATTACAAAACTATGATTACTGGTATTGAAAATCTTCCACGTACAAAACAGAAGGCTGTTTTAGAATTTATTTCTTCAGAATTTGATCTTGATGAGGCTATAAAAATAGATGAAGAAGATGATGATATTATCTTAATTAATGATAACAGATATTTTGTTATTCATCCTTATGAAGAAAATGAGTTAATAGATGATGTTAACGATAATAGATTTGAAGCTGCTTTTGAAAATCTATCTGAAGAACAAAGAAGTTATGTAGACAAAGATAAATGGATAGAGGACAAAGGTTTACAAGATTTTATAGACTACCTTAAATATGAACTAGATGAAATGCCATCTAAAGATTACTTAGTATTTGGTGGTTATCATTTCTATGAACTTTAATGAAGTTTACTGAATATGAAGTCGTTTTAAGGGAAATTCCTGACGAAATAACTTTAGCTATTAACATAAGTAATTGTCCTTTCCATTGTGAGGGTTGTCATAGCCCTCACTTATGGGAGGATGTAGGAATGAAACTAACTGCCCCTCTTTTATATCAAATGATTAAGAGGAATAATGGTATTACTTGTGTATCATTTATGGGAGGCCCATTTAAAGAAGTTAGTGTATGGTCGGACTGGATTCACAAAGTGTTTCCTGATTTAAAAACTGCATGGTATACTGGAGATTCTACTCTTCCCATATTTGAAAATTCATTAGATTATATAAAAGTAGGAAAATATATAAAAGACTTAGGTCCACTTAATAGTCCTACTACTAATCAAAGACTATATAAGATAGTTAAACTAGAAAGTGGATTTAAAGGAGTTATGAATATTACTCCACGTTTATGGAAAAATTAGAAATGCGATTAATTAAGCCTCTATATGTAAGTTCAAGATATGGATGGCATGAATTCATTCCATTTACAAATAGATGGGATGGACTTGGCGAAGAAAAACTTCGTCCTGACCAGCAAGAATTTATGATTCCAGAATCTTATTATAGGATAATAGGAGAAGATTTCACTGCTCCTGAATCTTTAGACTTAGACGGAGGCCCATTTATATCTATAGGAAGTATAATAGAAGATATATTTTATTCAAAAGATAATAGATACAGAATAGATAAATTTGATTGCCGTGGTAAATATCCAATACTTATATGCAGCAAATTGCAGTAATTGACTATACATTAGGATGTATAGATATATATACTATTCCAAGGGAAGAAGATCCTCAAGAATGGTTAGACAAGAATAATAAATGGAATCCTAGTAGTTGTGAATGGATAGGACACGATGGTATTTTACCTATTACTATTCATGCTTGATTTTACTAAATTAACTGAAGAACTTAAGAAACCTAAAAGAGAATTTGAGCTTGGAGAAGAACAACTCCAGGCTCTTTCCCTTATTAAGGACTTTATAAAGAATAGTAAAGATATTGCTTTTTCCTTATGTGGTTCTGCAGGAACTGGAAAAACAACGTTGGAAAAAGAAATAATAGATTTTCTAAATGATGAATGGATTGATTATTCATTATGCGCTCCAACACATAAAGCTGCATTAGTTATGCGTCAAACTACAAAAGAAGATGCTATTACTTTGCATAAGTTATTAGCATTATCTCCTAATGTTGAAATACTTGATTTAGACTTTAGAGAGTTACAATTTAAAACTTCTAGAGTAGTTAATGCTATAATTCCAAAAAGTGTAGTTATATGTGATGAAGCTTCAATGATTAATGATGATTTATTCGATCTTCTTATTCAAAAATGTTCAGATAAGAAAGCTAAGATTATATTTTTAAGTGATAGTAAGCAACTTAACCCTGTTAAAAGTAGAAAGTGTTCAAAAGTATATGATTTACCTAACCAGTTTGAGTTGACTCATATATATAGGCAAGCCCAGGAAAGTGCCCTTACACCGCTTCTAGCAAGGCTCAGAGAGCATAAACTAGGTCACCTGGACAGTAAGCAAGGTGAGGCAGGAAACCTCATTGTAACCTCTAATATGAAGGAATTTTTAGAGGCAGCTAAAGTGCAATTTTTGGAAGCAATTGATACACGAAATATATTGCAAACTAAAATTGCTGCCTATACTAATACGAGAGTATCTCTCTTTAATCAAGCTATTCGTAACTTTTTATGGAATGATGAAGAGCCCTATCATAAGGGTGAATTTTTAACTTCTTACGAAAATGCTGATTTTGAAGGTACAATGTTCTATAACTCAATGGATTACGTAGTTGCAAATGAACCTGAAGAAGTTACTACTGAACTTCCTCACTTCTATGCAAAGGTAAAAGGTTATCTTTTAGATTTATGGGATGCCTATGATAAATACACAAAAGAGTGTTTTATTCTATCTAAAGATAATCCAGAAATTGTTTTTGAACAATTAGCATCTATCCTTGAAGCGATAAGATTCAAAGCAATTGAATCCAAACAAACTAGTTCCTTTAAAGCCTCTTTATATTGGAAACAATATTATGAATTACTTCATAGTTTTGTGACTCCTATACCATTGGTTTATGAAGGGAGAGTTGTTAGAAAGAAGTCTTTTGATTACGGTTATGCTTCTACTTCACATAAGTTACAAGGTTCCACTTATAATACGATATTCGTAGATTTAAGGAATATTAATACTTGTACTGATGAAGCTGTTAAAAAACAATTACAATATGTAGCTTTATCTAGGACTAGAACTGATGCTTATGTATTACAATGATAGCTACTATTAATGTAAGTGAAGACATATTAAAAAGATTTAAAGGTTTTGAAATTCACTCATACTATGATAACTTTAGTATACCTATAGCTTATATAGAAGAAGCTGGACAGATAAAATTCATAATTTACAATGCCGATTATGATAGAATTAGTGCTTGTATCAAAAAACTTAGAGGATGAACAGAAAGTCTTGTCTAGAGAATCTCCTAGCGGGTATTATTTTTCTTTTCTTGATCTTGGCTCTAAGTTATGCAGGACTGATGCTTTTGCATTAAAAAGTGAGTGGGGAGCAAGAGAAGACCCGTTTGCCTTAGTAAAAGATAAAGATAAAGTACTTAGATGTTTTTATAGCGAAAAAGGTAATAATGTAATAGATGAGGCTTTAGAATTTATAAAATGTTTACAGGAAAGTTATGATTGAAGTTCTTGTTAAAAAAGATGACTCTATTGAGTATCCAAAGTATGAAACTCCTCAAAGTGCTGGAGCTGATCTTAGAAGTAAAATAGATACAATCGTACCTGCTAATGGCAGAGTATTAATTCCAACTGGACTATTTATTACTTTGCCAAATGGTTATGAAGCACAAGTAAGACCTCGTAGTGGCTTAGCTCTTAAAAAAGGAATTACAGTACTTAATACTCCAGGTACTATAGATGCTGATTATAGAGGAGAAGTAGGAGTTATTCTATTTAATACTACAAATAAAGATTTCCCTGTAGCAAAAGGAGATAGAATTGCTCAATTAGTCCTTAATAAGGTAGAACAGATTAAATGGATTGAAGTGAACGAACTGGATAAAACAGAACGTGGAGATGGTGGTTTTGGTTCAACTAAAATTAAGTAATTATGAAAAAGTTTCAAGAATTAATTTCGGATAATACAAGTGCCTCACTAAAGCGTCGTGCTGCTCAAATTTCAACAAGTGCTGAAATTGCACAACAAAACTTAGTCAATGCTTTAAAGCAAGAAAAAACTAATGTAGAATTAAAGATTGCTAGTCTTACTGATTTAGCTCCAGATTCAACTGAGTCATTACGTCCAGGTTCAAAGGACTGGGATGCAGTAACTTGGGTAAAGAATCTACAAAATGCCAAACAAGAACTTTATCAAATTGAGATTCAACTTAAGCTTGCCCAAGAAACATTTGACGAATATTTTACTGATAAAGAATGGATGGTATATCTTGTCAAGAAGAACTCATAACTGAACGTTATGATTATCTTAAAAAGAATATGACTCCAGACTCCCATCTTTCTATATTCAGTATAGCAAACTGGAAAGACCCATGGGGGTTTGGAAGAGATAATGTAGTAAAAGCTGATGACTTATACGCTGAAGTATTACTTTCACTTGGATACGTATCTAATCTTAATGAATGTAATACTTTAAGTGAAGACGAAGATAGTGGTCTTATATTTATTACATTAAAATCAAAAGATCAATTTGGAATAGTATATATAGTTGATAGTTATTCAGATCTTCCAGAGTATATTGAGGATTTGTTTAATCACGTTGCTGTTCAAGTTCCTAATAAAGTTCCAGTTCAACTTAAACAAGTATCTAAACCTAATAAACCAGATAATCTTGTTATTAACAGAATGAAATTATTCAATAATGACTTACCAACTCTTTAGTAAGGGTATTAAAAAATACCAAGATTTCAATGAAATCTTGGATAAATTGGATGACTTAGGTCTTCATTTAGTTGAATCTAATCTGATAGAAGATGCATATTCAATATTTGATATTTGGATAGAAAGTATTCTTAATGAAGAAGGTCAAGATTTAATCTATTGGTGGTTATTTGAAGATGTAGAAAAGATTATATATGAAGATGGAAAGTCTGATATTAATGTTGAAAAACTAGAAGACTTATATACATATATGCACTCTTTAAATATGTTTAAGTTATAACAATGGGAGAAAATTGAATATGCTAGACATTGATAACATACATGTTGATTTAGATATAGTATTATCTAAAAAGACTACATTAAAGCAGTTACTTAATCCAACTGAGTTAGCTTCTTTAAAGTCTAAAGCTATTAAAAACCACTATGATGATGCAGCCATAATGGAAGCAGCTCATAGGCTTATTAAAGAGAACATTGCAGATTACTTAGATAATTCTGATTTTCTTGATGCTAATGTAATATTAGAAACAGACCCTTATATAATTAAGGCTATGGAACTAATGCAAGCTAGTCAACGAGACGCTGGAATATTACTTGTAGAAAAAGAGTATAAATATCCGGGATGTTGGGTAAATGATATAGCTAATGCATTAAGAGAACTTAAATGTAGTAGTGATATGTATAACACATTGGTATGGGATGCTTATTATGTACATAATTATACTAATAATGAAAATATCCCGGGATGGAAAAACCTTCAAGATGTGTTAGAAGATTACTATGACACACTATGACATTAGTTACTAGAGACAGTAAAGGTAAAATCAGAGTCGTTGATATATGGACGAATCACGACTCTGATTCCTCTACTATATGTAGAGAGACTTACCAATATCTAGGAAAACATACAAGACAACCTGATATTGTAATAGAAGCTGGAAAAGCTGGGCGTGATATTGCAGCACAATGTGAATTACAATTTATGTCTCAGTTAAAAAGTTATAAAGATAAAGGTTATAAAGAATTAGAAAAAGACATATCTAAGTATACAGAAAAAGAACTAAATGAAATAGTTGGAGATACTATTACTAATCAGCATGGTGTACAAAAACCCATGTTAGCTAAGCAAGCTGACAAAGTGTCTCAAAAGGCTATTGATAAAGTTCCTTACTGGTACGCGAGCAGAAAAATAGATGGAGTACGCTGTTCTTTCTATTTAGATGGGGATACTATAAGAACATCTAGTAGAGGAGGAGAGGACTACGATTGTGCTTGTATGCACTTTATAAATAATGAAAAATTAAAGAAATTCTATGAAAGGCATCCTGGAATAGTCTTAGATGGTGAACTATATAAACACGGACGGAGCCTTCAACAAATCTCAGGCGCTGCAAGACTTGAAAAGAATGCTGTAGACTGTGACTGGCTAGAATATTATATTTATGACATCGTAGACACTAACAGAACGTTTGAAGAAAGACTTAAAGTGTTGGCTGCAATTAAATATGAACTTGGACTCGGATTCAATCCAGAAAGAGAATGGAAAGAAGGAGAACTACAGTTCCAAATGGTTCCACAACAAAAGGTGTCTGGCTTCAAGAATATAAATATACTTCACGATATTTATGTATCAGAAGGATGGGAAGGAGTCGTTATCAGAGACCCATCTAAAGTGTATAGACCTAATGGGCGTACCAATGATATGATAAAATTTAAGAAGTATAAAGATGCAGAATTTTTAGTTATAGATTATGAACTAGGTCTTAGAGGTACTGAAGATATGACCTTTACTTGTACTACTCCTGCTGGACTAGAGTTTAAGGCTAAGCCTTGGGGAGATAGAGCTATTAAAGAGGAATATGTAAAGAACTTTAAAACTAAGTATCAATATAAGTTAGCAAAGATTAAGTTTTTCTATTATTCTAACGGAAATAATGAAAAGACTGGAGTTCCACTTCAACCATCACTTATATGTTTCCGTGATAAATCTGATATGTAATGTTTATAACTATTAGTGATTTTGATGGAAATGTTATAAAGTTAAATAAATCTTTAATAAATAGATTGTTTCCTAATGCCTGTGTAGATATTAATAGTTATGAAAAAGCTATGGAAACTCTAGGTATTGAATCTTTTGATAAGGTTATAGACGGAAAAATAAAATTACATATTAGAAAATGATTCCTTCTAAGTTTAAAATTGGAGCACAGTGGTTTACTGTAGAATTTGTAGATGAATTAGATGAAGAATATGGAGAATTTAGCTATACTCCTCCTATTATAAAGATAGCGAAAACATTAGACGGAGAGGAAATTCCTCAAAACCAGCTAGAAGCAACTTTCTGGCATGAATTTTTTCATGCTTTTCAGTACATGTTTAATTGTGAGACCGATGAAACACAAGCTCAATGTTTTTCTAACTTTATGATGGAGTTTTTAGAAACTAGACAATGAAATTACAAGTAAGTAAAAATGCAAACGTAAACTACCTTTCTAAGGTAATAGAAATAAAAGAATTTGTTAAGCATCCAGATCCCAAAGTTGAAAGAATTAAGTGTGCCGTAGTAGATGGATTTATAATTACAATAGGAATAGATAGTCAGCCTGGTAAATATGTCTATTTTCCTGTGTTATCACAGATAAATCCTAATCTATTACAATATCTTAATTTATATAGGAATGCTGAAAAGAATAAAGACCCAGAGAAAACTGGATATTTTGAAGATAAAGGAATAGTAAAAGCAATCAACTTAAGAGGTGTAAAATCGGAAGGTTTCCTACTTCCCTTAGTAGACTTACAAAACTTTATTATAGACCAAGTTAATGTTGATTTAGGAGATGTAGAGGCTAATGTTGAATTTGATGAAGTAGAACATGAAGGTAAAACGTTCTGGATATCGAAAAAGTACGTCGTCCCTGTTAGAGGTGAAGGAACTCAATCACAAGGTGGAAAAGTACGCAAGCAAAAGAAAGGACTCGATAAAATTATTGACTCCCAATTTAGATTCCATTATGACACAGTTATTCTTAAGAAATGTCCTTACGTAATTCAACCCGATGACCTTATACACATTAGCAGCAAGTGGCACGGCACTTCTGGTATATCTGCTTACGTGCTATGTCATAAGAAACTTAACTGGAAAGAACGCATCGCTAGATGGTTAACTGGAGAATCATTTGATACTTATGACTATATATATGCTTCTCGTACTGTAATTAAAAATAAATATTACAATGAGGGAGTAACGTCAGGTTATTATGATTGCGATGTATGGAAATACGCAGATGAATATATTAGACCTTTTCTAGATAAAGGAATGACTGCCTATTATGAAATAGTCGGCTATCTTCCTAATGGAAAAATGATACAAAAAGATTATGATTATGGATGTGTTCCTCCTGTAAAAATAATTGACCCAAATACAGGTAAAGAGGTAGTTCAATATAAACAAGGAAAACAATTTAAGGTATATGTTTATAGAATAACTCTTACTAATGTAGATGGTAAAGTACACGAATTTTCTGCACATGAAGTACAAATATGGTGTAAACAGAGGAGCATTATGCCAGTTCTAGAATACTATTATGGTTATGCCAGGGATTTATATCCAGATGCTGTCGGAGATAATTGGTCTGTTAATTTCATGGATAATCTTGCCAATGATAAGAATTTTCATATGGAGCAGAATTCGCCTGAGTGCATTAATAAAGTTCCTCATGAAGGATTAGTCATTAAGAAAGAATCTATGAAATCAGAGGCTTGGAAAGTTAAGTGTTTTAAATTCTTAGGTAAAGAACAAGACGCTGCTCTTGCTGGAGAGACTAATATTGAGGACAATGCGTGAAACAAATAACGATTAAACAAAGTATTACCAATAGAGATAGGGATTCTGTTAATCTTTATCTCAAGGATATTGGTAAAGTAAAGCTCTTATCTGCTGAACAAGAAAAAGAAATAGCTCGTAAGGCTAAGGCAGGAGATAAGAGAGCAAGAGATAGACTTATTGCAGCTAATACTAGATTTGTTATTACAGTAGCTAAACAATATCAAGGACAAGGTCTAGATTTAGAAGATTTAATAAGTGAAGGTAATATAGGTCTTATTAAGGCAGCTGATAAATTTGACCCAGATAAAGGATATAAATTTATTTCCTATGCTGTATGGTGGATAAGACAATCTATATTACAAGCATTATCAGATAAATCTAGAACTATAAGATTACCTTTAAATCAAGTGGCTATGCTTAATAAAGTAAGAAAAGCTATTTCTGAATTTGCAGGTAAAAATGAAAGAGACCCTTCAATGAAGGAACTTTCTGAAATTACTGGTATAAATGAATCTAAAATTACTAGTATTCTTAATATGTCAGTACATATGTTATCTGTAGATTCTCCATTTAAAGATGAAGAAGAAGGTACTCTTATTGATATTATCCCAAATAATAATAGTCCAAAAGCTGATGCAGCACTTATAAAAGCATCTAAAGAGCATGACCTTGTTAAGATATTATCTATACTTGGTCCACGTTCTCATGATATAATTCGTATGTACTTTGGACTGGGGGTTAGAGAAATGACTCTAGATGAAATAGGAAATAAATTTGGAGTTACTAGTGAAAGAATAAGACAGTTAAAGGAAAAAGCGTTAGATGCTATTAAACCAAATGTTCAAAAATATCTAAAGTGAGATTCTTAGTCGAATTTGAAGAAAATATAACTACTCGTAGAATGGTAAGAGCTATAATAGAAGCTGATTCAGAGAAGGATATCAAAGATGAGATATTTGAAGGTAACTATGAAGTAGATGATTGTTTTGATTGTTATGATACAGATTGGGAATTCATAAATATAAATAGTATTAAACCTTATGATAAAAACGTGGAAAGTTAAAATTTATTGTCCTTACGGAGAGGAAGTTTTTGTTGCTTATGCAGAAGAAAACCCAATAGATAATGAATTAATTTCTTGGGATGAACTGAGGGAGATATATCAAGAATTATGGGATAGTTATGGATATATAGTAACAGACCATACTGATGCAGATCCAGATGAAGAAGCTTATGAAGAAGAGTGTGAACAACTGTATGAAGACTTTATGTGTGATACAGGAGCATCTGCAGAAGAAATGCCTATAGAGAAGATTAAATTATATACATCTAATGGTTCTGACCCAGAAATAATTTACGACGAACGAAATGAAAAGTAATTTTATCCATGTTTGCTTTATTATTGATGAAAGTTCATCAATGTACAACTCTGTAAGTGACGTAAAAGGAGGATTCAAGAAGATTATAGATGAACAAAAAGCTAATAAAGAAGGTTCTTGTGCTATCTCTATATTTAGATTTGCAACAACTCCAAAAGAGGCTGACTTTATAATGAAAGATGTTAACGAAATAGAAGGAAATATAGAATATAATCCTTCTGGTTGTACAGCAATGTATGATGGAATAGGAGTAGCTATAGATGAAATTGGAGAACGTTTAGCCACTATGCCTGAAGATGAACGTCCTGAAAAGAACCTTATAGTTATTATGACTGATGGAGAAGAGAACTCTTCCCATATTTATCAACCTTCTAAAGTACATGAGATGATTAAGCACCAAGAGCAAAAGTATAATTGGACATTCCTTTATATAGGCACTGATATTACTAATGCTAATGATGCTGATAGAGTAGGAATTGGACGTAAATTTGCCACTACAAGAAATAAGATGTATAAAGGTTATAATACTATAAGTAGTATGACTTCTTGTTATAGAGCTACTAAGGGAATGGCAGAAAACAGATATGCTGTTATGGACATGTATCTTGATGCTGCAGTTACTGATAGTAATGCGGAATATAAAGCTGATACTGGAATTGAAATAAAATGACCTACAGAGTTCATTGTCACGAGCTAGTCTGGATGAACACTATATATGAAGTAGAAGCAGATTCTCCAGAAGATATAGAAGATATAATACTCTCAGGAGAGGCAAACGAAGTTCAAGCAGATTTTGATTGTTTAGATCAATGTGATATAGAAAGTATAATACCTATTGATGAATAAAATTATATTATGTCAAGGCATTCAAGGCTCAGGTAAATCTACCTGGGCCAAAGCCTGGGCTAAGGAAAACCCAGAGCATAGAGTAAGACTCAATTATGATGACCTACGTAACATGTTAGGAGTTTATTGGGTACCATCTAGGGAAGATATGCTTAAAGCTATAGAAGAAGCCTTTCTTACTAAGGCTGCAACAAAGAATTGGGATATTGTTATAGATAATATGAACTTGAATCCAAAAACTATTGCTAAATATGAGGAATGGGCAGCAGTTAATGGTTATCAACTTGAAAAGGTTCTATTTGATACTCCAGTAGAAGAATGTATAAGAAGAGATGCTATGCGCCCTAATCCTATTGGTGAAGTAGTTATCAAACGTACTTGGAATACCTATAGAAACTATATAATACAAGAGAGTATTAAAAAGATGAAAGAAAGAGAACTTAAACAAGATCCTAATCTTCCACACTGTATTCTTGTAGATATGGATGCTACTCTCTTTTTAAATACTAGTGGGCGTCCTTTTTATGGAGATAATTTGGAACCTACTGATATATTAAAAGATGAACCTATTCCAGGTACTATAGCCTTAGTAAAGGCTTATCAAGCTAGTGGTAATCTAGTATTTGGATTAAGTGGGCGCGAAGATATACAAGGTATTCGTTTGAACACTGAAAAACAATGTGCTAACCAAGGAATATATCTTGATAAATTATTCTTACGTCCAAAAGGTTCTCGTAAAAAGGGAGACGAGCAAAAGAAAGAACTATTTGAAAAATACATTAAAGGGCAGTTTTATGTAGACTTTGTTCTTGAGGATTCTTCTAAAGTAGTTAAAATGTATAGAGATTTAGGACTTACTGTTCTACAACCAAATGAAGGAAAGTTCTAAACCAATCTATCATGAATAAGATCTATCAAGGATTTATAAATAAAGGATACAATAAGGCTCTTAAAGAACTTTTAGAGATTGCTGAGGATATTGATGATACCTATATGATAGAAATTATAAAAAATAAGTTAAAATGGTAGTTATTAAATCACAAAGTCAGGTATTCGATAACGGAGCACTTGATATGGCAATGAACCTTTTACACGTACAACAAGGTGAATGGAGTAATTGTCCAAAAGAAAATCTATTTCTAGACTTTAGAGGAAATCTCTATAAAGATGAAAAAGATAAGTGGAAAATTACGGGATTTGAACTTGATGAAGAGTTTGTAGAAAGAGACTATAAAACTAATGAAGTTAAAGGTCCAGCCCACGAATTAGATATGTTTCCAATTGAGAAACTTATTAAATGGGACTTAGACGGTTATATAAAATATCCTCTTATCAATATAAAATCTATCAAATTCTATTCAGATACATGTAAGAGTTGGAGAGAAAATATTCCTTGTATTACTATAGAAATTGAATCTGATAATGATGAAGCTATAAGAGAAATCTTTACAATGCTAGCAGGTCTTGCTAATGGTGGTCACTGCTGTGGAGGATATATTAGAGTTAATAAAGATCAAATGTTACATGGTGGGCATGTAGCTAACTTTGGACTAGATGGAGACGGTTCAGATAGAATATATTATGTCGATGATAAAGAAATGCCCTTATGAAAAATACAGTAACCATTGAACAAGTAAAAGAAAATATGCAAGATGTAATAGTACGTACTTTAGATGACTTTGGTAAGCCTTGTACTTATGTAACAGTACGTATGAAGAATGGATTTACACTACGTGAATCTACTACTTGTGTAGATCCAGCTAACTATAACGAAGAAATCGGAAAAGAAATTTGTTTAAGAAAAATTGAAGATAAGATTTGGTTTTTACTTGGATACCAACTTCAAGAAGACTTATACCGTAGTGGAGTACTATGAAAATGAGAAATTGCTTCGGATGTGGTTATCATAGAATAGAAAAAGATGAGAATGGAATACCATATCATTACTGTCACGATAGAGATTGTAGAGTAAACCCACATGAGCCTGAATGTAATTACGACTAAAGGAAACTTATTGAAGAAGATGACTAAAGAAGAATTTTTATCTAAACGTACACCAGTATTTGTAGACCCAGAGATTGGGACTATAACACTGGTTAATAATTCTAATTTGAAAGATAAAGATTTTGCAGAAATATTTTCAAATATAAAAATTAGTTGGCTAGACACAACAAGAGGATACCTACTAGATGATTTTCTGATGTTGTATATAAACGATTATGAAATTCCACGTTTTCATATAGGTTGTTGTACTTACTTTTTCAATATGTTTCCTAATATAAACTGGTTAGGATTAGGGTGCAATAAAGGTAAACCTGGAGAAATATGGATACCAAAATTAATAGTTAGTAAAGGTGATATATGTAGTCTCTAATCAAACATCTTTCTATTCTAGATTTTCTAGAATTTCTATAAAAGAATCTTTAGATATTATAAAACAATGGGAAAGTATTCAATATGACTCTGAGACTCTTGGTAAGGATGCTCACTGTGGTAAACCTCTTTCTGCGCAATTTGGTTCTCCTAAAAAGGATATTCAAATTGTAGTTGATTGGACAACAGTAGATGCTCGTAATTATAAGGAAGTTTTAGAAAGTAAACTAATTGTAGGTCAGAATTTAAAGTTTGATTTACAATGGTTATATAACTATAGTATTACTCCCTTAAGAGTATATGATACTATGATTGCTGAGCAACTCATTTATTTAGGATTTCCTCCTGCAGGTAAACCAGGAGGAATATCCTATGCTTTGAATGAAATTGCGATGCGTTATCTTGGTAAGTATATTGATAAAACTGTTAGAGGTCAGATTCAGTGGAGAGGATTAGATGATGACGTAATAGAATATGCAGCAAACGATGTAGTAGACCTAGTAGATATAGCTAAAAAGCAAATAGAGATATGTAAAGAACGTAAATGTATGCGAGCTCTTCAAATTGAAATGTCTTTTGTTCCTGTTATAGCTTACTTAGAGTGGTGTGGAATTAAATTAGACGTTACTAAATGGAAAGCTAAGATGCAAAAAGACGAAAATAATAGACTTAATAGACTTGAAAAATTAAATCAATTCCTTGTTAAATGGTATCAAGATAATAATGGAAAAGATAATATGGTTAGTGTTCCGTATATAGTATCTTCCTTTATAAAGGAGAATATACAAGAACCTCCACCTAATGCTAAACCTACTTCTCGCCCATATAAAAAGGAGGGAAATGAAGACGATCTTTTCCAGAATTATTCTATTCCATTCTATATTACAAATAAAAGTGGAAAGATAATCCCATTTATAAAAATAGATTTACAAGGTGATTTATTTCTAGGTTTTAATACCGGTCCACAATGTGTACTTAATTGGGATAGTTCTGACCAAGTTATTTATTTCTGTCAACTACTAGGATTTAATACTAAAGTAGAAGATAAAGTTACTGGTGAAGATAAAGATTCTGTAGTGGAAAAGGCTCTAAAAGTCCAAAAAGGAATAAATGATGAATTTTTAAATCTATATTTTGATTATAAAGAAGCATCTAAAGTGTGTAGTACTTATGGTCAAACATATCTAAATGCAATTAATCCTAATACAGGAAGAATTCATACTAACTTTAAGCAATTAGGAGCTTCATCAGGAAGAATGGCATGTGGAAGTAAACAAGCTAATGATGATTTAGCTAAACTTAAACACGAAGAACTTTCTAAACTACCTTCTAAATTAAGAAAATGTGGTTATCCACAATTACAAAATCTTCCAGCTGACCATGATACTAGAGGGGCATTTGTACCTGAAAAAGGAAATCTAATGTGTTCTTGTGATTATTCTGCTCTAGAAAGTAGACTTGGTGCAGATATATATCAAGAACAATCTATGATAGATGAATATCTATATGGTACTGGAGATATTCATTCTTTAACAGCTAAACATTGTTTTCCTAAAGAACTAGAAGGTATTGAAATTAAAGATATTAAGAAACTTAGACCTGATTTGAGAAGTAGAGCTAAGCCAGTAGAATTTTCTCAACAATTTGGAGGAAGTGCAAAAGCTATTCAAAGTGCTTTAGGTTGTACTGCAGCAGAGGCAAAAGAAATAGCAGAAGCATATAACAGTGGTTTTGCTGGTATAGCACGCTTCAAAGATATAGGGTTTAAGAAAGTATGTAGAGATGGTTATGTTCTTATATGTAAATATACTGGACATAGAACTTATATGCCAGATTGGCCAGAGTGGAGAAAGGCTATGGATGATGAAGAATTTTGGGATGAATATGATGCTGCTAAAGACACTTTACCATATAAAGAGTTTAGTAAAACAGCAGTCTATCATAAAGCTTCTGAATTAAGAAAAACTTCTTCTAAATGGTCTAGACTAGCTCTTAATTCTCCTACTCAAGGTACTGGCATTATCATTTTAAAAGATGCTATGTCTAACTTCTTTAAATGGATAATTGATAATAAGTTATTCAATATAGTTAAAATATGTGATTTAGTACATGATGAAGCTGTAATCGAATATCCAAAATCTATGCCAGAAGTAGCTAACATTCTCAAGGATATAATGGAAAAGTCCGCAGAAAAATTCTGTAAGGCTTTACCTATTCCTGCTGCTCCAGAAGTTGGAATGTGCTGGTTGCATTAACTTGTTTTAACACATTAAACTTTAAATATTATGAACAAAAGATGTAGATTACTTTTAACAGCTAAGTGTCCTAACAACTGTCCATTATGTTGCAATAAGCAATTCAATTTGGAAAAGGACGTTCCCGTCATTGATAGATGGGATTACGATGAATTTATCCTTACGGGTGGAGAACCTTTACAATTCCCTATTTCAGTTATTGAAACTATTCATAACATTAGTGCTGTAACTGATTATATGGGAATTAACCCTAAGTTTTATCTGTATACGTCAATTTGTAATCCTATAGTATGGAATGAATTACTTTCATATTTAAATGGGATTACTTATACGACTCATACTAGGGCTAATGCTAAAGAACTGATTCAATTGATTGGAGTATTTAAGAATCTTAATGCCGGTTATGATGAAGTTCTTCCAAACCTCTGTAACATTCAAAATAAGTCTGTATGGTTAAATCTATTCCCAGAAGCCAAAGACTTAATTGATACAGAATTAGCTATGACCTCATATAGTTGGGATGACATATCCAGGTATTTTCGTATTAAACCAATGGAATGGCTAGAAAACTGTCCAGTTCCTGAAGGTGAAGACTTTAGAAGAATTAATAATCTTTGGTAAAATATGTGGATAGCACGTGATTATGATGGTAGTCTTTACATGGGTAAAGATAAACCTACCAGAGGTACTAGAAAAATGTGGCTGTGGAAGGATCAACCTTCCCAGTCTATTCTAATGGAAGGTTTTCCTTTTGAAGATCTTCCTAACTTTATAAAAGAGTTAGAATGGAAAGATGCTCCTATCCAAGTTAAATTTGAAATCAAGAAAAAATGACAGTACAAGTCATCATTAGTAAAGATATTGAAGATACTTCTGTAGAAGAAATATCTGAATACTTGGATCTGAGATATTTAATTACACATGGTTGGATTATAGATAATATTAGTTCTATATGATAAATATAATTTTAACTATCATTGGGATACTACTAATCATTAATTTAGTATCGTTTGCTTGGGCTATATATAAAGCCCCATATATGGAAGATTATGAAGATTATCTTATTAGGACAGAATCTAATTATTTAGGACAACGGATTAAAGAATGAATTTTATTGAACCTTCTGTTGAAATTATCCAGCAAGAGCCTGGAATTGATGGAATGATGAAGATTATTGAATTAGCAGGTAGAACTGCTTATAAGTCAGAAGATCATATAACAGAAGATTCAGCAATAAAATTCGTTAAGATGTTAAAGCAAAGAGACCATGGTGCTGCTTTAGAACATGGTACTTGTTATCTTGCTATTCCAAGAGATAAATGGAAAGAAATTGTAGATGATTTTAAAACTCCATATAAGTGGAATGGATTTGATCATAGAAACTCAGATTTCGTTTATCTAACTACTAATTATAGAGTATTAGTAGAGAATAATCATGAACAATTACTAGATTTTATAGTAACTCCAACTGAAGATGAATTCCAATGGAATGATGGTGTGTATCAGCATTTTCATAGGAGAATTACTGTAAAGTTTATATGTGATAGAGGAGTAAGCCATGAATTTGTTAGACATCGTGTATTTAGTTTCCTACAAGAAAGTACTAGATACTGTAATTATAGTAAAGATAAGTTTGGAGGAGTGACATATGTTATTCCTAGATGGATACATGATTTGCAACAAGAAGAGGCTAAATATGTAGATTCTCTTACTGGAGTACCAAGAGATCATGTATTAAATGAGGAAGGAATTGCTCTCGTAATGACTCTAGCAGTATTAGATAGAACAGGTGCTGACTTTGTAAATGCATTAGAACAAGCAGAACGTTCTTATCTAAATATGTTAGGAGGATATGACGGGTATAAGTTAACTCCTCAACAAGCTCGCCAGGTCCTTCCTAATGCTCTTAAAACTGAACTAATAATGACAGGTACTATAGAACAATGGGAAGGATTTTTCAAGCTAAGATGCGCACCTAATGCACATCCTGATGCTAGATATTTAGCTATGCAACTACGTACTATGTTTGAAGAAAATGGTTATATTAAAAAATTACCTGAACAAGATTAAATGGTGGTGGAGAAATCATAAGTGGATAGACAAAAGAAAATTTTACGTATTGCCTAAGGAGTATGACGTATTTTGGTTAAATTCTTGGCAGAAGGAAAAAGCAAAAAGTTTTAAAAAAGAACATAAATCCAACTTCTACCAGTATAGATTTACTCCTGGACCAATAGGTGTAGGCTGTAGTATTTGGTGTGAAGATTGTGACCCTTATGATATAACTGATTATGATATATGGTAAATGAAGAAAAACAACAAAAAGTAGAAGCAATGCAGGAACTTCTTGAAAATGAAGATATTAAAAGAATGTGGCTGAAAATGCACACTCCTTGGATACATACAGATAAAAAGGTAGGACGTAATGAAATATGTCCCTTCTGTGATTCAGGAAAGAAGTATAAGCATTGTGAATGCTATAAGAAGAAAGATGTAGCTAAATTCAGATTAGATACAAAACATACAAAAGGATGGAACTAATAAAGAAATATGAGAATGGGGACAACCTGTTCTTTACATCTGATACCCACTTCTATCATGCCAACATTATAAAGTTTTGTGGTCGTCCATTTGAAGACGTAGAAGAAATGAATAAAACTTTAATAGACAACTGGAACAAAACTGTTGGAAAGAATGATATTGTTTATCATCTTGGAGACTTTTGCTTTGCAGGTTCAGCTGCATGGTACTCTTTACTTAGTCAATTAAATGGAAGAATTCACTTAATAGTTGGAAATCATGATGAAAAGAATCTTAGGCAGGGTTATTCCCAAATGTTTGAGTCAACATCCTATCAGCAGCGCTTACTTATTGAAGGTTATAATGTGTACCTTAATCATTATCCTTATCTGTGTTATCCAGGGTATAAGCCCTATACAATGCAGCTTTTTGGTCATATTCATAGTAGCCACAATAAGTTTGATGGAATGGACGCTCAAATTGCGAAAGCTCAGTTACAACCATCTCAATATGATGTGGGAGTAGATTGGAATAACTTTACTCCCATTAGTTGGGAAGAGATAAAACAAAAGATTATTAAACAAAAAGAAGAAAATGTTAATATGTACGGTAAATCCAAAAAATTATGAACAAAACTCTAATTATCGTAGACCCACAGTATGACTTTATAGAAGGTGGAAAACTTCCAGTAGAAGGAGGTAAACAAGCGTTAGACAATGTTGTTGATTACCTTAATTCTGGAGAGGTATCTTTAGTCATCATCACACAAGATTGTCATAATGGAATGCATTGCTCATTTAAAGAGCAAGGAGGACCATGGCCAGAACATTGTGTTGAAGGAACTCATGGAGCAGAAATTTATAAACCTATATTAGATGCTATAGAGAAAAACCATATTATGGTCTATTATCTACAGAAAGGACATTACTTAGAAGAGTATTCTGCTTTTCGTAGACAAACAGAAGGATATGCTCACTGGAAAGAGTATTCTACAGAAGATGATAGAGAACCTTATATTCAGTTCCATGAAGATGAAATAGTTCAAATTTGTGGATTAGCTGGAGATGTTTGTGTTATGAGGACTGCTATAATCCTTAAAGATATCAAACCCGTAATCATTGAAGATTTAACTGCTTCTTTAAATGCTGATAACTTTAGGAAACTTGCAGACATAAATGGAATTACAATAGTATGATTAATAATCCAGTTTTAGGAGCAATCATAGGGGACATAATAGGTGTTCCCTATGAGTTCCTTCGAGTGCCTGGGACTAGTATTCCTAAGAATTTCCCATTGTTCAAGAAAGATAGTCATTATTCAGATGATTCTGTAATGACTCTAGCTGTAGCAAGATGGTTATTAGAAAAAGATTTAAGTTCATCTGCCTTAATAAAGTGCATGCAGGAAGTTGGACAAGCACATCCAAATGCAGGTTATGGTGGAATGTTCAGAAGATGGCTATGGGATGAAAATCCAGTCCCATATAATAGTTGGGGAAATGGCTCAGCTATGCGTGTCAGTCCAGTTGCCTGTGCTTTTGATACAGAACAAGATGTCTTGAAATATGCAAAAATATCAGCTGATGTGTCACATAATCACCCAGAAGGTGTAAAGGGTGCACAAGCTATTGCTTTTGCTATTTGGGCAGCACAAGATTGTTGGGGAAAAGATCCTATTAAATTTGAAGTAAGAGATTTTACTCAGTATGATTTAAATAGGACTCCTAGAGAAATCATAGATTCTGGATATTCTTTTGAAGTAAGTTGTCAAAAGTCTGTGCCTGAAGCAATATGCTGTTTCTTAGATAGTAATTCTTATGAGGAGACTGTAAGAAAGGCTGTCTTACTTAAAGGAGATACAGATACTCAAGCTTGTATGGCTGGAGCTATAGCTGCAGCTTATTGGGGAATTCCAGAAGATATTGCAAGAAAAGGTATTGACTTACTTCCTGGAGACCTATTTGATATTTTGTATGATTTTAGTGACGAATTTAATTTACCATTATGATTTTAAGTATTTTAGACACTGATTTGTATAAGTTTACGACATCGTATGCTTATCAAAAGTTATACCCTAAAGCAATGGGTACGTTTGAGTATGTAGACAGAAATAACAACGTCTATGAGGATTCTTTTTTAATAGCCTTGAAAGAACAAATTAATATCCTAGAGACTATTAAATTAACACCTTCTGAATTCTTCAGTATACTTAATAATAAGTGGTTATCTAGATTTATTCCAACTTCTTATTGGGAATGGTTAAAGCAATTTAACTTTGAACCTAATAAGATTAAAGTCTGGCTTGATGAAAATAAACATTTACATATTACAGTTACTGATTACTTATATAAGGTGACTCTATATGAAGTTCCGTTACTTTATACAGTATCTGAATGCTACTATAAGTACTATAATAAGTTAGCTAATTATGATTTGATGTTTGATAATTTAAAACAGAAAATCACTTTTGCTAATGAAGAAAATCTAATATTTTCTGAATTTGGCACTAGAAGAAGGTATTCTTCTAATATACATGAACAAGTTATTAAATATCTAAAAGATCATTCTAAAACTTGTGTAGGAACTTCTAATGTTTACTTTGCATTAAAATATGATATGATGCCCTGTGGTACTTTTCCACATGAATGGGTAATGTTCCATGGTGCAGTATGGGGATTTCAACAAGCTAATGAACTTGCTATGAGAGACTGGGTAAGATGCTATGATGGAGATTTAGGAACTGTACTTGTAGATACATACACTACTAAATTTTTCTTAAAGCAATTCTCACGTAAGTATAGTAAGTTGTTTGATGGTCCTCGTATTGACTCTGGAGATGAAAGAGAGCTTGGAGATTTATTCATAGAGCATTATAAAGCTCTTAATATAAATCCACTTACTAAAACTTTAGTAATGAGTAATGCTCTTACATTTCCTAAGTTTAAAGAGATTAGAGATTATTTTGCTGGACGTATTAATGTTGTCGCTGGAATAGGCACTAATCTTACCAATGACTGTGGAGTTGTACCACTCAATGAAGTTATGAAACTTATAGAATGCCAAGAATATGAAGGAGCACCTAAACTCCCTTGTATTAAACGTTCTGATGATAAAGGTAAACGTCTGGGCAATGCTGTACAACATGATATCTTAGACCATATTTTATTAAATGCCTCGCAAGTCTAATAAAAAGGAAAAGGTGGTTATGCCTACTAGACCAGTAGGTGTACCACCCAAGCCTAAAGAAAAGTTGACTCCTGGACAAGTCTTGTATTGTTGGTATCCTCCAACTAATGAATTCTATAAGAGGGTATATTTAAGAGATTATAAGGGAGAAGATGAAATCTTATGCGCAGATCCAGATACTAAGCAGCAATGGATTTTAAATCAATCTCATTTACATAGTACAATTTTAACTGAAAAAGAGTATGTGGAACAAATGGATAAATGAATCTGTAGAGTGCCTTAAATGGTATATAGAAAGAAACAAACTTAAGAGTGTAGTTCTAGGATTAAGTGGAGGTATTGATAGTACTGTATCTGCAGTAATTTGTCATCTAGCTACTAAAGATAATCCTAACTGTACGTTTATCGGTAGAAGTCTCCCAATTAAAAATGAAGGAGATGATACATCGATAGCTAAAAAGCTTGGACAAGTTCTTTGTAACGATTTTGCAGAAGTGAATTTGTATGATTCTTATAAGTTCTTTAGAGATTCATTCTATAAAGAGGAAGAGGAATCAAAGGCTACTCCAATTTCAGATGGAAACATAATGGCTCGTATCCGTATGATATATCTTTATCAACTTGCTTCCCTTTATAAAGGAATGGTTATAGATACGGATAATTTAAGTGAACATCTTTTAGGTTTCTATACACTTCATGGAGATGTTGGTGACTATAACATAGGAATCAGATACCTCTATAAGCATGAAATATGGGAACTTGCAAAAGAACTGACTAGTTGGGTTCCAAATGCAAAGAAGTTCATAGAGGAATCTATGGCTCTTGATCCTACAGATGGTAATGTTGGTGGTACAGATATGGACCAGATTGCTCCTGGAATGACATATGCTGATGTTGATTACGTACTGAAGAATCTTGATTCAAGAAGTGGTTATAGAGAGGCTATAAGGAAATATGGTCTTGACTTTGTAGCTAAAGTAGAAGATAGAGTAACAGCTAATGCCTATAAAGATGAGTTACCTGTAGTACTAAAAAATATGGTAGATTTAGGCCATAGATAATATGAAAGTTGCTATTTATTTGGGTTCTTTTAACCCTCCTCATTACGGACATCTTACAGTTATTAATGATGCATTACAAAGATTTAATATGGACAAAGTTGTAATAGTTCCTGCTATGCACAATCCTATTAAAAAGGAAAAGCCTGCACCATTTGATTTAAGGTGTGACTGGATGGAGAGAGCTTGTGAAGGATTTAATAGATTAGTGGAAGTGGATAGAATCGAGGAATCAATGATTCCTCCTTTCTATTCTTATGCTACGTTACATGCAATACGTAATAAATATTGTAAAGATGAAACTTTTTTGTTAGTTGGACAGGACTTAGTAAAAGAAATCCCAAATTGGATGAATGGAGGTCAAATTCTAAAAGATTGGGATTTATTAGTAGTAGACAGAGACCCTGGTGGACCTAGTTCATCAGAATATAGAAAGTGTCCACTATTGTATAATAGTTACATTCCAACAAATATTAGAGATGAAGTATTTTATTATTATATTGAACACAATGGAAAAGAATTGGAGTTATAAAATAACTGAAGGAGAGCACGCTGGAAAGACTCTTTGGAGTGGTAGATACTGTGCTGTTGTAGGTTTTGTTTTTCGTAGAATTGAAGGAATTTGGTCTGTATTAGCAAATAAAAGAGGTACTGGTACACCAGACTACCAAGGATATTGGAACGCACCCTGCGGCTTCCTAGAGGCTAATGAGGATGCTCAACAAGGTGTATCTAGAGAAATTTTTGAAGAAACTGGGTATCGAATAAAACCAGAAAAATTCTTACAAGTTTTCACTGAGACAGATCCAGAGACTTCAAATAATGCTAATGTCTCTATAAGACACTTAGCCATAATATTTGAGCATGAATTAGGAGCTCCTATTGAGCCTACTGGAGGAGAAGAAAATGAAGTAGATGCAGTACAATGGATAGCCATAGACCAAATAGGTAATTATAAGTGGGCATTTGGACATGACAAAGTTATTAGAGACTTTTTCTATGACTATGTGTACAATCTCACTGACCATACTATGCTGACTTCTGGCGATTTCTTAATGTTAAGTAATTCTCGCTGGTTAAAGTTCAATCCTAGAGTTAAAGATATACTTAAAGGTAAAATACTTGGAACATTTGACATATATGATTAACATTGATTCATTAATTACTGAGGCTCGTAAGGAGCAAAATCCTATCAAACTTGAAGCTTATAAACAGGTTAAGCAAGAGTTTGTGCTTAGAATTACTAATAAGGAGACTATAACTCCTGGAGTAGAAGTTGCTGTTATTAAAAAGTTAACAGCTCATTATAGTGATCAAGCCAAACTATACCATATAAATGGTAGAGAAGAAATTGCTAATGAGTATAGAGCATATGCAAGTGAACTTGAAAAACTTCTTCCAGAAATGATGTCGGAATCTGAGATAAAAGAAAAGGTAGAATACATAATAGAACACAAGTATCCTAATCCTACTAAAAAGGACATGGGAAAGATTATTAAAGACTTTAAAGACTCTTATTCTAATGCAGATGGTGCACTTCTTGCTAATGTAGTTAAAGGCTATTTGCAATGATTATAGGAATATCAGGTAAAGCACAAGCTGGTAAGGACACTACTGCCAGAATGATTAATTTCTTGCGTTGGTATCCAAATGCTTCATGGTGTACATATCGGGATTCTGGGCTTTTTCCATTTGACTTTGAAGATAACATAGTACATTTTGCAGATTTATTAAAGTATGTTGCAGAACGTATGTTATCCGTCCCTGTTTATACTATGCAAAGTATGGAAGGGAAATCTATGACTTTTGATTGGTTAGATGGGATGACTGGAAGAGAGTTCTTACAAAAACTAGGTACTGCAGTTAGAAATGAAGTACATCCAGAATTCTGGACTCGTGCCTTATTTATAAAGGAAAAGGATAATCAAAACCTTATAATTCCTGATGTTAGGTTCCCAAATGAAGTCCAAATTATAAAAGACCATGGAGGAATGTTAATCAGAATAGAACGTCCTGGTGCAGGAGCAGGTAACCATATTAGCGAAATTGCTCTTGACAATTATAAAGGATGGGATATAGTTATAGATAATGTTGGAACATTAGAGAACTTATACAATCAAGTTAAGTTCTTAATGAATAATGATCAGATTAAATAAAATAAAGGGGAGCTCGGTAGAAATACCGGGTTCCCCTATTTTTTTTTATTTTTGGGCTTGTAAATACGCACGATATGTATCTTTTCCTCCTCTTGCAATAGCAAAATTATTTACTATAACACTTAATGCAGTCTTGTCTCCAAAAACAAATCCCATTGTGTCCCTTATTAACTTAGTATTTGTATCGTATATAGGAGCACTATTATTTTCAAATGCCCATGATATATAATTAATAGGTCCCATTAATGAATCTGGAGATTTTTTAGCAGCTTTATAGAATATTTCAGTAGTTAAGTTAGCAGCTATAGGATTAGTCTTCATTTCTTTCTTATAGTCTGTATAAGCAGGATCTAATGCTAGTTTAAATAAGAAGAAGAAGAATAATGAACTAAATATGTCAGTAAGAAGTTTATCCATATTAGCTTTCTACCTTGGATTAGCCAATACCCAATCTTTTGCTATCTTCCAACCATCTGTAGTTCCTATATCCCACATTTCTTTGACAGTGTACCATATACCTTGTACTATCTCTGGAACTTTTTCAAGTACAGGCATTCCAGTATCTTCTGTTACCATGCTTCCATCATAATTCCAGAACAGTAGATTACCAGCCTCATCACGGGCTTGTTTGTCTACAAGAACTGTATTCTATCCAAAATAGTTATTATAAATACCATTCATCCAAGTAGTATACATACCAAAGAACCACATAATAGTTTCATGTTCAGCCATACCTTTAAGTACCTTATCATAAGCACCATAAATATTATTAGCTAAAGCTTTTATATTTTCTATTTCTTTATCAGAATATGGACTTAATAATCCTTTTTCACCATCTGGAGTTATATCTACCATATTTTCTGGATGTTCCATATTCCATTCTCTAGCCATTGACATATAAAGAGCTAATGCTTTTTTGTATTCTGCATTTTCTTTTGGAGTTCCATCTACAAGTGCTTTAAATCTTAAGTCTTCTTTCCAATTATATACAAGTTGGTCATCAACTATCGAGTAACCATCCCACGCTCCGTCTTGCATACAACGTGCAACGAAAAGAGTCATACGATTTAGAAAGTCAGGCCTACGTAGTGTTGAATATGCCCAGTTTCTATAATTCATAGCACCTGCACGGCCTACTTTTAAAGATTCAGTACTTGCAAGGTCTATATTAGATAGACGATATCTAGACATTAACTTACTGAGCATATTAATATTCATGGAATTTGTCATTCCATGAGTTACTACATAAGCATATGCAGCGGATATATTTTTAGCATCTAAGTCAGTATTTAATTTAGTAAGTGCTCTCATATAATTCTCTTCAAAACCTTGGAACGTATCCCTAAAGAATGAAACTAAATTACCTCCTAAGTTTATAAGCGTTACCTAACTTCTTGCTTTAGATAATGCTCCGGTGACTATCTATCCAAATTTATTTTTAATGGTGCTATCATACACATTAACTGTTAAGAAATCCTATATATACTTGATAGCTTCATCAAAGTCTTTTGAATTCCCAGACTCCCTTCCCATTATATGCATTTGTAGTAATAAGGCCTTAGTACCTACTAGAAAGTTATTAAGTTTTTCTGTACGTATACTAGCTGTTAGATAGTCAATTAATAATCCTTCTAGATTAGTTTCAAAGTAATCAACACCTTGTTTATCTATATATTGCTATCTGCTTATACTACTAAATTTTCCATCACCAATATCGAAAGGATTTCTAACAGAGAGTTGTTCCCTTTGTTCCATTAGTACTTGCCTTTCCTACTCAGATATTCCTTCTACAAATTCATCATACCATAAATCTGGGTCTTTTAGTATTTCAGTTACTCTCTTTAGCCTATTCTTCCAAGTTTCTTTCTATAGATTCTGCTAAGTTCTAGTTCCAGAAGAAGCTCTTTTTAAAGGTACGTATAAATAATCTCTAAATCTAGGCTTTTTTAAGTCCTATGCTATTTTAGGATCATTATATCCTGTATATCCTTTTGGATTAGATAATCCATGTCTTATTTTATAAAATTCAAATAGTAGCTTTTTTAGAAATACTCTTTCAGCATCATCTAGTTCTGGGTCTTCATATGGATTTTTAAAATTCATAGTTTTCTTACCCTAATCATCAAGTTCAAAGAGATGTTCAAATACTGAATTAATATTACCGATAATAGCATTCTAAGTTAGAGTATATCCCTTTGCTTCTAGGTACTCCATAATAAAACTTCTTAGATTCTAAGAATAATATTGCTCAATCTCTGTAGCCATTGTATTAAAGGTCTATACCAAACCGCTAGTAACAAGTCGTATATTAGCATTTGAAACATTAGTACTAGTACTCATGTTTCTACTACCTATTCCTAATTTTTCCCCATAAACTAACTTCTCTCCTTTATAATAATGGTAAGCATTAGCTACAGCAATATATAGTCTACAAGCTTTTTCTCGATCTCCATTATAGCTACTATTTGCTTTATCAATGATATCTTTTGGAGTTTTTAGTCCAGACATTAAATGTCCAAGACTTCCTCGTTCAAAAGCCTTTAATAAATCACCAAGAGCTTTAATTTTGGCTGCTCTATCCATAGTATTAGCAAGTTCAAATACTTTCTAGAAGTTTCCACTTCCGTAATCTTGTATATCTGCTTGTGAAAAATGCTAAGTAGCTAAAGCATATTCTCTCATTATTAAATCTATAGGATTAGTAAAGTTAGAACGTCCTAAAGTATTAAAATTATTTGTAAACTTAAATTCAGGATTTTTATCACTTACTACCTATACAATAGTTGGTAAATAGTTCTATACTACATCAGATACAGAATACTATACCTATGTTCCTAAAGGACTTATTACTTTTATATTTCCTAGTTGATTATTTTGCAAGTCAAGCTTTCCTAGTATCTAATTGATTAGTAGTGTAGTTCTTAATACTTCAAGACTTCCATAAGTTCCAGGTAACATATTTTGAGCATCTGCATCTCTTTTATACATTCCTAGAATAGTATGTGTTCCCTTTTTCAAAGGCATTTGTACATCAGTATTATAACCACTTAGAGTAATAAAGTCTATCTAATTAGTAACATTATTTTGTATAATAAGTACATTATAATCAATTAAATCATCCAAAATTTTCCAGTTATAAGTTCTTTTCTTTTTATCGGGGCTTTCGGTATAGTCTTGAAGGTATGGACGTAATATTTCTTCAAGAAATACTCCACTTCCACTTAAGCCTTGTGTTCTAGCCAATAAACGTCCAGCATCAACAAAATAACCCTTATCTCCTGAATCTTTAATTTTCTTAATAACCTATTTTAAAGTGTTTACTAGATATAAATTATTATCTTCTAATTCAGATATATGTTCTTTAACAACATCTAAAATTTCTTGGTTACTGTTCTTAGGTTTAGTGCTTTTTATATGATACTAAGTACCATTTAACACAACTTCCCAAGTTTTATCAGGATTTCTTGATATTACTAAAGGTTCTGCTTGTCCAGAGACAGGAGCGTTTTTTACATATTCGATGGCAGAACGATGTATACCTTCGCTTTTTATATTAATTCCAGGAACAATATATTGTGCTTGTTCTTCAACTATATCAAAATCAGAAGTAGATATATTTGGAACTTCTATGTCTGACTTTACAAAGAACTTAGCTTTATTATCATATGGTTCCATGCTATATCCTCCTTTTCCAGCAGTTATATTTCTAGGGTTACCTATAATTACATTTTCTAACATACTATATGTCTAGTCATATTGTAAAGTTACAGGTACAATATGCATGTCAATTCCTTTTACAGGTATACCATTCTATCTGAGTATCTACTTTATAAAAGCCATATAATACTTATATTTTTCTATTTTTTCATTAGCCCACATATCATAAGGCTAAGTTGAAGCTTTAAAATTGTATAAGTGTAGTACTCCAGAACTATCTATTGCAAGATAATCAATATGTCCAAATATATCTTGTCCTAAAGACTCTATTGTTCCTTTTATACCAAGGTGACTTATAATTTGTGGATCTGTAAATCTATATATATTATTATTAGCAAAAGCTTCCATTTGTCGTTTTATAGATTTTATTAAGTCTGAACGTCCAGCAAATGCAGTTCCTGATATATGTTTACTTATCCCGTCTTCAAAATCAGCAGTTCTTTTTGAATATATAGCATTTATATTGTCTATTATTTTATGTAATACTACAGAATCTTCTAATATCCTTTGTCTATTAGCAATTAACTCGTCAACCTTCCGTTCTGCTTCTGCCTATGATAAGTTAGCTTTTTTCTCATCCATTAGATTAGCTATTTCCATAGCACGTAATTCTGCAGAATCATAGCGTCTAACTAGAGGTTCTCCATCTACAAAACATCTAGGATCATCGATAAATTCCTATGCGGACATTCCCTCAGTAGTACCTAATTCGTCCTCGGATAATGAACTATTAGTAGAAGAAGATAGTTTAATTTCATGTGCAACTTTTTCTCTTAAATCTTCGAGTTGTCTTGCTATTGTTTCTTGTCTTAGATTTTTTGCAAATACTATATCATCCATATCTGTAAACTCACTAACATCCATTTTATCTATCTCTGCTAATAACTCTACTATATTGTAGGGCTTCCCATTAAAAGTATATATACATTGTTTCATTATTCACAACTTTCTTCTATTTTCTTATCGTTTAACTACTTTTCTAGCCAATTAGCCTTTTTTCTTTGCATTTGGATTTCACCGTTACCCTTTATAAAGGATGGGTTATTCTTAAGAGTTAATGCTACGTCCCTATTAAATCTATTCCAAAAACCTAGCATTGTAGAATCTGAATATTCCTTGAGAGGCTTATCAGCATCCTTCATATCAAATATATTGTTTTCATTTTCTTTTAGTTCTTTAGAATCTTCAAACAAAGTATTTAAATCGTACGGTAAATGTTTATTCATATGCTGTCCATACATATCTGCAAATACTTCTTCTGCAAGATCGTAGTAAGAACGATTTGGATATAATTTCCTTTTACGTTCTATAGCATTAGCTGCATATTCTGTATTTAAAGCTCTCTATAGTAAGGCTATATAAGCTTCTCTAGTAGCTGGATTAGCTTTAAGTACTCCAAGTATTAAATGAGCATATTCATGGAATGGATCTTGTACGTCAGCAGTAGAACTATTTATATATATTTCTCCGTTATGAATAAATGCTTTTACTGTAGAATCTAATTCAAGTCCATTTAAATTCATAGCTAATTGAAGCATTTCTTCTTCGGCTTCAGTTCTCCCTTCTATAGCCTATAATTTAGCTATTGTTTCTGGATTTGTAGCCTCTATAATATCATCATTAGATATTACATGTACTGGAACTCCAAATTTATTTTGCAAAGTAGTAGAAAGAGTTTCCAAAAATTTTATGATTGGAACTCTAGGAGAAGTTTTTGCTTCCTAGGGAGTAGTTTTATCAGTTTCTATAAAGTAATAACGTCTTTGACCTTCATTCTTAGTTTGTACAGATGACTTTATATAATAATATTTTACTGGAGCTTTCTTTATATCTGTTACTATAGCTCTAAATACATCTCCATTTTCTCTATTATATTGTATTCTTCCATCTTCTCCAACAAAATTCATTCTTTGGTTCACTTCACTTAGAAATATGGCAGCTTTTTCTGCAGTATCTATATTATTTATAATGTACTCTTTTACGTCAGCTCCGACATTTAAACCATTTATATAATCATAAAAATCCCACAGAGTTTTTTCTAGTAATATGGATTCATTATTTAACATATTATCAGTACTAACAACCATATCTATAGAGGTTATTATGCTTTTAGCTGGAATAAATCCATCACTTAAAAATGTACTACCCTCCCTTGTAGTGAGCTTTCCATTCTTTTTCCTTACCTTTAAATCAAATAAGCCGTAATTTTTTAATATTTCTCTACTAGATTTAATAGCAATAGCTTCTTTTGCTTCTTCTAAGGTATGATAAGATGTACCATCTGAATAAGGAGTTAATATACCCTTAGTAAAGAAAAATGCCTAAACTCCATTTATTGCTCCTGAATATATTGTATATCCATTTTGTGTTTCTATTTCACTAAACTAACTAATAGTGTCATATCCAAGTCCGTATACACTTTTTATTGTTGGATATGCACTTTCTAGTTTTAATATATTTCCCTTTATTTTTTTCGCTTTGTATCTAATAGGATTAGTGGTTGGACCTAAAAGACTTTGTAACCAATTAATAAAAGATTCGCCTAACCATTGTTCTTCGTCCTAATCGATATCCTCATTCAGTCTATTTACAAAAGATTTTTCTAATTCTGAGAGTTTGCTAAATTTTTCATCAGTTATAGCTGCTTTTATAGCCTCTTTTACTTCAGAGCCCTCTTTGTTTATAAATTCTATAAACTTTTCTGGAGAGTTAATATCCAATAGCTTTAATACTTCTGGTATATCAGACTTAAGTACTTTAGAATAATACTATTTTAAATTTACTTCTGCAGAGTTAAATCCGTAAGTGAATCTTTTTACAAATTCATTTACTAACGGGTGGTCATAACCTTTTAACTTATGCTCTCCATTTAAAACTAAATATATATCTTTAACAAATGTTTTTTCTTCATCAGACAGTCTACTAAATTCACTAGTAGCTATTAAATCTTTGAATCTTTCTTTTATGTATTCCTTATTTTTAGCTCTAAATTCATTGAATTTATCTATAGTATCTATTCTAAGTAGTTTTGATACACTAGGTAGTTTCTACTAAAATGTATTACTGTAATAATCATCTACTTTAATATCACTAGAATTTAAACTATCCATAAATGTAGTCAGTAATGGATCTCCTTGTAATTTAGGTATACTATTTAAAACGTTAGCTACATCTTCTAATACAAGGAATACACTACGTTTACCAGGCTCTTTCTTAATATCCTTATATTTCTTTTTATTATTTAAGTAATCACTTACTAAATCCCTTTTAGTTGGAAGATCTTTACTTTTAAGCTTTTCAAAAACTTCATCTAATTCATTAACTAAGTCTTCATTAAGAGAATCTATAAAATTCTCTGATAATCTTTCTCTTGTTGTTAAATATTTTCCTAACTTAATTACAGAATTCTTATCACCCTTGATTACAAATATTTCATTTCCTTTTGTATCGATTACTCTACCTTGAACTCCATTTTTAGTACTTCTATCTAAATTATCTAGAAGCAAGATAGGAACATCTACATCAGGAAATTCTATATCTGGATACATTGCTTTTATATAGGCAGTATTAACATTAGGGATTAAATCTTTAGCTTCTTGTATGTCATTATAAGTAACATCTTTAATAACTGCACTAGTAGAGCTCATGTAATTAATAAGATTATCTACAAATGTTTTCCATTCAGGACTGTTTTTTAATATCTTATTTAGATTTTGTTGAAGATTATCTACGAGAAAGTTTCCTTTCCCGTAGATTTCTTCATCACTAAGGTTAGATATAGTTATACCTTCACCTTCTTTAGTTCCATAATTTATCTGAATAGTACAAGTCATACACAGTTTATTTTGAATTGAATAGTACTCGTTCTCATTAGTTCACTAAGTACAGCTGCTGGATTATTAGCGTTTAATAACATCTTTATTTGAGCTAAGTATGTAGAATAAGGATTTCCAAGCAAGAAATAACCTCTCTAAGCTGCAAACCTACCTAATCTGTCTAAGTTAGTTTCTCCGGAAACAGTTGGTAACATGGATGGAATTTCAACATACTTATATCCTTTACGCATATAATATCTAGGAACTCCATCTTTTATCATAATTACTACTGGAGCAGTCTATCCTTCTAAACTGCTAACAGTCTTTGCTTGAGCTAAAAATAAGTCTCTAGCAGTAAAGTTGAATAATTCATCAACATCTTCTCCTTTGTGGTCCATTTCTCCTATATACTTTAAATATCTATTTATTAAGCTATTTCCTTTTCTATCAAACTCATTTATAAAGTTCTCAAATGCCTTAGTTAGTCTATCAGAACCATATCTATTGTTATTTACAACTAAATTGTATAAAGCAAACCAATCAGCTAGGTTATGACTTCCAAATTCAATATTACTTAACTATCCTAATGCTTTAGAATACTTAGCTAACTGAATAGTAGTATACGCTGAATCTGCGCTCATATTAATATTAGTTTTCCATATAGGTACATCTCCATCCATATCCCTAGTTAAAGATTGTATAAATTCATTATTCCTTAATTGAACATTAATAGCACTATCTTGGAATAGATTACCGTTCTACAATCCAGGAATTACTACATTTTCAAAATAGTATTTAAAACTAGCTATAGATTCTTCAGAATTTATATTTAAAGTGCCACTATTAGTCTACCTAACTAACTATCTATTACTATTAAACAACCTAGCTCCTTTATTTATAGGAAGTTTAAAACTCTCTTTTTCGGTTATAAATTTAGTAATAATAAGTTTAGAAGCAAACTTTAGTATACTTGAATAAAGATCTGTATCAATATATGTATTTGGATTTTCACTTCTTATCTTTCTTATAGCACTTTGTAAAATTCTACTCTTTGTAGAGAAAGCATTTACAGTACATTCACTTCCAAGAAGCCTGAACATATTACTAAAGTGTGGTATATAGTCAGCTGCTGCAAATATATTTACACTATGCTTTATATAATTATAATATTCACTAGTAAGTCTTCTATAACTATATTCTTCTCCTAGAACAGGATTTCCTTTATCATCAGTTATTATTTTTCCAGTTTCATCTACTTTAGGTAATCTAACTGTAGCATCTTGTAACCATTTAACTGGATCAAAATTACCATTAGCTACTAACATGTACTTCTCTACATTCTTAGAACCTACCTTATTTACAAAGGCATCTAGATTGAATGTTCCATCTTGGCTAACTAATTTAACTGCTTTTTCCCTTTGTTCTATATTGCTTCTAAAACGTTGTAAAGCACTCTCCAAGTCTTCTGTTTTACCAAGTAATCCTTGGTTAATACTCAACATTTTACCAAAGTTACTAAATTCATTAGCCCCTTCAAATACTTTTTCGAACTCGTTAACATCTGCAAGCATATTATTAATCTATGCAAGAGACATATTATCTGGAAGAGCCTATCCAATTATAGTTTCTTTATTTGGAGCTAGATCCTTATCTTGTTGTACTATAGATTCTCTTAAGTTAGTTAAATAATTCTTTAGATCTCCAATTACTTTTGCGGGTTTAGTATCATTACCAGTAAACATATTAGGATTAGATAATCTATCTATTAAATCTACAGCATCACTTGTCATAAATGCTACTATATCATTAATATCAAATCCTAAAGACATTAAATAAAGATAACATTTAGCTAATTTACTTCCAGCATTAATCTTAGCTAGAATAAGCTCTTTAGCATTATCAGTTGCAGCAGAAATCATCTAACTATTAATGTTGTCAGTTTTAATATTAGGATTTAGCTTATTTTTTATTAGGCTATTTATAAAGGTTTCTACTGCTGTTTCTCTTTCTTTTCTCTTCTCTGGAGTATCAGTTTCGTCAAATATAGCTTTTATACCTTCTATATTTATATCTGGAAGCATTCTTATCGATGTATCTACAGGTTTGAAATCATCTGAGCTTCTACCAATAATACGCTTAGTATTAAATTCAAACCTTGCAAATTCTAAATCAGAATGTGGTGTTACTATTAACTCTCCATTTTCCACAGTATAATCAACCCCTTCTCTAGCTTTTTTGATTACATCATTTACATAAAAGTTCCACATAAACATAGCCTTTTGTCCAGTAGCTGCAATAGCAATAACACTTTTACCTGTCATATTTTGATATTGCATTTTATAAACTGCTAATGGATTAAGTAATGTAATTCCTAGTGCTTCTTTACCTTTAGGGCTATTATCGGATGCGTCTCTTAAATCTTCCATTTCTACGGGAATGTAAGAATCAGCTGCGTTTCTAACGTGTTGGATAGTATTCTAAATATGGGAAGATACAAAGTTACGTAGAGCCATAGGTCTAACTCCAACTGGAATCTATACACTGTGATGTCTGTTTAAAACTTCTCTTACATTTTCTATGTAATTGTCTTTACAGTATATCTTAGTATTATCACCTAATTTATTAAGGATGTCCGCGTAAAGATTTATTTTATGTACTCTATCATTAATTTCTTGTTGTTCATTCTCATACTTATGTATTTTTAGCCTATCTTCTATTTCATGCAACTATTGAACCTATGCAGTAATATCTAGTCCTTCTTTTGGATCTGAAGTTCTTGTAATAACTACATCAGGATTAGGCATAGATAAGTACTCAGAAGCTTTAATAGTTTCAATACTAGTATAATCAAATAGACTACTCCATCCTATATATGAACCATTGTCATCAAATGCAAGCCCCATTATATAAGCTTTATCAATATCATAGTCAGAACCTTGTAACCAAGTCTACCAGTGAGAAACATATGCCTAGTTACTTCCTTCCCCAGAAAAGCCTACAAGCGTCATATTCATAAATGACTGTAACGTTTGAGCTGGAATACGAGAAGCAGTGAATCCTGTAGAGCGCATAAAAGATGCTTTTCTCTTTTTACTGAGTTTATTTATATACTCCTTAGTATAAGATTCATTTAAGTCTTTAAGTCCTCCCTTTTTAAATACAAGAGCGTCTCCTTGCTAAACCATCTTGAAGTTATCAGAAATCTTAATTTTTCCTCCAGATGCTTCAGGTATTTGATATATAATACCATCATATAGATTAGTTAAATAACTACTTAACTCAGGATCATACAAGAACTCATCTGCCATTTTTGACATGACGTTCTTTAGTCTTCTAGTTCTAGAAACACTGACTCTATCATTATTAATTGTCATTAGTTCATATGAGTCAGCCTAATATATATCACGTATAATTTTTCTAGTAAGATTAGTAATACCTTTATCTATATCAGCTGCTTTTTGTTGCTCAGTTTCTTTAAAACTTTGCATAGCTCTCTACATTTCTTGGGTGTTTATATTAAAGACTGCATGTCTAATATGTTTACCCTTAGAATCTTGAGTTACTCTATGTTTAGTTACAAATTCAATATACTCAATTACTTCTCCAGAAGGATTAACTGAGAATCTACCTTCTATTACTTTGTCTCCCTATTTATATACTTTATTTACAGAATCATAAGTTAAGTCTTTTCTAACAATATCCCTACCTACTTGGAATAATTTCCTTCCATCATCATCCATTGCAAAAACATCATTAACTACAATGTCATTGGCTCTTCTATGATTAGTTTCTCTATGAAGCTTACCCCAGGATGAAATTTTATATTCTGTTCCTTCTATAGAACTACTAGATAAGTCCCTATCTATAGATATATAAGTATGTCTTCCATTACCTTTCATCATTATTAAGTCATAGAAGTCCTAATTAATAGCGCTAGAACGAACTTGTCTATCTTTAGAAGCAAAGAAAGACTTAGACATATTTAGTACTTCTGCTAAAGACATATGTTGGTTAATTCCAAACTTTGTCTGATATATATTAGACATAATAAGTTCAGCAGGCGTATTATGTAATACTATATCATAGGTCTTTTCTCCAACTGTCCACTTTCCTTTATCTAGTTGGTCAAGTAACTACTATGTCTTAGGATTCTTGTTATTTTTAAAGGCTTCTATACATTCGTCTGTATCAAATATATTTGTTACTCTCTGACGTCCTTGTTCATCTGTCCATTCCCACCAAATCTTTGTTGGAGCTAGATTACGTGCAATATGTAGATTCTTTCTAAAACCTGTTATAGTAACAGGAATGCCTAGTTTTTTCTATACATATGCTCTTGGATCAGCTTTAAAGTTATAATAGTCTTTTATTTCGTTTAAAGTAACATCTAACCAATGTTCTTTACCTTCAGCATCCTTATATCTAATTCCTATATTATCAGTAGGCATAAATGTTTCTAGATAATATTTAAAATCAGGTAATTTGCCAGGTTCATTAGGAATACTATAATAATATTTATCCTTATTATAATCATCAGTAACTTTCTAAAGAAAAGCTTTTACTATTTTGGAATTAAAGATATGAGCGTCAAATCTATTAGTAGAATCTAAATATAACTACTCAAAGTATTGATGATATGGATGTGCTAATACTTCTTCTACTGCCTCTTTCTTTTCTTCTTCATCTTCAGCTTCTTCTGCAACTGATTGTAGATAAGCATACTCTTTATATGCTTCAAGAGCCTCTCTCTTTATATCATCATACTAATAAGTTCTGCCACCTATTTCGTATATTGTTGCAACTTCATATCCTGGAGATATAACAGCTCCTAATCCTGGATATTTTTTACGTATTGATTTTTTTGTTATAACTGAAGCATAAGTAGACAAAATACTACTATAGATATTATCATCACTGAATGGAATTTTAAATAAATCCATATCATGCGTACTAGTTAGATTAAATTTAGCTTTAATTTGACCTAAAATAGCCTCAGCTAGTCCAGACTTACCACTACCCATTTTTATGTTGTCAAGAATAGTCTTTCCTACAATATCATATAAGGCATCTCTAGCCTAAATTTTAGCTTGAGCAATATGCTATTTAATTGTTTCTATTTCAGATACTAAATTAGAAGTATTAAGATCAGGATATTCCTTTTTAGGAAACTCATCTTCGAAAGCTTTAATAAGACTTTTCTAGTCATAATCTAATACTCTTTCTAATAGTGCAGTTACTTTTGTTTCTTTGTCTAGTCCTATATTTTTCTTAAACTATTCAATAAAAGGAGCTTCCTCAATAAGAGTTCCTGCTTTCTAATAGGCTTTAATAGCATCCATTTCGATCTTAGCCTCTGCAAGAGCGATTTGACCGAGAGCTTTATAAATACTTCCCACATAATCATGTACACGTCCTCCGGCATCTAGTGCTGATATAACCTAAGAGAATTCAGTCATTTCAGCTTCATCAGCTTCATGGTCAGCATCCATTTGAATACCATAATAACGTGTATCCATAGTTATATAGTCTAAATTTTCATCATTATAATATCTCTATGATGAATTTCTATTACCAGCCCCATTTTTAATGGCACTATTATTACATAGATAGTCTATCATTAAATATTTAAGAGGTTGTACGTAGTTATCCTAGTTAAGTGCTGCATATTTAGTGAGACCTGCCTTTCTAATAGTTACATTATTTATAATGTTAGCTACTACATAGTTAGATGCTTCAGAAGCTCTTAATTCTTTTTTAGACTGTCCTGTAGAATCAACGACTTCTGTAATAGATTCACTATCTATGCCTCCAAACATTTCATGTAATTCATAAATACTATTTACTGTATGTAAGCCTCTGTCCAATTCCTCAAAAGCACTTAGTATATGGTCTTCTCTATAATGATTACCCTACATGTCAAAGTAATGATAAACCTTTTGCTATATATCTGGAGCTTCTCCGCTTTCAGTAACTATTCCCTCTATAGTATAATATGCAGACCTAGGTCTAATATTACTTTTTTCCTATACAGTTTCAAAACCAGCATCAGTAATAGCATAATGGTTTCCTTCTGCTCCCATATAATAAAGCATTGTATTTCCATCAGTAATAGTACTAAATTTTATAGCTTTATCACTAGTATGCCCAGCTAAAGCGAATATGTTTCCATCGAATTTAGTATACCCTTGTTTAACTGGTCTGCCATCACTCATTAATATTGGTTTCTTATTTATATCAGTTACGATTTCTCCAGTCTAGTCATATAAAGCATCACTAATGACTTTTGACCAACTTTGGTTTGTCATTTTCATGAACATTTTACGCATAGATACAGGAGAACCTTCAGACTGTCTCATTAGAGTATTGGTCATAGTATGCGCTGCAAACTTAACAAGAGAAGCAGTCATATGTTCACCATCATAGTAATGCCATATAGGTTTCTTAATTGTACCTACTTCATTTTCTTGTAGTGACCAGTTTTCTAAAATAGATGTAATAGGATTTATCCAAGCTGAGCCATCATGTGCATCTATTCCATCTGATTTTCCAGTAAAATTAAACACTGCTGCTTTTATATCATCCATTACAGCTACTTTCATATGTGTACCTATACCCCTTATAGTACCCTGCATATAGTAACGCATAGTTGCAGGTATAATTACATTACGTTTTAACTGTGCTCCTTGCCCAGCTGCCTCTACATAATAAAGTTGCTATTGTCTTACTTCTTCAAGTTCTTTAGCATACTTAGGTATTCTACTTATTAATTCTTCTAAATCACTGAATGACATACTCTCAAAGAAATAATCAGGATTTATTCCTCTTTCTTGAGCCATTTGTTTAGCTACTGGAATAATTTCGGTATTAACAGCTAAATCGTTATTTATTCTTTTTCTTATTTCTTTACCAAGGTTAGTTCCAATAAGTTGTTTATTCTTGTGATTTATTTCAGAACCAGTAAGTAGCATTCTCATACTATTATTTAGATAACTATTTACTAAGAAATACCTTTCTAAAAGAGGATTAAGCTACATATCTGGCTTTATATCCTGTACTTTTGTTATAGCATTACCTTCAGAGTCTTTAGCTAAAATTATATTTCCATCACTAGTTGCCCATCTTCCAGAGTAAGTAATTTTACTAAAAGCCATACCAGTAGGAGTATCGTCTTTTATTTTTCCATAAGAATCTATCTTCACTTTTTCAAATTTAAAACCTGTTTTTATTAAGTCAGTTAAGAACTTAACTTTTTCAGTCATTAGGCGTTTTCTAAACTCTTTTGGTGTGTATAATTCTAGTGCGTAATGTGCAAGAGACTCATTAAAAGCTAAAAAATTATGCTTTTTACCATTAGAATCTTTAGGCGAATTTGGTCTAAAGTGAGTATCTAAGTAGATGTCTACTTTAGCTGCTTTAGCTAAATTTATAAGTACTTTTTCTGCATCTTTACCTTCAGATATTGCTTTTTCAGAAAGTTGACGTAGTTTTTTGTCTACCTATTTTACTAACTATTTTATATTGTCTTTATTATATGTAATTAACTTTGTACTTGAATCAACTACATAAGCTTGATCATATAAAGGCTATAAGTCAGTAAATATTTTAGCATAGTCACCTAATACATTTTTTAGTATAGCTCCATAAGCATATCCCATTTCATGTGCATACTTAGATTCTATATCAGATAATTCTGCTTGCATTAAGTCAAGTCCATTTATTTTAGTTTTAATTCTATAATTAATGAACTTTGTCTTATCAGAATATGTAGTAGGTTGTATTATTATATAAGGACTATCTTCGATTAAAGGAAGAATGAACTTGTCCATTATAGCATGATAATAAAGTTCTCCTTCTTCCATATTCTTTACCTATTTAGTAGCACCATTAGGTAATCTGACCTCGGTATCAATTACAGTACCAATAACTGCTGTTGGGTCTTCTGCAAATATATTATTATTTAAAGGTTGTCCAGCAGTAATATAAGGAGCATGCTGTGCGTCTTGTAATAACGTCTATAAGTTAGAGCCCATAAATGCTAATCCATAGTTAGGTAGACTATCTCCTAGTTGATTCTTGGTATTAGCAGTAGATATTTCTCCTGACATTATGTGTTTTATATCTATATAATTCTATAACCAATTTTGCCCACTAGTTAAAGTAACTAGGGTATTACCTAATTCAGAAAGCTTCCATATTTCTTTCCATGAGTAATCACTTTGAGAAATGTCAGAAATTTTAAATACTGGATATAGATTTTTATCAGCTATAAATCTAGCTAAATCTGTTCTGTTATATATTGTACCTGGATTCTCTAATTCTTTTTCAAATTTTTTATGAATGTCATTTACAACTAATCCTCTAGTAGCAGTAGCTAAAGCATTAGCTACACCTGTAGGATATTTAGATTTAAATAAGAAATACTCTAGTAGGCCGTTTTCATCTAAAGTAAAATGTGTTCCTGCTAAGTCATCAATAAAACGAAGTACATTCATAAAATCTGCATTAGTACCCTCTTGGTTATCAATTATAGCTTTACGTCTTTTATATGTAGAAACATCATGTTTATTAAGAAAAGAACCGAGACTAAGAAATTGAGATTCGTCTTTACCCTTGACCTCTATTGTAATATTCTTATCTTCTGAAGCTTTACTTAATAAGCCATACTTATTACTAGCTAAAGACTCCATTCCATTTACTCTAGTCTGAACTGTAACTCTTACAGTAGTTCCATTAATATCTATAGTATAAACAGATTGAGCTTCGTCTACGTTAGAAGTAAATGTATACGGAAAATCTGAGTCAGTACTAATATTATTTCTATTTACAGAGTTTAAATGATTAAATAATTCTCTCTTACTAGAGTACTTTCTTTTAATTCTAGTAACTAATTCACCATTATCCACTGTAGTTTCAAGATAATTCATGCTAGTAGAAGATAATACTTGGGCAGATAAACTATCTACTAAAGAATATCTATTAGTTATACCATGTTTTCTATTGTAACTCTATTCTATTTTATATAGTGAATTAGGACGTGCAAATACAAAGTCATATACTGCATCTAGTACCTAAAAATCAAAATCATTTATTCCAAACTTAGAAAGCTATCCATATAATCCAGTTTTTACATTATCTGTATTACCTTCTTTTAGATGTTGTTTGTAAGCATCATGAATATTATGTAATATTGTTTTTAGACTTTCTGTAGGATTATTTGAGTAACCAACAAGTAACTTATACATATTACTAGTAGTTGGAAATCCAGATACTACATCAAATAATGATGTGAAAGTATTTAAGAAATTAACAGGAGTTAATTTAGTATCCTTAATAGGAATTAATTGTATTAAGAACTTAGAAAAATTTCCCATTTCTCTTATAGCATCACGTACATCTACTTCCCATCCTTGTACTCTATTTTCAGTATCCTTTCCGAAATGATATTTATAAGATACTTCACCATCTTCATCTATTTCAATAATATTTTTCTATTTACTAGAACTTACGTAATCTCCTATAGAATCTTTTATTAAATCATCAAAGTAAACTAAAGTAAGATAGGCATTCATAGCTTCGAAGAATGAAGGAATCTCTCCCATTTTGTATTCTGGATTAAGGCTTTGACTCATCCAATCTTCTTCTATATCACCTTGTAATGTTCCTACTCTTCTCTTATACTCTATAACTTGATACATTTTATCCAGGGTAGACTGATATTTCTTTACCAGTTCATTTCCTGTATACGCGTATCCAGCTAAGTCTGAGACACCTAGAGCTTTTAAATATTTAAGAATAATTCTAAACTTATCTTTCTATAAGTTTTTTATATGTTCATTTAAACTTTCAACAGTATCTACTATTTGGTTTTCTTCAGCCTCAGTATCTATGACAGTTCTTAAAGCAATTTCATCCCTAATTTGGTCTCTAAAGAATTTTTCTGCCTATCTATTATTAAGGAAAAAAGTACTTAAGGCACGTCCTAGTTTCATTCTATGACGTTCCTAAGCATTTTCAGTAACTCCAATAAGTGCTTCTAAAGGTTCTTCAGATTCCCTTTGTATTCCAAGTTTTGGAAAAAATTCTATTTCTAGACCTTTTCTTAATAATTCTGATTGATGTCCACCAAGAGTTAGGTCAAATCCTTTGGTTTCCATTTCTGTGGATCCTAATTCGGTTAATACTTTTTCTATAAATTTTACCATAGAATCCTTAAAACTATCAGGTTGTAAAGACGTATTTTCACTTAAGCTAAAGCTAGTAAAATCATCTTTAAATCTATCTATTAAAATATTAAGCAAGTCATCCACAGACTTAGCTTCCTTCACACTTGAAGGAAGCACTATTTGGTCTGTGTCTTTTATATTAGGTTTCTTACAACTCATAATTAACTTTTTAATGTACAAGAAGTTTTATAAGCCTCTATAATTCTAGATAACAAATCTTTTGCATCTTCATCTGTATCTGGATAATTTTTAACTAAGTTATTTAAAGCTTTATCAAAACTTTCAGTTCCAATTACTAAGGACACTTTATTATTGTTTATTGCCCATTTCTTTAAATAACCTTCCTTAATTTCTCTAGCTAATGCTTGTGCAGCTTCACTATAATCTTCATTATCTTTATAATTATCAAGAAGTCTCTCTATATCTTTAATTATTGCATTAGGTTTAACAATCACTTTTTTGTTCTTCTCTTCAACTTTAGGTTGTGGATTTATTAAGGAATCAGCAGTAATAGTACCATTTACATATCGTAACTCCCATTTCTTTGATCCATCACTTACTATTAATGATTTTCCGTCTCTAATTATTTCATTAACAGCCTTTAATTCTGGATAAGAGTCTGTTAAGTATGTAACTTTAACAGTATTTCCATCATACTGTAATCCTGTGATTACTTTAGATAAATCTATAGACTTAGTAGGCTGTGTTTCAATAATTTTTTGTTCATGTGGACGAATCATCTAAGTTTCAATTTCTTCAATATCCTTCTAAACATCTCCAAATTCAAAGTTTTCAGCATTATCTATAATACCTAAAGTTTGTAATGTTCCAAGAGTTTCTTTTAGAGGACTTTCTGGTTTTAAGTTACCAGGCTTAATTGGCTCTACTACAGGAGCCTCATCCACTGGTTCAAAATTCCATTCTAAGATAGGTCCACCAGGTAGAGCATCACTCAAGAATAAGGCTGAGTTAGTTGCACTATATGCAAATAATTCACCATAGTTTTTATTTCTAATTATTATTGGGTCAGAGAACATACCCTATTTATAGATTGCATCCTCTGAAGTTTCCTATTTATAATTGAAATCATTATAATGTTCTGAAGACTAGGCTACTATTCCATGAAATATAAGATTAAATAAGTTATCTAAACGCTAGTCAATATAACCTATTTCTCCATCATCTGTTCTAGAGTGCTCAAAACTTATATAACCAGGTAATCCAGTAATATCAGGGTCATTATTCCTTAATAATCCTTTTTTACCTTTATATTCAAAAGCTTCATCAAGTTCAGTATAATCTATATCGTGTTTAGCCTACCCTTCTAAAGCATATCCAATATGGAATGTTGGGTTTTCCTAATCATTATATTGATTTAAGAACTGCTGTTTACCAAGAGCTGCTTTTCTATATAGATTGTGTGCTATATTCATTAAGGCTATTGGGAAAGCATCAACAAGAGCTTGAGGTCCAAATGTTACATCTATAACACGGTTATCAACTCCAAGAGAAACTTTACCTCGTCCAGATAAGTCATTTGCCCAGCCTTTTACTTCATTATAGTCTATTTGGGAGTCTATATCTAACTTTTTGGCATCTGGGAAGAACTCATAGACTACTTTATCAAATAAATTGGTTATGAAATTAGTATATTGTTCAGCTAATTCAGGGTTAAGATATATTCCATTTGGATTTACTTTATCATAGAATGGATTATCTGTTCTAATATTAGTTAGTTTCCTAATATAAGCTCCACTTTTTGTACTATATCCTATTCTGAACTAACGTACCTTTGTAGCTAAAGAGTCATTAAATTCTCTGATTTTAATAACTTGATCTACTAAAGGCATAGCAGTATTCTTTCTAAGCCAATTATTATAAGCATCTTCGTCTACATACTGAGAACCTAATTCCTATTTAGCAGTTTCATAATACTATTCATCTGCTTTAGCGTAGTTTATTAAATCTTCTTTTGTCCAGTTATTAGCTTCTAATAATTTCTATACTTCGTCATTAAATGCTGTAAGGTTTGCTCTGAAGTTCCATAAAGAGGCAAACATTCTTATAGCATTATGTCTTAATCGTACAGGTAAACTAAAGTCATTTTCTTTTCCTGCCTTTCTATATGCCTATTTATATATCTCTTGAAAAGTTCTTCTATATAAAGAGTTAAAAGATACTCCAGCATTATGTAATACAAACATTCTTACTTGGGGTTTATTATTCTTCCTATCTCTCTATTGATTTTGCCAAGTTGTATATAAATCTTCTGGTCTTATATTAGGATTAGCTGATGCAAATACTACAGGTTTTCCCTTAAGATTTTTACTAAGAGTTGGATTAAGTCCTTCTAGTGCTCCTGTAACTATAAATACAGGGCTAACTGACATATTAGCGGTTCTATCTTCCCATTCATTATATCCTCCATCTAGTGCCCCTAAACGTATCTCATTTCTTATCAGACCTCTAGCATTTGCTTGAGAATTTGGAATCTATAGTAATTGAGTCTTACCAGTAAATTTAGGTCTTTTAATTTTAATTTCACCTTGATTAACTAAATTTTGCAGTTTAATTCTATAGTCCTCAATTTCTGCTCTTTTAGCTGTTAGTTCATCGTTAGTAAGACCTTCTTCGTTTTTATTAACATATTCAAGCCATTTATCTGGATTTGCTATAGCTCCTAATGTTATAGTAACTGGATCACCCTTAGATTTAATTCTTGCCTATATAGATAGAACTTTCTTCTTACCATCTGGACCTTCTATAAATGAAGTCTACTTATCATCTGCTGTAGTACGTCCAACTAGACTATGAGTATTAGGATCATAATCTTCCGCCACTGCATAGAATTCAACATTTTCTGGAGTAAAATCTTTTTTATTAAATAAATCCCTTACTCTATGTGGAAGAATATTATATGTATCCTCCATGTCCATGTCAAACGTAAATATGGCACGTAAAGCAGATAAAGCTCTAACAAGTTCTCGTCTCTCGGCTCTATTAGAGGCTGCAACAGTTCCTCTACCTCCAAATATACCTATATCTCTACGTTCTCCTGTTAATATCCATTTACCTTTGTCCCCTATTGTAGCTCCCCCTAAGAATTGTATATTACTATACGCTCTATAACTTACAGGAGCTCCAGTAGGAGTGGGTTCTGGTTCAGGTTCAGTAGTAGTAATTACTTCATTATTAACTGGTTCTATATCTTCAGGTAGGAATACTAAAGCAGGATCTTCTTCATAGAAACTTTCTGGTATTGGAACTTCATCTAATGAAGGTTCCCCAGTCTCTTCAGTTTTCGGTTCTTCAGTTTTCGGTTCTTCAGTTTTCGGTTCCTCAGTCTTTTTAGGTTCAACTTTCTTCTCTTCAGGTTTAGGCAGTTTTTTGTATTTTCCAAGAATTGCTTCAATATCCTATTTTCTTGATTCAGTAAATGCTTTTTTAGCTTCATCGCTCAAATTTACAGACTAAGTAGTATATTCTTCTTGTTTATTACCTATTCCATATTTACCTTGAATTCCTTTACTAATTTGTCCCCTATCTATAATAATACTGCCATTACGACTACGTGTAATCATAGTATATATGTCCTATAGATAAGGCATTATGTGTCCTCCCTTTAAAACAGAATCGTCCTCAGTAATTTGGTCAAAATCTTTGTCCACTATTACATAGTCAAATTCTTGACCTTGAACATTAAGTGGGTCTATATGCTTAATTTTTTTAAGAACTGAACGTAATTTAGTAAATGTAGCACTATTTACATCACCAACAAATGCTATAGGTACAGCCTATGGATTCTACTATAGAGATGTTGCTTCTAACATTTGTAACCTAGTTAGATCTTCATCGGATAAATCAGAAACAAATTTATCTCCATTTAACGTAGTTTCATTTTCATAGAAACTTAGGCTAAGTCCCTTCAGTTTTTCCATTACTTCTTTAACTACAGCAGCTCCATTCTATTCATTAGAAGCCCTTAATTTGTCCATTAAAGTAGTAAGTAATTTCTAGTTGTATGTTTTCCATACATTTCCAGAACGTAAAGATATGTTAAGTCTTGGAGTTCTATAAGCTAATACTACCTCCCTTTGAATATTCTATAATGGAGAATTTAGTTTTATTTCCTTATTGAAGCCTTTCTAGTTCTCATCTCCCAGCAATGTAATTTTAGCACCAGTTAATTTGGCATACTGTCCTAATGCCTATAAAGTCAATGTATCTATATGTGTAGCCTCATCAATTACTATATGCTTAGGAGCATTAGTCGTTATAAAGTAAGAAGATAAATCATTAAGTACAAAAGTCTTAGATTTATCTAGACCTGTTCCTATTTTATAGTCAGTTTGTACTTTACCTTTATTATTTCCAAGTATAGTCTATAATATCTAATCAACAGTCATTCCTTCAGCTGAAGGTGCAACTCCCTTTAGTCCATTTACTTGATCTTCTGTTGGACCAGATATCCAAGTTTTTTCTTTTGGATTAATAGCAAACTTAGCTTCTACTTGTGACTTACCTGCCCCTCCTAGTCCAGTATATATTCTAGTATTATATAGTATAGGAAGCTATAATCCTTTAGCTGTAGCTATATTCTTTAGTTTATCAAGAGTCTCATTTATTATTTCAGGATGTGTATCTAACGCCATCCCTAATAACATTCCAGGCTATTGTGTAGCAATAGGAGCTATAGCAGAATTATTATTTATAAAGTCTAATTCTTTATTTAAATAGTCTATTGGGTCTACAGCCATTAAAGAAGCAAAGTACATTAACTAATCATACTTTGTGAATGATGCTCCAGTTAAGTCCTGGTCTATTTTTGATGTCATTCCAGATAATAAAGCATCATCATCTCCTATAGCTTTTATTAAAGAATCTAATATCTAAGAAGTTGTAACTCCTTTAGCAAGTAATTTTTGTACATTATTATGAAAAAGATTTTCAAGTACAAAACTAGATTCAAGGTCATCTCTGTCAGTTACTCTTTCAAATCCTTCTGATAATTCATCTAAATATGGAATGTCTACAGCATTTGGAACTACAACATTTTTAAGAATATCGACTCTTGCAGCATTAAGTCCTTCTAATGTTTTCCATAGAGCTTCAACCTTATTATCAGAATTCATTTTACCTACTTCCATCCACTAATTGATTTCTTTTTCATATTGTTCTAAAGATAACATTAATGAACTTCCAGTCTAATTATCTAATGTATACAAGTCTTCAAAATTCTTAAATGCTTCTTCTCCAGCTTTACTATGGTCATGTACAAACTAATTTATAGTTTTATTATAAGCGTACCTTTCATTATCGGCTAAATTAGCCTCCATATAAGTTGAAGCTACTATAGCTTTAGTAAATTTTATTAACTATAATGAATCTTTTAAATACTTCTTTTGTTCATCAGACAATTCAAAGTCATTAGGATTTTCTTGGTTAACCCATATTTTATGAATAGTTTCAAGTCCTTTTTGTATATCAACTTGTTCTCCACCTAGAGCTGCAGCTACTACACTTATAATTTTCTATGCAGGACCTTCTAATTCAATCTTAGACTCTAAGTCTTCAATAAGTCTTAAATCTTCATTAGTAGTTAATTCGTTTATTATTTTTTCAACCTGAGATTCTCTATGAGTATACTCTAAGTCCTTTTCTTCTTGTTTCTTTCTCTCTACATAGTCCTCTCTCCAATCAGTAAACTGTAAGTCTTTTGCCAAGTCATTTAATAAATCTTTTTTACGTGTTTCATCAGATTCTATATAGTCTTGGCTAGCTTCTAATTCCTATCTTCTTTGTACGTATGTGTTATAAGCATTAATGAGGTCTAGTTCTGGTAAATCTTCAGTTGTTATTGCAGTTCCTAATTCTTCTGGAGTTTGATCTTCACTAGTTTCTTCGTTATGTATTTTAGTGGTATTATAAAGTTCTGTTATTTTTTCTTTAATGTCCTGTCCATTTAATTGTTCATAAATAGCAGCCATATCTATTTTATCACCTAATAAGGGACGTAATACATCAAATAAATAGTAGAGATCTTCTAGTTCAGCAAAATAAAAGTTTTCTCCTTCTCCTAATATATCTCTTGCTTTTTCTGACCATTTATCCTCAACTATTTTATCAACACTAGCTCTTACTGCTGTTCTAAGTTCATCAGGTGTAGGATTACCATTTAAAGCATCTAGGACCACTTTATCACTTACTATACGAGATATAATTTGTTTTTTAAATTGTTCTGAAGTCTTTCCCATCTAAGCAAGAAAACGTCTCTTTACATTAGAATCCATATAAGAAGATTGCGCAGCTAAATCTTTAATCCACTCTTTCCAATGTGAATTATGCTCATCAATTATTTGCTATCTTTCTAATCTTCTTGTTATAAATTCTTGTGGGTCTTCTCCAGGTTTTGGACGATTACGATATTCATATTCTTCATCATCATCAGTACCAAGACGTGTATCTGCATTCCATTTAATTACTGTAGGATCATAGTCTTCTAGTTTCTTAGTAATGTCTTCCCAAAAATTATAATAGTTGATGTCAATATCATCAAGCAAAGGCACTTTTCCCATATCATTCTATCTAAGTAGTTTATACTACATATTCTAGAATATACGGAAAGCATAATCAAGAGTATCTTTTACATTATGATTCTTACTATATTCTTCCCATTGCTGGTCCATTTTTTGTTTTGCAGTACCAGATAACTAACTATAATCCCATCCTTTTGCTTGTGCATATTGTTCAACATTAGTAACTATGAATCCAGAAGATAGACCTGGATGCATAGCAAATAACATTTTTTGCATATAATCAAGAGAATGTTCTCCATTGAAGAATTTATCTCTTTCTAATCTTGCATTATTAAGTGCTTCATCAAGTTCATCTATACGACGTTTATCAACTTCTGTATCCTTTTTAGATAGTTCTTCTGCTTTCATTTGCTCGATATCAATTATTCTATCAACAAGCTATTGATAGCGTTCTTGATATCCTGTTACATAAGAATTATCTCTTAATTCCATAGCTAGTCTCATGTAACGTTCATCAGAGAGAACTAAGTTTTTAAACAAATCGTCTTCTGTTTTATTTAGTCTATTACGTTGAATAATTTCTTCTAACTAGTCGACACTCTAATTAAGAACATTAAACACAAAGTCATTCTATGATTGATGTTGACTATCTGCAGTTATAAATACTGGTTTATTACTTACTCTACTGTCTACTAAATAAGAAAGTTCAGTACTTCCTAACTGTCCTTTTTTATGTAAATCAGCTATAGCATCTCTAACTTCTTGAGCTTTTCCCTATCTAATAAGTAAGTGTAATGCTTTTGCCGCCTGTTTTTGTTGTATACCTGGGTCTTTAAGATAGAATAGTCCTCCACCAACAGCACCTCCTAAGAAAGACATTAAGTATCTATCTCCTGCATTTTCCCAAGCACCATAGCTTTTTTGTGATGTCCATCCATATTGTCCAGCTATTTCGAATAGTGATTTAGTTAAATCAGTTACAAGTTCTTCTGAAACTTCTTCTAAACCTTCACCTACTGCTTTTCCTAAGAAGCCTAAAGTACGCTCTTTTGCTTTACTTTCAAATAATTTAACTATTCGTTTTCCGGATTCTATTCCAGACATAAACCATTTACCTAGATTCTTTCTCTAAGCTTCTTGAGTTACCTCGGTACCTACTTTAGTACCACCATATTTAGCTAAATTTTCAGTAATTCTTCCTGCTTCTTCTCTTGCAGTAGCTCTAAACATATATTTTGGGTCAGCAGCATCAAAGAACATTTCTCCAAGGCCTAGGAACTTATCAACTAAAAACATACTAACAGTACTTCCTAAAGCCATAAGAGCAGCTTCTCCTCTTGTTGCTCCTTTTTCTAAAGCAGTTTGATATACATCTGTATTAGAAACTATAGCCATATAACCAAGAGATAAATCCTGTCCTATACGGGCATATTTATTTAGTTTATCCATAGCTGGAGTTAAGAACTACTCTTGTGCAGCTCTTCCATAAACTGTTCTTTCCCAGTCACCACTCTTTATGAGATTTTCAAATCCTTCTTTAGTTTCTGCACCAGCTAGTTCTCTTACTCTGCCTATTTCAATTTCTCCATTACGGGAACTATTAAGTAAACTATTGGCTTGTTTTCTATACTAATTAAGTGCTTTACCTTTGGCGGCATCAATCACTGCTTCTGAGTTCTTACTTAGTTTTTGGAAAGATTTTACAATCCACTTTTGTTGTCCCCATTGTAAAGCTACATCTGATACTAAATTGCCAAAGTTCTCAAATGAAAACATATGGTCTTTAGCATAATCAGATGTACTTGTACTAAACCTATTAGCAACACCAGCTAGATTATTTAACATAGGAAGTTCAGCATTGTCAGTAAATAGGGCACTACCTATACCATATAGCATTGGTGCTGCTTTAAATAGTTCTCTTAATACTAAAGCTCCTGAATAATATGGTGCTAAAGGTGTAAGCATGGGTAAGAAACTAACTATTGTTTTGGCTACTGTACCTGGAACACTTTTATCAATTCCATCAGAATCAAAAAAATCATATTTATTAATTCCTTTATTATCAATAGTCATGTTATCAAAAACACTAAGAGCATCTTTACCGAGCATAGAACGCCCTCCTAGTGTTTCGTAGTAAGGAACACCATTAGCATTAAGTTTCTTTTGTCCCTTTGTGTGCTTAACCTCTCTTCCTAATATTGGATCATAATGCGTACCATTTTCATCATATGTTGCTAGTACTAAAGGGTTTTCCCATAACTGTGCTATCCAACTAAAAGGATTAGTAGTTAAAGCATGATCATTTGGAGTATAATCTCTATACACTCCTTTTTCATAATCGAATACTTTTTCTCTTTGGGCTATTTCTCTATCAGACAAGGTTCTTCTCCCGACTTTATTTGGACCTACTATACCCATACTTACGCGTTCAGGGTTAGGCATTAAAGTCAGTACCATTCCAAAGGGCTATACTTTATCTCCAGGTCTACGTCTAGTGTCGAAGGGGCTATATTCATAATCGTCCACAGCTCCAGCCTATGCAAATTCCTAGAAATCTTTTAGTTTCTATTGATAGAACTGAGCAAATTTTTCTTCACTAAAACTTCCACTACTATCTGCAAATAATGGATTTTCTCTAATAAATTTACTCTTAGTATACTAATCTTGAGTTAGCATTTGAGTATTTTCTAGATTTAGTCCTGCAATATTTCTAAATTCTGCAGGACTGAAATCTGGATTATTTATACTAGCAACTATATAATCGTTCTGTTTCATTGAATTAATTGATCGCTACCAGCGTTAATATTTCTATCTAGTTTACCTGCCTAGTCTGCCTAATAATCAGCTTCTTTACGTAATGCTGAAGACTCGTTAATAGTCTAACCCCAAGCATTAGCAGCTTGTAAGTTATTATTAGTAAGAGGTATAAATACGTTTGCATGATAAACTTCATCAACAGCTCCAAACCAGTCAAGTGGATTTAACCAGTTATGTGTGTCTACTTCATAAGCAGTCTTACCATCAGGACTTAAAACTGTCTTCATCATATTTAATATATTATCATCTGAACCTTCATTTTCCATATAATGGGACTATTTATATGCAGGATTTATAGCACTTAATACATTATCTGTAGTGTAACCCTCAACCATTAAGAAAGTTCCAAATTTTCTCTTATCTATTTGTCCATCTCCAAGTAAATATTCACCTAAACCTTTCTCTTTAATTTTCTTTCCTACAGCTTCCCACCATTCATCAGTACCTTGAGCGTATTGAGTTACTGAGTGTGTAATTTCTTTAAATTCATCTAGTAATGATAAATCTACACTCTAATTTCCTAATGTATCATATTTACATGGGAGTATAGCAACAATACCACCGCCTTCTTTATATACAATATCTTTTAGATATTCTGAAGGAACCTAAATATCTCCGAAAGTAATTCCACCGTAACCTCTAACAACTCCTCCTATACCAGTCTTATTGAGCATATTACTAATGCTAGTAGTGCCTGGGTCTCTTTCAGTTAATTTACTCCATTGTACACCAACAGTACCCATTGCTTCATTTCCATCAGAAGTAACAAAATGCATAGGTACAGTTGTTCCTCCCTATAGATTGATAAGGTCTTGTAATGGGTTATCATGTTCGTCTTTTAATTCCGTATTCCCACCACTCTTGGAGTCAGTTTTCTTTTTAGTACTAATAGTAGGACTCCATATTCTAGAAATAAGACTTGACTATTTAACATTAACACTTGTTTTAGAACCGATAAGGTCGGTAAGGAATCCAAGAACTCCAGAACCTCCATTCTACATAGAATGATAAGCAATTAAAGCCTATTCCTGAGGTTTAAGGGTCTAAATTATAGAACTAATAGCTTGTTGTGCTTGTTCAACCTACTATTCTGTAGCTTTTCCAGAACGTACAATCATCATACTTCCTAAAGCCTAACCAACGTCCTATCCTTCTTCGTTTAAGTCCTATATAAATTCAACTCCTTTTGCTATAGACTTCATTTCATCACTCAATAGTTCTTGGTTAGTTTTACCTAAAGTTTTAACAAGACTATTTATTTTTTCGATTATGCTATCCATTCCTATTCCTGATATATTACCTAATATATCATTTCTAAACGCAAATCCTTGATTTTTATCTCTTATATCAAGTAAATCGTGATTGGTTAATACTTGATATGCTCCTGGAGCGGACATATACTAGTCTACAGTAATTTTATCAAGTCCGTTTTCATCTAATACTATTAGATTACCGTTTGAATCTACAGCTACTTCATTTAAACTATTATTTTTTTCTAATTGTGTTCTTATATTGTCAAACTCCTACCAGTTATTCCTTAAGGCATTTACTTTAGCTAAGTTACTTAAATACTTAGTTGCTAAAGAAGATACTGAAATTTCTCCATCAAAAGAGGTTAATAATTCTCCCTATATAATTTTAGCAAAATCTTCTATAGCAAAATTTACATCAGAAGTTAAACCTTTAACATTATCAAAAACCTAAATAACATCTTTTAATGTTAGTGTATCTTCTTTCTTGGAACTTTTAGTACTTGTAGTACTGCTTGTAGTACTGCTTGTAGTACTAGCTGATGCAGGCTATACATCTAGAGGAGTATAGGAAGCCGAATATTGAGCAAATCTGCCTCCTATTTGACTTCCTCCTTTAGCAAATTTTAATATCTTCATCGTCTCAAAGATTTAATAAATTCTAATTTTCCTCCTTTTTTACTAACGGCAAGGTCTTTGTCCTTTATACCATGTAATTTATCTGGAGTTTTGATTCTTCCACCATATAAAGAGTAATATTGTTGATAATATTTTTCTCTTCCGTCTTTTAAATATCCAGCCATTAATTCTTGATATTTAGCTAGTTGTTCAGGCTTATAGTTACCTGTAGATACAGCGTTATGTAGTTCTGGATATAAAGTCTACATTTGTTCAATAGCATACTCTCTAGGAGTCTACATCATATTTTTAGTAGCTTCATTATATACTGCTTTCTTCTCTAGATATTTTCCAGCATATAAATTAGTTAAGTTATCTACAGCTCCTACAGTTGCATCTACTCTAGCTTTATCTTTAGCATTCTGCATATCAAATCTATCAGAAAGATAGTCGTACATTAACTTTCTATTTATAAAGGCAGTGTCACGTGCATCTTCTAAATCCTTCATATCAAGCTGTACAGCAGCTTCATGAGTAACAGCTTGTTTATTAGCGTCAAGTAATCGTGCTTTATCGTCGATTTCTCTACCTATTCTTCCAGACTCGAAGTCTGCAGCTAAGTTAAGTGACTAGTCGGATACCTATCTAAGACGTTGTATTGTTCTTAAATCAGCAGACTAATTTCCTGCATTTGCTATTGCAGCATAATCACCTATAGTATCAAGTTTTCTATCAATGAAATCTTTAGAATACCAAAGTGGCTATCTATCCAACATTCTATCAAACATCCAGTCATTTGACAAGATATTAGTAGCAGCTCTAGCTCCTATAAGTAACGCTCTTGGGTCTAAAGGTTTCTTTAATTCAGCTTTTGGTAACTGTTTTTGAAGTCTTTCAGTTTCTGTATCCTATGGTTTTATAGCCTACGGTTTTTGGTCTCCTTCATTGTTAGGATCTACATTCTGTTTAGAATTGTCTATAGGTAATATTCTATAGTATTTATCATTTGGGTCTAATTCCATTTTAAAGCCTTTAGCCTGTAAAGCTGTCTACCATTTAGCTAATTGTTCAGGAGGCCAGTCACCTTCTCTTCCTAAAAGTCTTCTATCATCAGTCATTTGACTATATAAACCATCAGGAGAGCCTCTAAACTACCTTTTATTTACTTCTAAAGTTCCTCTTTTATTTGAACCTGAAAAATCATAATGTTTTGGAGTATTATATGCTTTTCCTATACCATTAGTGTTATATGGATTACCTGTATCGTATCCATTAAACCCTGTTTGATACTAAGTTTGATAGTTTTTTACTGATTCATTTTCATAGGCTTTTCCTCTCCAAGAACCGTTCTTACCACCAGCTGCATTATAAATACCAGCATGACTTCCTTGCATCGTATTTAGCCAATTTACGTACCCTTTAGTGCTTAGACCATCTAATATGTGCTATCTATAACCACTAAATACATTGTTATACCAGTTATATCCTTCTCCAGCACCTATACCTGTTTTACCTCCTTCTTGGTATTTAACTGCTCCTCCAGTCCTCAAGAACTTAAAGTATCCTCCTAGTTCATGCTTTCTAGCTCTTTTAGGCTTATTGTTTTTCTTTTTATTCTCTACAGGCTTAACAGTTTCTGTAGGCTTAGCGGTTTCCGCAGGTTTAACCTGTGGTTCAACATCTGGCTATTGTAAAGGTTTATTATCTGGAACATTAGGCTATGTCCTTGCACTATAATATTTAGTATACGGATTTGTAAAGTTTATTTTCTTAAAATTAAGATTTTCAACTCCTTCTACTAGATTTTCATCTCCCCACCAATGATTACGTTTACCTTTTACTTCTATTTTAGACTATCCAGGAGTATATCTAAATATTCCAAAATGCTAAGAAGTATTAAATGGATTATAATCTTTATGCTCTAACTTTACTCCTGTTCCTAATAACTTTTCAGATAGTTTATTACGTGCATCAACACTGCGAACCTTCCTTAATTTATTATAAGTATCATCAGATACTGATGTCCATCCATTAGTTGTCTTAATTTCGTACTAAGGCTCTGTTGTATCAACTTTATCTTTTACCATTGCTGATTTTTTAACCTTAGTAGCTACAGATCGTCCATGGCCGCTTACTATTTGTACTGCCTATTTTACGTTATCCCAATCGTCTAAGGTCATAGTAGATGGATTTGGTATCTTTTTAATTGATGCTATTAATTCATTAGCATTACTTAGTCCATCCATAGTGTTTAACCACTAAGTTATTTTTGGAACTGCCCATAAGAGATTTTTTGCTACTTTTGCTCCTTTACTAACACCACCTAAGCCAGGAATAAGTCCCATAACATCTGCTGCAAGTCCAACTCCAGCATTTTTAGTAGCCTCCCACATTCCTCTTCCATCAGCTAAATCAGCACCAAAGTTAGTAGCTGTGCTGCCTAAGCCTAATAGTGCAGAAGTAGCAGTACCATAACCTGGAACAAATGCTGCCGCTATAGAACCTATATCTGCTATAGAAGAATATAATCTAGCCTTTTCTGCAGATGTAAACTTTACTTCTTGAGAAGGTTTTTCAGCAGTAGGTTCCTAAGAAACTACTTCAGGAGCATTATATTCTATGGCAGCTGCAGGTGGTACATAACTACCTCCCTATAATTTTAATATTCCACCTTCTTTTTCAAATAGGGTATTACCTAAAGCATCTCCTAATGTAGGATATTTTAATATATTAGATTTTACTAGACGTTTGTTATAAGTGTCTAATAATAATATATCTCCAGTCTTTCTATAAGTTCCTGGTATGTAAAATAAATCATTTCCTACTTTTATTGGCTTTTGTCTATCATCTACATATGCGTAAACACTTTCTGTGTCACTAGTAGGCATTTTATACGTAAGCTATGCTAAACCTTCCCATAACTGTTTTGAAGGCATAGTAAATTCATTACCTTTTTCTTTGTATTTTAATCCTCCTGAATTAGGAGTAAATAAACTTTCCCAGTTCCCTTTTAATCTTTCTAAGAACTATGATACTGAAGCGTTAGTATCTATAAAATGCTATTTATAGTTCTAATCAGCAGTTAAAACATCTACAAAAACCGAACCTGCATCCTGAATTGGGGTTAATTCATCTAGTGTATTACTAGAAATAAACTCCTTTGGAACGCCCCAACCTTCCTTTCTTTTTCCCTAAGAATCTGCAGGACCGTTATTGACTCCTCTTACCCTACGGATCGTTCCGTCAGTCGCTTCAAATGTAGCTCCTTTATTAAACCATATTGGTTCACTTGTTCTTTGTTGTCTTAATTTCCATAAGTCTCTACCATTCTTTCTATCTGAATGAATTGTATTTAACTCATTTACTGCATTATCAAAGAAATCAGCATAACCATTGTTATAATATGTATCTGCACCTCTATTTTGGTACCATCCTAAACGGATTTGATTTTGAGCGTCTTGTTCAGCCTATTGATACTGTGCAATTTGTTGTTCAACTGTTAAAGGTTTCTAAGTATTTTCAGCTTTTGCTGCAGTAGCTCTTTTAAGTAAATTCGGAATACCTAGATTACCAAATTGTCTTCCATAATCACCATTTGGGTTAGTAGTTATCTAAGTAGCTAGTGTAGCCATAGCACTTGCTAAACCTTCTTTACCTAAATCCTTATATGCTTCATCAACATCCTCTACATCAGTACCTCTTAGATATGCAGCTTCTTTATTAAGGAACTATGATAAGTGCGAGGCTCTTATAGCCTAATCAGCAGTTCCCCACCATGTATTATCTAGATTTAAAGCAGTACTTCCTCTCTATACAGAATTGTTAAATCTTTTTATTAAACTCTATGTTGAATATTTAGATTTTTTAAATTCTTCAGTTTTTTCTTCTTTTGGGGTAGAAAGTAAGGCTCTTCCCTTATTTCCTATATAATTGAGAGCAATCTAATGTGCCCATTTATCATACTTATCCCTATTTGGAGAATATAATTGACTCTTAAAATTATAAGTTCCATTTGCAGACCTTGACATCATATCTCCATTTGATATTCTTCCAACTAAGTTGGACATTGCTTTACGTATCGCTGCTGCTTCCTACTTATGATAAGTTCTATCTACATCAGCATAATATCCATTAAGGCCTGCATCAATATCTTTTAACCATTGGTCAACGTCTATCTCTCCAGTTCCAAAATTAAATTTTTTCTTGCTATCTGGTTCCATAGTCGTATTATATTATAAAAGGGGGCACACAATTTCTTGTATGTCCCCTTCAGTTATTTTTATTTTATAACTCTAGCTAATTTACCACCTCTGCGATATACAGGTTCTCCTTCTGGAGCAGGCTGTTCTTGAGGAGCGCCTTGGCTTTGCTGTGCTAACTGAACGAGTGCTTGACATACAGCCATAGCAGCTTGGCAATCTTGATTTTGTAGAGCTTGCATACTCATCTGTAATAGTTGTTGTAATGGATCTCCTCCTTCTGCGCCACCTTCAGGTCCTGCGGGTGCGCCTGCTGGTGCTCCACCTGGAGCTGCTCCTGCTGGGGCTTGTTCTTGTGGAGGCATAGCTCCACCTTCTTGAAATTTTCTAAAATTGTACTTCATAATTATTAGTTTAATTAAACTTCTTATACATAGCGAATCTATATAAATTCTCTATATTTAAAAAGGAAAACACTTAAAAATATATTAATTTGGAGCTGAAACATATTCAGGCTCTCTATTATCCTAATTTTTAAACACTTTAAATATGTATCTTCCCAGAGCTTTATAATCTTTTTCTTCTTTAGAGTCTCTAGCCTTCATAGCCTTTTTAATAAGGACTTTTGTTTCCCTTCTACTCACTATTCTTTCTCCACCTTTAAGTTCCATCTAAGTAGAACCATCAGGAGCGAGTACCTTCATAATAGGAGTAGGATTGTCATAATCTTCCTCAAATTCCAGTTCATCTCCAACTTTAACTCCACTATCTACATTAAGTTCGACTACATACATAGTATCTTCATGAGATAATAAAGTTTCATTATTTGGAGTTCCTTGTTCGACAGCTATTACTTCTTGGTCTCCATTTATAAAGATAATGTCTAGAGGAATAAGGGTATCTTTCATCCACATAGATACTTCCTATTCTGAATCAAAATAGAAAATCATTCCCTCATCTTGTGCAAGTTCAGTTACTCCTTGAAGTCCTTTACGCCTTTCTTCTTCTGTTTTGGCCTCCTAAACCTTCCATACCTATTCACCTAAAGTAATTTCAATCATTTTTTATTTTTTCTTTTACGGTAATAGTATCTGTCACCTTCGTACCTTAGATCATGAGTGTCTCTAAGTCCATTTTCTCCGCTCCAGTATCCATCAGTTTCAAAGTGGAGTTCTGGATTATTCTCCTCTCTTCCTTTCTTTAAAAATATATAGTCTTCAGTTCCTGGAATTGTGGCTATTGAACCTAAATGATATATGTATCTACCATTTTTGTCTTGATAGTCCATATAGTAATTATATTCATCCTCAGTAGGCCTAGTTGCTGCCCACTTCCATCTTTCAAGATCTTCTTTAGGGTAATATTTGTAAGCAGTTTCTAAGTCATAATTACCATTATACTCATTAGGATTTAAGTCTTTTATCCACTCTTTATATGGAATTTTCTCTTCGGTCCAATCTTTTGGTTTGGACCAATGTGGATAAGTCTTTCCTCCTTTCTAAAAGACTCTATGTTCTTTTACTGCTTCTTCCTATTTTTCTTTAGGTTCTTCCAGAGATTCGATGAGACCAGTTCTATCTTGTGTGTTCTCAAAGATTTCTTTTACAAGCATTTTGCCACATTCAATGGCTGCATTATCAGAACCATCTTTCATTAATTTTTCAATTTCGTTTGTAACTTCAAGTCTGAAAATTATTTCATTTAGTTCTATTTCTGCTTGTTGCTCTATTTCTCCACCTTCTTTTTCAGCAACTACAGGAATACCTTTCTTGGTAATATTCTCAGCGTCTTCCATATGGTGAAGTCTAGCATGTAGAGCACCTTCTGGAATTACATTAAAAGAACCTCCATTTTTAAATTGGACAATGTCATCAGACAATTCAGTTTCCTAGTGTACTTTAGATTGATAGGCTTGAGTTATCTTTCTAATAGTTCTTAAACGTACTGGGTCTATTACTAACCCACGTCTTCCAAAGTATACCGCTCCATCCTGCCATCCACCTTTCATTCTAAAGTTTTCCTTATTAAATGCGGTATCAGATTGAGTACCTTGAATAGCTCTATCTATCTACTAGTTATCCCATATTTTTTCAAGTCTAGCTAGTTGATAGTTACCCTCATACACTTTATTGTTTGCTCTATCTCTCTACCCAAATAGATTTCCCATCTTTTTACCTGCATATTTTTCTGCATTAGTAAGGTCAAAAAGTGCATTACCATAAGCAGGACTCATGTCAGCTTTAACCTTATTATAATCTAATCCACTATTTAGTGTTTGTCCTTTCTTAGCTCCAAGTGAGTTGATTAAACCTAGTGGAGTTAAAGCTAAAAATTTACTATCTAGTATTTTATCTTCTGTTGTTACTTGATCAGTTCCAACTCCAAGCGCTCTTAGAATATCTGTAACTGCACCTCCACCTTTCATTATGTTACTAATGAGAGCACCAGTAGGACCCATATTTGCTATAACAGAAGAGGCTGCATCATATCCTACATCTAATCCAGAGGTTAATCCTGATTGTGGTTTTCTAGGAATAATTGCTGACCCTATGTCAGCAATACTTCCAATAATATCTCCAACCTTATTCATCTTAGTAGGGTCTCTTTCTTCTACTTTCCTAGATCCTAAGTCTGTTACACCTTCTGGAGTAATGTCTGTAACTCCTGCTCTAGTAACTGGTTTACTAACTGTTGGAGTTGGATCTTTGCCAGGACTTGTTATGTAAGATCTGCTGGATATCCAAGACCCTATTTTTTCTGCCTATGAGTTGTTAGATTGCTAAGCTGTCTATCTATAATTAGGCATAGCACTAGTAGGTTGTTGAGAAAACATGATTGAAGCTCCAGAATTATATGTTTGAGGCTGCCAATTTCCAAAAGTTCCGGACTAAAATTTAAATATTTTACGCATAACTTATTGTATATAAAGTTTTTATAGCAGATATAACAGCTAAATCTTCCCCTGTATATCTCACCCTTATTTTACAATACTTATCTCTTATCTTTGTTTCTTTTCTGGAAGTCCATCCTCCAATAGTAAGTTCTCCGTATCCATTACCTCTATTATAAGTGTTAGGAAGAACTTTAACATCATCTAAAGATAGATTCTCTGGAAGATTTTCATTACTTATAGTAGTAGATTGTATATCTGAAGGTAATCTATTAGGTTCTAGAATAATAGGAGGATATTGCCATTGAGGTTCGTTCTTTTGCATGAACGTAATAGATGGAATCTATACATTCCATTTATCCTCTAGGTACTGAGAATTACCTCTTAATCTACCATAGAATATGCGTTCATAATACTTAACTTCATCATCATTTTCTCTCCAAGCAAACACTCTTCTCTGAGTTGGAGGGAAATGATTAACTAAGTACTAATACTACTCAGCTGTTATTTCTCTATCTTCATAACTATTTATAGGTATGTTTCTAATGTGTGTCTATACCTTGAATTCATTCAAATCCTAATCATATACTATTTCAGAACCAGATAAGTGCATATAATCTCTAGGAACATCAGAAGGATTAACCATCATAGTGTAATGGTCATATATAGTGTCTATATGTCCTCTTCTTTCATAATATAAAGGAAGATAAGTAGATTTATCAAAGTAGAAAGCTCCTATCATTCTACGTTGTTGAGGCTTAATTTCCTTATATTTAGGGTCAAATGTAATATTAGAACCTAAATTTTGCATTAAGTTTTTGGTAGCTTCCTATCTAAAGAACATATTAGCCTTGTCCTTAGCCCAATCATAAACTTCTCCTACTATTTCAAAATGGAATGAATCTGGTTTAGCCTTATTGCTTATTATTTCTAAGTTATTAAAGATTTTATGAGTATTAGGGTCATCTCTAACTACAAATTCAAATTCAAATGGATGTTGTTTACCATACCAGTTACATGGTTTTATCCTATCAGTAACTGTTAATCCAGCCTGTCCATGTTTCCAAAATGCGGTAGATGGAAGAGTTCCTTTATAAGTACCGACAACTCCATAAATAGTACGAGAACTCGAATTCTATGTTATTCCTTGCTCTGTAGTAGTCTGAGATCCATCTAGTATGTCCGCTTTAATAGCACAAGTCAAATAATCATTATCTTCATAATTTGAGTTAGATGCATATAAATAGTAAGCATAATTTGGAGGAGTATTAGTATCAGGTTCTTCCTCTATTCTGAACTTTCCTGAATCATAACTGTTGACTAAAGTTACATTTTTTCTAATAGTCATACCGTAATCAGTAAATTCTATGCGTCCTAAGCATGTCCAATTTGCCAGTTCTACAGTTGCACCCGTATTTAAATACATAGGATAATATTGTCCAGTAGTAATAGCTATAATCTTAGAAGTATCTCTATCAAAACTAAAGAACATGTTATCTATATTGGCAGAGTAAGACGGAACCCAAGAGAAAAAGGTTACAAAAGTCTAAGATATTTCATTCCAACATAAATTCCAAACTTTCTCATTCTATGCATCTAAGTTATCATAGAACGTAAACATTACATCTGACTTGTAAGCATTGTAATGACTCTTTACATTACGAATACCTATAATTGGAGTTTTTTCCGTTTCAGCAAGAGTGATATTATTTATTAAGAATTTCTATACTCTAAAATCAGAAATTATATCAAAAGATGCTCCATTGGTTCTCCAAATTTTCTTTCCGACAGTATCTACTCCATATACATAGTAAGGCGTTTTTACGACACTTTCTGGCCACTGACTACCATACATATCACTGAGCACATTTAGCGTCTCAGGAAGAACGTTAGTGGCGTTTATAAAGACATTTCCACCAGCTCCAGCACCAGAAACAACACGTTCATTGACTGGTATGATTCCAACTCCATGTTCAAAAACTGCAAGTAAATTACCTTTTAATGGTATTAAATTTATTAACTCACCATATGTCATTGGATAATCTCTATAATGTGATAATAAGAACTCTCTATATCCATTTTTAAATGCATCATTTATAGCAACTTCTGAATATAATATTCTAGTTTTAAATACATCTTTTATTGCTGGAACCATAGGTGTTTCCCAATTGTATTTATCAGAAGTTGTACTTGAATATCCATGATTATAAGCAAATGATTCTGGAATTTTATTATTACCACTAGAATCCATACTATATAAAGGATAGAAATTTCTTGGACGTCCATTAGTAAGTTCTTCAGAAGCAAATGAATGGTCTACACTACGTAAAGATACATTTATATTTGAACATACTTTAGTAGTAATCCAATGTCCTATTGGCACAGCATTTACATCTCCTCTATTTAACTTAGAAAGCTTTTCTGTATCATTTAAATCATAATAGTCTTTCCAAGTTGAGATTTGTAAAATGTCATCATTATTAGGAGCACTAGGGTCTTGGAAATTACGTACCATCCTATGTGTGAAATTACCTATAAAGCAATCACCTCTATAACAAGTTAAATCTTTGGCATCTTCAGTTCTTATTCTGTCAGATATAGCATAAAAAGCAGAAGTGTCCTAGTATCTTATCTAGAAGTATTCTTTCATCATAGATTCGTCATATCCAGGAATGTATACATTATAAATGTCAGGTAATATATCTTCATTACATTCTATACCAAGATAAGGTCCATAAGATCCTCTAAACACATGAATATTATCAGGACCATTGTTTTTGAATTTAGCCTATGCCGTTCTAGCAGCTTCTTCTGCTTCTCCTGCTCTTGCTGAATATAATACATTCTTATTTTTCATGTATTTTACATTATCTTCAACAGCTACTATCTATACATCATACAACTAATCAGAAGTCTAATTCGTATTAGGTAACATGAATAGATGTCTGTTATTAGGTGTACAGTAATGCTAGTTAAATGAGAAGTTAGTAGTTCTTATTCTAAAGTCTGAAGCAGTAAATAACTAATTAAAGAAAGGTTGATTCATTTCATACTCTGGGCATATTGCTGCTCCTCCTAAACGTATAAATCCTTCAGTATAAATACGTTTTCTAGCATTAAATGATGGGTCTAAGAGCCTATTTTTATCAATAAAACTCTCCATCATATATCTATAATTAGACTAGCTTCCTGTAGTAGTGTCCATATCAGAAGCTTCAGTTGGGTCATCATTAGTGTTTACAGGTAATGCTGGCAAATGTGCATTAATCTCTAGTCCTATGGTTAACATTTGGCATAATATTGTAGGAATTCTCTTCTGTCTAACAAAAAAATATCCTCTAATTCCTAATGCTTTTAAATCCCTTTCAAGAGTTTCCCCATTTAAAGGTTCATTATTAGCACCTTTTGGTATATAAAAGTTCATTTTAATACCAATAGGATATACTTTAGTGCCATCTATCTGTGTATCTTTAATACTATTATTTTGGATATCTATTTTTGATACACCTTTACAGTTAATATTATCATTTATTGCATAAGTATCTTTATTAATACTAACATCAAGAAGGTCTTTCTTATCAGATGTAGATAAATCATTATCATTAAGAATAGTTCTGCCACATATATTGAATACAGGACTCAAAGAGAAATCATCTAATATATAAACGATTCCAAAACGATAAATTTCTTTATCCCAATATCCGAGGTAGTTGTATATATTAAGTGGATTGTAATACTCATACTTATTACTACCATCCGTGTAATCTTCCTTAACATAACCTATATTAGTGGACATATCTACAACTGGATAGAATTTTAACGATAACTAAGTAAGAGCTTTATAGTCTATTTCAGGTTTCCTTAAGTTTCCTAAGAATAGCCTATTCTATACTGAAGCCTATGTATAAGCAGAATCAACTAATTGATACTACACGTTAATATCATTTAAACTTACTTCTACCTAATCTTCATATCCATTAATATTAATAGAGCATACATTATTATAGATAGGATAATCTTTAATAATCTTGTATGCGGTGGTCACTTCTGGAGTCCATATATCAGAAGTACTTCTAGTATAATATACTTTTACATAGTTATAAGAAGAATCTATTTTAGATATTACAAAGTTAACACTTTTGTTACTTAGCTCATCTCTATTACCTCCCTATATAGAATGAGGATCATTAATTCCTCCTATGTAACAGGTTACTATTCCAGATTCTCCAGCAAAATCAGTCTCATTTCCGTCTGAATCACAAAGTTTAAAATAAAATACATAGTTTCCTACTTTCATTCTTCCACCCTGTGAAACACCTTTAAACTCTATCTTTATAATCTGGTTAATCCTTTTATATAGGGAAATATCAGTATCAAATGATTCTTTATCATATATATTAGTATCATTATCTCCTTCCCTATCAACTATCTAATAAGTATCTTTACCCGTCACAGAAAATCTAGTGTTAATCAAACGAGGCTAGTTAACCCCATCATTTAGAATGAGATTAACTGAACCATCGTATGATGCTTGAGCTTCCATTTTTACTGGATATCTCAAGTCAAAATTGAGTAACTCAGTGTCCATATCTATCAAAGTGCCTGGAGGTAGAGATTCGTTCCTCCCTATTACTGGAGTAGCTTCAGCACTTCTTAAATTACGTAATGGATTATACTCATATTTAAGATTTCCTTTCTAAGGTAAACACCAAAATGTAGGTGTTAAAGTAACTGTAGTGTTTATTTTACTCATACCGTACTAGAACTGTCTTCTACTATATCTAAAAATAAAGTGGAAGGATTTTGATACATTCTTCCATATATGGAATTATAAGAGTTTCCTAAAGCTGCTACCATATCTGGAGCATCTCCGTCTTTATTATGCCTCCACATTCCACGAGACTCATATTCCCCTACATGTCCAGAATCTCTGTTGACTACTATTTCGTTAAATATATCAGAAGATATATTTTCAGATTTCCACTGACAATAAGTCTTAAATACATGTTGGAAAGAATGATAGAATGGCCAAACCTTTCCATCCCATGTACGAAGAATATCACCATAATTCTCTCCTGGAGCCATATATCCACCAAAACTATGATTATTGTTGTAGTTTTCTGCTACATTAACATTTTGAGCACTTGGACCTCCTATTAATGGGTCATCTAAGTCAGAAATAATGCCTCCGGCTTTTTTTACTTTATAATTACCAAATTCATCAACAAAAGCATAACCAGAACCGTCTTTAGTTCCACTTAACTTTAAATATGGAGTCATATCATTAACTTTCCATCTAAATGTATTATCTGATAATACTTCATATATATTATTTCTTCCTGCGTTATCTACAGCTGTCCAGTCTACTGTATATATCCATCTATCACTAGACATATCATCTCCTTCACTAATAGATTCCTGGTAATTTGCACCAGATAACATATAACTTATATCAGCAATACCAAAGTCCGTAGCAAATGTAGTTTCACAATTATCTACTTCAATTTGGTAGTCATATTTCACAGTCATTAACTCACTATTTTTAATTCCTATAGTATTGTTACGTTCATCATATAATAGTGGATTTAACCATTTCTCTATAGTATAATCCTATAATAGAATATCATAATTAGTACGTAAACTAGAGTCGCTTGAACTATATGCAACATCATTATAGTTAGTGTTACTGGAAGATTCTAAATCTATATCAACTTTTATAGATGGTTGATAGTATGAATATTCATTACCATTTGTAGTAATATATCTTATAGTATCTTTAAAAGCTTGTTTAGTAAATATTTGACTTAATAAACTTCTTAACATATAGTCAAGTCTTACTAGTCTTGCGCTTTTATTTGTACTATATTGTTTCTAAGATGCAAGTAAAGTAAATCTATACTTTTCATCAGTCTATTTCCATACAGCTACTAAAAAATTGTCACCTCCATCTATTTCGTTACCACTACATCCCCATCCAGCTACATTGCGTCTAAAATAGTAAGAAGCACTATTACTAGAAGAATAATCTCTTACAGTACGTTCAGGAGAATAGGAAGCTTCATCTCCTCCTATGCCTGCTGCCATAGATACCATAGGTCTATCCATTTGTTCCATACAAGTACATAAGCCAGTATCGTCACAACCTGCTCCTGCATCAGTTCCTCCAGTTACATTTCCTCCTGCTAATGTAGTATTATAGCTATAATTATTTTCATCAGCACCTGCACAGAAAAGTGGGTTGTCTTTATTCCATGCAGTAAAGGCTCTCTACTTATAAGCTCTATCCATATCTGGATAATATAGAGGTCTTAAACCTTTCTTATCAACTACTATAGTCTTTACATCACTACTCTTTGCCTTCATCTATGAAGTTAGTTCTAAGTCAGTTCCAAATGTCAAAGTTCCTGTATCATATGTTTCACCTGCAGCATAAGTACTTACATTAGTTCTTTCTAAGAATCTATTTATTTGTTCTGTAAAAGAATTATTGTTAGGCATAGTGCCTATCAATTTACTTTCATCTGTTAAATGCAGTTTGCTACCGGCAAAAGAATTTAATATAGCCCTAATAGTTGCTTCTGCAGGAGTACCAACTATTGACTAATCAAGAATAACTTTAGCTTTTAATCCTACTTCAAAATGATATTTATTATTAACATCTATAACATAAACTCCATTACCTGTTTCATCAGCTTTAGTTACAAATGTTCTTGATGTTACATTCTCCAATGTAGTATTAGTAACATGTCCTAAAGGATCAGTAATTCGTATATTGTTGCCTTCAGTTGTTTTAGTAACCTTGATAGTTGGAGTAATTTTAACTTTTATAGTCTTTCTAAATGCTTTATCAGTTCCATTATACTGCCACATTAAATCAGAAGTAAACCCATCATTTGTAAAATCCTTAATTTTTCCATAAAATGCGTTAAATATACCACTAGTATAAACCATTCTGTTACCAAGGTGGACTTCCTAATTAGCAGTATCAATAGAACTACCCTTAAACCCAACTATTTCTACTACATATATATCGTTCTTATGAATACCATTATCAAAATTTATAATTTCTTCAAAAGAACCATTAAAACTATCTTTTTCTATATCAATATTTATACTTCCTGTAGGATTTGTTATAGGTTTGAATTTAAATTGTACCTTACGTATTTCTTTATCATCATCTAAGTTATAATAATCAAAACTCCAATTTATTTTCATATAACTATCTAGCACTAGATAACTCCAATTTCTAAGATCAGCAGAATCAGATTTAAATTTACTTAAGTCAATACTTCCAGATTTAGTCATAGATATTAGATTACCTTGAGGATCAAGTCTAGGTATTATTGTATATTCGAAAATACCGTCCATTGGCTAATTAATTATTTGTATCTCTAATCCATCAGATTCGGAGTCTTGTCGTCCTGTTATTTCATCAGCTAAATTAGCCTCATACTTTAATGTTACTACTGTATTAGGATCTTCTTTTTCTGGTTTTCCAATAAACTCAATATTTACAGTATTATGTTCCCCTCTAGAGTATTTCCTTTCTAAGTTGAAAGAGCGTAAAGTTAATAATTTAAATATAACTAATGGATATCCTGATGATTTACCTGTATATACGTGTTCTTGTCCATCTAAATAGTTTCCTTCTACTATTTCTATTGAACCATCTTTTTTAATTATTCCAAACTAAACTTGTACACAAGATGGTAAGTTTAATAGATTTTCATTTTCTATCTGTATCTTATCTCCTGTATGCAGTATATGTATATCCTAACCATCTCCATTCTATCCTAAATAAGCCCTACATTCAGTTCTAGTAATATCTTCAGAAGCTGCAGAACTGTAAAATTCCTGTCCTAAATTTATGCTCTAAGCAACTAAAGTAAAGGTATCGACATTAACTGACCACATTTCTGCCATATGAGCCTACTATGGAGAAGGAAAAGAACCTATCTATCCATGCCCAGTACTTGGGTTATATGATGCTACATATATTATTCCTCCATACTCAGTTATTCCTATAGGTATGTATCCTTCTGGAAGAGCTGCACTGCCTATAGTAGTATTTCCCATATCATTCTACAAAATCATTTCATTACCGTTATAGGTAATTAAAGTTCCATTAAGACAGTCTGTTAGTATATCTGCAGGAGTAGTAAGTGGATGAGTATCTGTAACCATCCCTTTTGTAAAAGTATTTACTGTTTCTTTGTGCATAATACTTCATAATTATTAATACTTACTAATATATCTTCAAATTTAAGTGGATTTCTATCTAATATATGTTCAGCACAATTAGACTCAAAATCCCTATATAAAAGGGACATACCTATATCTTGTTTATATGGGACTCTAAATAAATGTTTACAATTAAACTATCGAAGACTACATTCTTCTTTTAATTTATATAACATTACTTGTCCATATTTAAACCATTTACGGGGACGTCCTCTAGAATGTTTCTACTTTAAATAGTTTTCCCACTAAGTATCGGTTAAAGCAAAGTAATAATAACCGTCCCATGGGATTTTTCGTCTTTTTGCTAGGACTCTAATCTTTATGACTAATTTCTTTATATAATACTAAAAGTGCTATATAGAATTATAGCGTAAATATCCTATATAGCACAAAAAGTTACCATCTTTTATAAGGGTATCTCCACCATAACTATTATGTAAATATAAAGATTTAAATCCAAAATTTAAAATTCTTTTAATGTCCTATTCTGGAAGACGAGGCCAAAGTTTATGAACATCTTCATAATAGTCTTTAATTGTTTTAAATTGCATTAGCAGTACCTTTTTCCATTATTCGTATTCTCAGTTATCTTATTTTTTAGATTCTTGTCCACATAAATGGGCTTTCTTCTTCTAATTCCACTTTCCTTACTATACATATCAAGTACTAACTAGTTTCCTGTAAAATTTGACTATAAGAAGTCTACATCTTGCCACTTTCCATTCTTCCTAGCTTTTATAAAGTCCTCTCCTTCATAGTTATTAACATGAATTTCTGCTCTCTTACTACCTGTAGGAAGCTAGAAAGTAACATTATTGTCTATTATATCATTAAGGATTAGTTGAAGCGCATCTTTAAAGACACGCTTCACTAATCTATCTTTATGATAATCTCCATTAACTATATTACAGTCGTCACAAGTTACAAGCAATTTGTCATACGGAAAGTTTTCAAATATTTCGTCCGTATTAAAGGCATAGCCTGTAGCGTAGTTCATTTTGTAACTTTTACCTTAATTCCTGTATTGTTTCCTTCAAAATCATATAAAACATAAAGGGTATTACTGTTTACTAAAGCATTACTATTTATCCAAAATTTAAGACCTACAAAATTTATAGCATTTGGATCTGTAGAAGTATTAGTTAATACCTTAACTTCTGTTCTACCATCTGATACATTTCCAGTAGTTTGTACCGTACCTTCTCCATATTTTACAGCACCTGTAGAATCATATGATTCAAAACCATAAACTACAGGTGTGAAAGTTGGGCCCTCTGTAGTTACAGAGCCTAATACTGCTTCCATTCCATAGGAAGCTGCCATAATTCCTGCACTTCCTGCAGGCATTGCTTTCTAATACATTATCGTATAGGTTTATAAGATTTATTAAATATTTTACGATTCCAAGATGTTTTAGCATCTAGAATCTCATTCATCTCATTCTATGATAAGTGTGCTGGAACTCTAGCGGCATCACAAAGTCTATACCATCTTTGTTCTAATGCTTGTGCTACATTTAGAGTATCTTTATTGTTTGTTTTAAGAGCTTCTTTAAATTTCATAGTCCAAGCAACAAATGCTGCAATAGCTGTAGCCTCAGCTGAAGTTATAGATGGAAGACCTTCATCATCCATTAAAACTCCTTTATAAAGGATAGCTACTTTTTGAATTCCTTTCTAATCAAGGTATAAAACGTCCCCATCTCTTGTATATTTTACATACCTTCCTCCTATATAAAGAGGATCAGTAAAACGTTTTCTACTTTCTATAAATTGTTCTATCCATCCAGAATTTATATCACCATTTACATAGATATTAGACGTAAACTCCCAATCTTCAAAGGGATAAGTAACTGCTTCTATTATATCACAGTTACAAGGTAACTAAACTTTACCAGTTTTACAATCTACATTTGCTATGGTCTTATAAAGTCTGCAGTTTTTATTTCCTATCATATTCCATGCTACTAAGCCTAATTCTTCAAAATCTTCAGGTAGTATGTGCAAGTCATACATACTATTAGCAAGGAACATTGCATATCCAAAGTTTTCCATTATGCTGAGTATTTCTAATCATTAGGTTTGGCTGGCATAGCTAACTATCTATAATAACGTAGCTTCTTTTCTGTTAGACGTCTTTTAATTTCATTGTTTATAAATGACATATTATCATCATCTAAATCAGAACAACAAGCATAGTTTTCTAATTGTCGGGGATCCTTAAAGATTGCTACTATAGAGACTTGTTTAATCATTGGAGCACCAAAGATAAAACAGTCATACATACCATTTTCATTTGGAGTAGTATCTATATAAACATAAGGTCTATTTTTACCTCTTTTACGATATTTATTATAGATATTTTCCATTGGAGAAGTAGTATATCTAAAAGGAATCATTCTGTCAGTAGACCCTATATATTCTATTGCTTTGTCACCATAGTCATTATAAATTTGTGGTATTTCAAAATGGGCTATAGGGTCAGCACAGAACTAACTTCGACATCTACATCTATCTAAATCCTTACAATCAACATTAATGCAATTAATAGCGATTAATAAGTCCTTTATAGGTAAAATTCCTTTTAATGATTGTTCTTTCATAATCTAAAGTCTTTCATCTACTACATCATCCTCTAGCTATTCCATAGAGATAGATGGGTTATGATGATAGCCTTGTAGACCTGATACAACATCATTATATATTGCAGATGCTAACTTAGATACTAACATAAACAAAAATAGGGCAAGGGCATTTAGGCCCCTGCCCTTTATCTTTAGTTAAAAAGTTCACGCAATAGTTGTTAGAGTACCAAGCTTTGCAAGTTCTGTTTCGAAATCAGAAGCAATAGCTTGATTTACAAAGAATACATGAGTAGTCTTTGACTTAACTTGCTGTCCAACTGCTGCACCACCCATAAGTCCTCTGTTAACACAATATTCGATAGTGTACTGATTATACTTAGCACCAACTACAGGAGTCTCGTCTTGTATAATCTTGTTCCATCTTGTATTAGCTGCAGTGGGTAGTCTGTAGTCTTTAATCATATTACGATAAGTACCAAAACCTTCCTTACCTTGTTTAACAAGAGTAATTATTGTTCCTGTGTAATTATCATTGTCTGCATCAATTGTATCAAGAGTAGCAAAAGCTCCAACAGGGCTTCCTTCTTGCCATAGACCAAGACTCTGATCCCAACCTTGAAGTTCTGCTTTAGAGAACACTTGATATTCATCTGTAGCATCAATAGTTACAGTAGCACCACTATTAGTAATATTTAGAAGTGCATTTTCATAAACCATTTGCTGATATTTCTTAGCATTCTTTACTACTTTTGCTGCTGCCTGAGCCGCAGTTTCTCCAACCTTCCAAAGGAACTCAATATAGAAAGGTTTTCCTTTGAATAGGAGGTTATTAGCGTAGTAACTATTCTGTGAACCAGAAAGTTTAATATAAAGAGCCACTCTGAATACTCTATCTTCAGTAGTAGGAGCTGTTACTCCACTTAAGTCAATAGTTAGTTGACCAAGAACAGGGTCAGAAGCTGCTCTTTTATATATAGCCTCAACGTTATCTTTTAAGAATTTGAAGTCTCTCTTGATGTGGATTCCCACAACAGTATTCCCTTCCTTAACCTCAGTAATAAGGTCATTATTAGGGAAGTTATAGTCTTTTAGACTATTTACGATTGTAGTTGTTGTAAATTGAAACATAATCAATTATCATTTAATTAAGCTCTTCTTCTAGCTGTTTGCTATTGAGCGGGTTCCTACTGCTGAGCTGGATTAGCAATAGATTGAGTAACTTGTACGTGTGTTGGTAGTCTTGGGTCACTTAGGTTTTCCATGACTAGATTTACCAGCTCATTTATGATCTCTTGACATACGTAATCTGGGAATTCCATCATTTGAGAGGTATCCTCTGTTAAGTCTAATTGTTCTTGTGATAGTCTGATGTGTTGTGGTGCCTTTATATAGTCCACATAAACTCTCTCTAACTGGAACAAGCTATTGTCTTTACCGTAACGGATTTCCATTCTTACATTTCCTGGGTTACCGTAACGTACTTGTCCGATTCTTTCTACAGCATTTACTTGTGTTGAGCCTGCAGTTCCATTAGTGTTTCTAATATCAATAACACGGCTTACACCACCTGTTGTAGCAGCTACGTCAGGATTAGCATACTTGTTACCAAATTTGTCAAGAATATTAGAATTTCCAGGAATTGTAACTGCATAAGTTACGTCACTTGTTAAATCAGTGTGTTGAGCACTTAAATAAGCCATTACACTAGAATCAGTAGTACCCATCCCTTCAACGTAAGTAACTGAACTAGCTCCAGTACCACTATTTACTACTGACCAACTATTACTATCAGCAGTATATTTAACATATACGGTTCTTGAACTTCCAACTAAGCTTTCTCCACAGCCAGTATCATCAGAGAATACTGTACTGATAGCGTTAATGTCTGGTCCGTATGGGTCTGTAGGAATCTTCCAATTGTCATTTACTCTGCACTCTGCTTCTCCATTTTGGTTAATAGAGTAACCACTCTTTCCATGATAGAAATGAGAAGTATAATCCTTATTAGAATCAGGCTGTCCAGTCTAACCCGTAGCATTTATAAGGTCTCTATTAACATTGTGTAAAAAGTAATAAGGTCTCTTATAAGTAGGACGTGTATACACATTATTAATAACGGTTGACCAGCTGTCCGAAGTTAATCTTTCAGCTGCAAACTGTACATATGTATTAGCGTCATAACACTTAAAGGGTTTTAATACCTTATATTCACAAATACAGTTAAGTAAATGTAGATAATCTGTTGGAAGATCGAACTCGTAAGTTGAATCATAGAGAGAGCCCTTTCTTGTAACGTTTCTTCCTTCTGTAGTAGCATAAGGCTCGTTATTTCCTTCTGCTACTTCAAGAGTAACTGTAGATTTTAGCACTCTTACATCATCTGTAGTCTGTTGACTAATGTCATAGATGTTATATCTCTTATTGACATACTAATCAACAGCTTTGTTGAAGAAATAATTAAAGTCTTCAAGTAAAAGGTTAGGAGCCTAAACTTTATTAAGCTCAATTAATACACCTTCATAAACTTGTCTAGCTGTCATAATTCTATAAACAAATCATGTTTATTTTGTCTTATCTTGCTTAGCAGGTTTATCATCTACTAACCCGCTATCATTATAAAGATCTGGGTAAGTATCACGTTTAATTAATTCAAATAATTTCTTATTCTTTGGATTACGCATCCAAGTTATTACAGCTTCGTCAGTTCCGCCAAGTAATGTGGTATCTCCATACCAATACATCTTATCCTTAACGTAAATGACTCCTTTATCACGAGCATCTACAAGAGCAATGCGTAAAGCGGTATCACTTCCTGTATAAAGCTTGATAATTTTATCTGGGTCTTTTTCAGCTATCTGAATTAGGTAATCTTCAACATCAGCGTCAGGCATATTATACATTCTCTTTCCAAGAATCTTAGCCATTGTAAGACGTCCACCTGCTCCGTTTTCATCATTAATAATAAAATCGATAGCTTGATGTATTTTCTTTTTACGACTGATACGTCTATTAGTTTCAAGTCCTGGACGGTCTACGTATAGCTCTGCTATTCCATATCTCTGTTTAGAAGCATGCTTATCCATAGTCCCATCTATAAGGTTATCACCGTTAGGACCTTTTGCCCATCTATCAGGAGCAATCATAGGATTATTTTTGATTGCCTCCCATGTAGCTGCTTGAATTTCATCGTCCAAATTAAAGACAGTTCCGTCCTCAATTACAATTTGTTCAGTTTCCTTTATAAAGTATTTACCGCTATTTCTATCGGCATCACTTAGAATTAAATCTCCAAATGAATTAACAGGCTTTACACAATCTGGAAATCTACCTGTTTTGGGGTCTTTGCAGGGATTCATATAATATTTTATTCCTACCTTACCATATACACTACGCAATACAATATAGTTCTCGTTCATATTATCATATAAGAAATAAATTTAAATATGGAAGGAGGTATTGTTCCTCCTTCCCTTATCTAGATGATACGCTTATCAGACTTCTCTTAGGATAAAGCTTCTGTATGGATTGAATACACCAACACCGCTATAACCCCAGTTAATAATCTTAGAACCAGCAACAGGTGAACTTACGATACCTGAGCTTAGTCCATCCATTCCACCAACACCAGGATACTTGTTAGTAATGAAGTCACCACCCTTTAGTGTGAACATTTGGATAGGAGGCTCATTACCAGTGCTGTCAGCAGTAAGGTCTAGGCATAGGCAGTATGCTTTGTCAAATCCATATTCTCTTGAGAATGTTCTATCAACTTTGAAAGTAATTTGGTTACCACCATAGATATAAGAATCAAATGTAGCACCAACCTTTACATAGTCGTTAGCTCCTTTAGAATAGATATATGTTCCTTCAGTTCTATACTTAGCAAGATAATCACCAAGAACAGTCTGGATAAGATTCCACATTCTTTCGTTGCAGATGAACATATACTTATTACCAGTTGGGTTCTGAGCTTTCTCATTCATTGTAGCAATAACAACATTGAATACTTCAATAGTTAGCTTGTTGAATGCATACTTGCTAGCAAATCTTTCAACTTGAGGAATAATACCGTCACCTATATAAATAGGACGACCTGTATCTGGGTCAGAAATAGTAGGTTTACCATTTACATCAACATTGCACTTGTTGAATAGTAGACCGTTATTTCTAACGTAGAGGAAATTATCAAGAAGAACCTTTTCTTTCTTATCCATCTTATAGATAGTTTCTGTTAGGTCTCCTTGGTTCTTTCCTTCAGCAATAGAGATAAACTTATCTTCGTGAGCAGCATATAGTGCAGAATAGCTATCATCAACACGGTGTGTTGTAATGTAGTTACGATGTTTCTCAATATTGCTCTGATATTTTATATAACCTTCTTCATGTAGTTCAGGCATAGCATTGCTTTGGAATCTTGTAGTCATGCCAATTTGACAACCACTTAGGTCAAGAACTGAACTGTAGTCATTGTCAATGAGTCTAACTGTTACTTCCCAATAATTGTCAGCCTTACGTACTGGACGAGAAACTACGATACATTGCTGTCCTGTTTCATCAATCTTGAAGATGTCATATTTTTCATAGTATCTTTCTTTGAAAGCCATCACGATGTCCTCACCGCCAGCCCCATCAGTTTCGGGAACAGCTGCAAACTCAACTCTCTTAATGTAGTTGGTTTCAACTTCCCACTCAAAGTACATACTATTAATGCTCTGATATTTATTTCCACTCTTCTTATTTTGCCAGAAAATATTCTTTAGTGATTCTGTTAGATAAGAAGCAGTTAATTCTGGATAAAGTCTTGAAACAATACCTAACTTATGAGGTTTTGTACCTAGGAATTTGTAAAAATCTTCATAGGTTCTTGTTTCAGACATTGTTGCTCTGTTTGTAACAAAATTAGCTACTATCATAATAAATAAATCTTTTTAAAAGTTAATTAAAAGTCTAAATCATCAATGCTTTCTATTTTGCCTACAGGTGTTGTTGCTGCTGCAGGCTTTGGTTTAGTTACGACGCGAGCTTGTTGTATTCCTTTCTTTCCATCCTCTAATCCTTTATTATATGATTCTTGTCGCGCCCTCTATATTTGTTCTTTAAACATTGTTGTCATATCATCTACTAATGTATCCCCATTTAATGCCCACCAAGCTATGGTTACTAAACTTTCTGGGTCATTGAGTGCCTTACCTAAATTACTTACTCCTGTTTCATCCCTTTCCAAGATAAAATCAGCAAGTGCTTGTTTGTCATTATCGTCTAATTCTAAATCTATTCCTTCTACGGCATTAAAACCTTCAATTTGGTCAGTTATAGTATCAACGAAACTATTCCACTGCTAATTTTCTCTTTCTTGAGCAATAGCTTCTTGTTGCTGTCTGTTATTATCCTCAAGTTTCTAGTATTCTTTACGAATACCTTCCATTTGTTTTTTGAACAGAGTCTCATCTGCTTTAGCTGCTTCTAGGGCTTTCTAAAGTTCATCTTCAGTTGCATCTTCAACACGAGCCTGTAAATCTAGTAAGAACAGGTCTTCATCAGTTATAGAATCTATGGCATATTGTACAGGAGGTTCAGAACTACTTAATTGCTCAGAATACTGAGTTGGAGTTAATCCATTACTCCTAAGATAAGCTATAAATTGCTTTTCCTCGTCTGTATAGTTATCGGTAGGTTGAACATTTACAGCAGGTTCTTGAACAGAGCCGGTAAGAATATTTATTTGTTCTTCTTTAGTAAGGTCTTTCCAAGAACGTGTTATCTCTTTTCCATCTTCTTCTTGAAATCTAATCTTATCAGGGTCTGTAATTCCCTTAGTTTTTAATATATCGTGTATAATATTATCATCTTCTTCCTGGGCTCCTTCTTGATTAGATGGGGGCGTAATATCCTCCTATGTAGTAGATTCTTGTCCAGGATTAGTTATCCAAGTCTTCTCTGTTAAATCATCCTCTTCAGGATTTTGTGATGAAAAACCACCTGCGTTCAGGTCATCATCATTCCAATCAATTTCATCAATTCCTATTGCCATATTTTCTTATTTTTAAGGTTCACATCAAATATAAATATAAATTTCCAAAGCCAAAATATGAAAATATAAAATAAAAGAACTTTAATAAATTTATATCTCGACTTTGGAAATTTTATATTAAAAAATCTTAATCGTTAAATTTTAAGTCATTTAATCTATTTAGCCAACCTTTTAGAAACTTCTTCTAACTTGCATTAGCTGCAACAATACCTTCAAAGTGTGCTTTTCTTTTAAGCCAAAGTTTGTTAAACAACACCTTTGCATCTGGATAGTTGTTAATAGCTTCAATAGTTTTTGGACCTACTATTCCATCAACCTTTATACCAAGTACAGATTGTGGATATTTTACTCCCCATTGTCCACTTCCCCAAATCCAGTCAACTACAAGATTAGCTATCGATTGACTGTTAATTTTATCTGCCTGCCATTTATCCCAGAATAATGTTTTAAAAACGTCTTCCCATTCTTCTTGAGATATATTTTTCAAAGTTGCCTATGTAGGGACAGACTTGCCTTTCATCTTACAATATGATTTATAAGTATTAAGAGTAATACCTTTCATAGTTGGGCCTCCTTTATCTACTGGGTCATTTGCCCAACCACCTTCCCATTTAAGAATGTGTGGAATTAATTTTTTATAATCAGCCATTTTTAACTTTAAGTATAGTTTCAATTTGACTAAGATTAATCTTTCCTTGTTTGTCCAGTTTATCTATGGCTCCCATAAATATAGACATCTAATCTTTAGAGAATGTTATATCTTTATTAGGGTCTTTATTATAGTCCCAAGTAATAGACTATCCATTTTCATTATAACTTACTTCTTCTTTTTCTTCATCACTTAATTTTAACTCTCTCGCTAAATCATAAATATCAACCATTTGTGAAAGAGATCCCTCTTGGGGTAGCAATCCTAAGACTATAAGTCTATCCTTAATTTTTAATTTCATTAACCTAATTGTGTATAATTATAAATACCACTACCTTGTAAGTAATGTGCAGTTAGCGTAAATCCGCCTTTTACATACTTACTTCCATTTCTTACTAGTATTCTTATTCCATTATCTAGGTTTGTATCATTATCATTATTTGAATCATAGTTATTAGATTCTTTTCCAAACAAGTATAAGTCTCTATATTTAGATTTGCTGCTAGCATCAGCCTCATTATAATACCAATCTAGATTTTCACTACTAGCATTTCCATCCTATACTGCCCAAAGTAAATATACTCCCTATTCATTGGGATCATTCGAAGGGAACTAACTATTTTTAGGACGTAATAAAAGACTTTGTCCATAATGTTCTTTTATAAATTTTGGTGCATAATAGTTGCCGAAATGATTACCAGCCTATCCAAAACCAAAGCTAGATATAAATGCATTAGTTACAGGTGGATTAGTTTCCGGGTCTCCAAAGTTAGGTTCACCACTATTTATTGCATTTTTATAACTCTCAGCATTTGTTAGACTCTCACTAGTTTTCAAAACGTTTAAACCTGTAACAGAAAATACTAGTTTTCCATTCTTAATAGCATTAGCAATCCAAGAACTATAGGTATTATTATCAGTTAATCTTGGAAAATATATAAAATAGTCACCTGAACAGAAACTCCTAGTATAGGTGTCATCAATATATTCATCAACCCATCTATTTCTACAATAAATATTTACTCTATCAAATGGACTAGTAGATATACTCGCTACTATTCCAGGATAATCTACAATTGAATTGTAGGACATTTTAGCATAAGGAAGTGTAAGATTATTCTAAGTACTAGCTATTGAATAAACTGTCAAATTAAATAAAATAGAACTAGCTTCAAAAGCCATTTGGTCATCTCTCCAAACTAAGCCTCTATTACTTAGATTTACTTCGCGAGTAGCATCACTAGATTCTGTGCCATTCATGAGCCTAAGTCCGTTACCATCAAGCACTACTTTACCAGTAGTAGTTACTATAGGGGAAACTGAAGGCTCATTATATGTATACATCTCAAATGCATCACTTATTTTAATCTTAGGATATTCTCTAGTGTAATGGGATTCATTTCTTACTAACTATGTCTAAGAAATTTTAAATCCTCCAATAGTTCCTGACTTAGCTTCAATATTACCGCTAACAGTAAGATTACCTTCCATATCCCAGTAAAGTCCATTACCTCCAAGATTTCCTACACCATCTTGATGTAAGTTCCATAATCCAGGAATACTTAGCTGTTTTTGAAATTCTTCAAAAGCTTCTCTTGCTAAGTTTCCTCCATTATCAACATCAGTCATAGTAGTTGGGTTCCAAGTATAAGTTATAGTACCATCTCCTTCTGGATTTTTAGTAGTATATTGAACATAATTCCAAACTTGGTTAGTTACTCTCCTATAATAATGAGTTTCATACGAATGTGTTCCTGAATTATACTCTTCACATTTAGCATATATGGGACTTTCTACAGTAACATTGTTAATATTATCTACGCTTTCTGCTGAACTAGTACTACCCATGGGTTCATAACTATAAGTAGTTTTTATAGGATTACCCCATATATCTACATATAACCAAGCATGACTATTACCCTATGTAGGTTTAAACTCTTTTACAAAATAGGTTTTCTTTATACTAGAACCTTCTTCTTTCTTTTGATAAAGTCTAAAAGTATATGGATCTCCATTATAATATATATCTTCTATGTATACAGCACCTGTAACCTAATTAGTAAGGCCTGGGCCATTCTATTCATTTTGATAAAGAGGAACTAAACACTATAAATCGTAAAGGGCTAAAAGCTTAGCGCTTATTTTTCCATCTGCAAATAAAGCTGTAGGTTCACTGTTTTCTGATAATTCATCTTGCTAGGTAATTATCATCACAGTATCTCCGTACAAAATTAACTTATTATTAGTTAAAAATACTCCTGCAGATTCTAAGTTACCATAACTTGGAGTATTATTAGCTAAATTTATTAAGTCCTATCTAAGACTCTAGAATACATTAGAGCTATGTTCTATTCCAGAAGAAAGTAATAAGAAATCTTTTTCAAACTCTGCTACATTCTTACCACTAGAAAGTACAAATTCTCCTGTTAGGAATACATTTTCTCCATACAGACCAAAACCATGAGGTTGCTTGTCAACACTAAACCTGCTATCTATGATTCCATCAAGCCTTCCAAAACGTGCTTTAGTTGTTCTGGTAGGAGTAATAGTATCTTTCTTTATGTCTTGTTCCAAGATAATAGATTCTTCCTATTCTTCTCGTGATACCATTTCACCATTTTCTAGCAGTAAGTCAAATGCTTCATAAGAAGTAACTAACTATGTATACTCATTTGGGTAACCTCGTAGAACAAGTATAGTAAAGTCCGTTAAGTCCTCTTCAAACTTACTCTACATTAAGAGTTTAATTTGCATTAATGACTAAACAGTAGTAATGTTATCTCCTGTAGGTTCTTCTTGTATTCTTACAGGATTTGATAATATAGCTTCTCGTTCTTCCTTAGTAAATAGGTTAGAATCGAATAAATCATCAAAATTAGTTCTATATAGATTGTCTCCAGATTTATACCATACTATAATACGTGTAGGAATTTTATTCAATTCCATAGAATATGAAGTAGTAAGGCCTTCTTCGTCTGTTTTATATGCCAATGCATACTAGCCAGTTTGTATTCCTTCTACAGTATTAGTCTATATATAATAGTTACCAGTAAAAGGCAGAGCTTGTCCTTTATAAAGTTTAATAGTCTAAAAGGTTGGAGTATAATATATTACTGAATAATCAGGTCTATTTACCTAAGACATAGTATCTATAAATGGAGAGCCATCATCAGAAGATGTTATATAAACCGCATTTTGTCTTGTAACATCCCATAAATGTCCAATCTATACTAGGTCATCTCCTTCCTGCACTATTCCCTACATATCTCGACTTCTACTTCCATGTCTATTATAGAAATCCTAGTTAATATGGTCTTCTTCTCTTGTTATGGTTGGATTTAGATTATCATTATAAATAATTGTAGTAGATTTATCAAGTATACCTTCAGCTAACTATATAACATATATAGAATCTTTTAACTTATTACATACTACAGCATCATAATATTTAATACTATTTCCAGTAAATTTCTAACATCTTAATAAATCCCCAGGTAGAAATATAGGAAGATTATCAGTATCAAACTATACTAAATACAAATTTGTATCATACACTACAGGAGTGTTACTTAATGCTTCTTGTGAGAAATATTTATGATAAGTCTTAACATATTTAACATCATATATATCTTCTCTATTTGCGCCATTAGAATCATTATACCAATTTATTCCTTCCTTTATTACTGCTATAGGCATAACTACATCAGTATCGAAATATTGGTCAAATAAGTTATCATAGCTAAATATAGAACTAGCTTCGTCACTCTATAAATCTTCTTCTCTAAAAGAAAAAGTTCTTCCTGCGTTATTTACATCCTATATAAAGCTGGATACCTTAGACTAATCATTACAAAGAAATACTTTTAGATTTTTGTAATTGTAGTCGCTTTTAGCCTATCCCTATCCTGTATTTGAAGACATCTAGTCACTAGACCAATTATCTATGCTTACTCCATTATGTGTCACAATGAGTCCTTCATGGTTCTGTAATCCTAAAATAGCTGATTTTATAGCAGTTTCTGATGAACTAGATGGGCTGATGGACTGCCATATAGTCTCTGCATCTGCATTTATTACTTTCAATCTGCAAGTATACTTTACCTTACTTGCATTAGTTACCCATAATGAACCATTAGTAGCTCTTACTTTATTAACTACGAGTTCATATACATACATAGCTTTACGCACTACTATGTAATCTATAGTAAGTGTATTTGTTTGCCCATCTATTCTCCATCCATATCCTCCAAATCCACTTGCAAAGTCTGGAGTTCCTACACTTCCTGCATGTAAGGAATCTCTATAGTGTAAAGTATTAGCTCTATAATATACAGGGTGATTAAAATAAGTATTATTATTAAATTGCCAAGAACCTCCTATTACTTCATTCTTATTTTTCTAAGCAAAAGCACTACTAGGAAGGCCTTCAAGGTACTAAGCATTAAGATTTTTAACAAGAGAAGCAGAAATTACTCTAAGAGGAGGAGTTCCAGACTAAGTATTTATAGTTAAAGCTCCAGTCATAGTATCTCCAGTCTTCTTTACATATCTAGTATCCTAAGTACTTACACTTATTAATTCTACTAATTCTCCATCAACCTTTATATAGAGTATATCAGAAGATTTATCATAGATAAAACTTCCATCATTTATGTTGAGTTCATCTAATTCTTCAAGTCCATCTATAATTATTGTCTTATTAGCAATGGATTCTCCAGAGCTAGATGTAAGACTAGAGATGATTTCATCCAATGTCTAGGCTTTGTTTCGGGACTTAATATAGATCTTGCCTAGAGACTCTAATACTAAGTCAGCCGAAACATCACCTACAACATTTACGTTTTTACCAAATAAAGTATCTGTTCTCATTGATTGTCTCTCCAATTAACAGGTAGCCATGTTATATCAGAATGTACGCTGATAAAGTCATTAGCATTATTAATATTAGATTTAGAAACTCCTTCAATATAACCAGCCCATGATATGATATAATTACCTAACATAAGAGGAATAGTTCCAGATAACAAGGAATTATTAAAGAATGCACTTGATACATCAGATAGATATGGATGAATCTCTGCATTTTCTGGCTAGAACATTGTAGAAGAAACATGTAATAATCCTCTAGTAACATATAAAGTATTAGTAACCTAGAATAAGGATGATATATCTCTAAGTTCGTGATTACTAATAAATGTATCCGCACTTACTTGAGGATATAATACTAACTATCCATTTATATAGGATGTACTATCATCATTTCTAATAGAATCTCCAAACACAGGACTGTCATATAGCTATATATCTGATAACATTCCATGTACACTTCTTAGATTTGGTAGATAGTGTAAATTAAGATTCATATCTATTCCAGCTTCTACTGTGATTCCTCTAAATGTTTCGTTCAGACTGGTAATGTTAGGAGTATATCTAAATAAATCTGGAGGTAATTTGATTCCTCTTGATGCTTGTGCAGAAAGATGCTAAGAGTCATACTTATAACTACTAAATCCTATAAATGGACATATTTGTAAATCCTAGAATACGTTTTCTAACTCAGTTATTTCTGTGTTATGAATAAATAACTTCATAGGTAATCTACCTTTTAGTCCATCCATTGGTCCATTTTCCATTGTTGTGAATCCATCACTTCCTGAAACAAGTGTATGAGTTTTGTAACTTAATCCTTGTAATGCATTCTTTAAGGTACAACTAGGAGCACATGAGTAGAATAAGTCTGCAGGGAATATGTAATTCTAATAACAATTAGAATATCTATTAACTGGACCTTGTAATACTTGCTATTGCTGTATATCATAATCATACACTTCAGAATCGAATGAAGAAAGACTTCTCCAAGACTCTGGCCAAGGATTTCCATCTATATATAATGGATCAGCATTATTTATATCAGAATAATCTAAACTAAAATATATAGGAGTACCAGGATTAGTAATTACTACGTCATTCCAAGTAGTTCTTTGTTGTCTTTCTCCTTTAAAGTAAACTTCATTCTCGCTTATTGTTCTATCCATAGTATATCCTAGCTTGTAACACCCAGTAAATACATTCTGTAGATTAAGAATATTATTATTAGAAGTTCTAAAGAACTTATAAGGTATAGCTCCAAATACTCCAGAACTATCTAACATATTAGAGAAGTCAGTTATAGGATTACTTAAAAATCCTTCTCCTAATAACTTAATATTTAGATATTTATCTCCTTTAAATAGATTAGACACATTAATTAGTTTAGTGCAATCTCTAAATAATTCCTAAGATGGGAATTCATAAACTTGTCCATTGTTTCTTATAGTCTCATTAGAGAAGAATCCACTTACACTTAATAAATTAGAACATCCACTAAATATATTATTAGGAATTAAACTATTAGTAAAGTATATTCCAGACAATACATTAATTAAGGACGTTGGATCTAGGTTCATAAACATATTTCCATAAGTACTTAAATCCCCTAATAATTCGTCATTAGCACTCATAGAGAATGGGCCATTTATAATAGTAAAGTTAGGAATAGTATAATAACCATCAGTATTAGTTATACCTCCAAATACATTTGCATGTATTTCTCCAACTAATTTGACTCCAGTGTAAAGTGAATTATTCAATGTAGTAGTAGTAGGCGTTTTTCCATTCGGATAATGAAATAAATAATCGAAAGTTATAGTACCTAACTATATACTATCTATAAGCATCTTTATATTTGTACAACCCTAGAACATTCCTTTTGGAACTACATTGGTTAAGTTCTGTAAGTTCAAGAAAAAATCTTTAGAATGTAAATATCCATCACTGGGATTATCTGTATCTGCACAACTATGTAATAATGTACAGTTAGAGAACATATAATCAGCTTCAGTTATAGAAGTATTACCCTTAAATGCATTATTGTCTATCCATTCAAGTTGTGTTCCTGCAAATGCATAGTTTGCAATACTTAAATGTGGTAAGTAATCTAGAATTCCTGCCCCACTTTCAGTTGTAGAATAGAAAACTCCAGATATTCCTGTACCTTCACAGAATGATGTAATATCAGTTACATTTGGACATTTATTAAATAAATCTCTCCATATAACTACGCTAATTGAAGAGCATCCCTAAAACATTTTATTTAGAGTAGCAACATTCGCCTATAACTTTGACATTACATATCTAAAATCTTGTCCAGTAACTCCGCTTCCTGAGAACATTTCAGAATAAGAAGATAAATCAGGATTAAAACTTATATTACAGAAATTTCCAGGAATATAGTCATTAGTAAATACTACTCCTGTATAGTCAGTGTTTAATTTTAAATTTAGACATCCTTGAAATACCTAAGTACCACTTAATTCAAAATTGCCTACTAGTGCTCTTAAACTAGAACATCCTTTAAATGCTCCTCCAGTCAACTAAATCTTATGGTTCTGTATATTTGGACATTGTACTTCTACTAAAGCGTAATTATTAGAAGCAATTATACTAGAAAGATTTGTATGTCTAGTTAAATCTAGTATTGTAGATATATTTCCTCCATAGTTAAATGCAGTAATAGTAGTATTAGCTATATTTAAATTTTTAAGTGATGTCCATTGTGAAGAAAATTCTATATTATCTGCAATAGTATTACTTAAATTAACTGTTTCTAGATTCTAAGCACCTTGTAAGAATATATCTAAATTTGGATTATTTTGTCCTTGAATATCAAATATTTTCAGTCCTTCACATGCAGATATAGTTATTTGTTCTAATGGACTAATTAATCTACCATTGAATATACATGTTAGAGATTCTAATCCTGGACAGTTTGTTAGTATTACTCTTTTTACTGAGGGTGGTACTACTAAATTTTTAAGTTTAGGACAGTTAGTAAGGTTAATTACCTCAAGTTCATTACATCCATCTAGTAATAGTTCTTCTAGCAAAGGCTATCCAGAAAAGTTTACTTCTTTAATCTTAGTGTCACTAGCATTTAAATACTTAAGAACTCCAGCTTCTGGCAATGAAATATCATTAAATGAAGAACCTGAAATATCTAACCACTCAAGACTAGGTAAGTTTTTAACAAAATCCAATCCCTAGTAAACGATTTGTGCATTTCTTGTAAGTAAAACTCCTGATAAATCTAGTTCTCTAAGAGATTGTAAACCAGTAGTTATCTAAGCGGTCATGAAAGCATCTGCATTAATGTTAGTCTAGTTTTTCAATGATAAAGATTTAACTAATGGAAAATCTATAGCATTAAGATCAATCCACCTAATTCTATTGAATCCATCAAGTCTAGTAATTATTCTATTACCATATACAGAAATACGCTATTGTGCCTATACGTTACGTATTTTATACGTAGTAGGAGTTTCATTAATCCATAATGTACTTTTAGACTCAGTACCCATAGATATGTTAATGAAAGTCTAACTTTCAGAAGCTATAGTAAGCTATATTACTGTAGGATCATCTGAGTTTTTAATAGCATTGTTATTAGACCATAACTCATTAAGCGTTACATCAGTTAAGTTATTATTCGTAAGTATACTTACTCCAGCTGTATTAGCTCCGTAAATACCATCTAGGAAACGAATTCTCTTTCTAAACCAAGATTTAATATTAGTAGTACCATTACCATGTAAATATGATATTTGGTTATAGTCATGGGTTCCAGTTAGTTCTCCAGTTTGTACACTATATTGTTTCTTAGTCTATAAGTATTTGAGTTTATAGTCATAATTATACAGAGCTGGGCCAATTTGATTTATTTGTCCAGTATAATATTTATCAATAAACTCTCCTGGATTAGGAAATAGCGTTGTACGTAATTGTACATATACATCAGAAAGTGTTTTAGATACTTCTTTTAAGTTCTCTGCTATTTCCTATAATCTTGTATTATAAGAAGAATATACCTATGTAAACTATCCCGAAATAGAAGCACTATGATAACCTACTTTAACTTCAGAAAAAACACCAGAATTGTCTGTATAATATCTATTTAAATGTGCATTATATGGAACAGTTTCATTACCGTCATTATCTAGACGCATAGCAGTATCCATATCATAGAAACACATGTACCATACACATTGTGGAACACCGTTTTCATCGTTAGTCATGTTCCAAGTGCGTAATGTTAAGTTCTTACCCATAGAGTCTACAAGTCCAAATACTATAGCTATTATATAGTATGCTATTAGATTATTCCAATTCATATGTAAATCCAATGTAGACTATACATAGTCAGCATTATTTGCAGGCTAGTAATAACTTCCACTATTTTCCCAAGCACTTCCATTTTTAACTACTTTTGGGGTACACCACTATCCATCTATTAACTATTTCTTAGGATTCTCTATGTTATAACCAAAGTTGGATAAGAATGTAAGAAGCCTTTGTAAATGTGTAGATGCGGCACCATCGCTTGCATATATAGTATCAAAAATTCCAGATGATACTATATTAGGATCGTCCTAATCAAACCATCCTATCTATTGATTGTTTTCCCCAACCTCTATTGAATATACAGGAGAATTATTAGTGACTGTTAAACTTTCTTCATAGGATTCTACCATTCTTGGGAATGTAGCTGCATTGTCTACAAATGTACAACTTGTAAGGAGTTTAAGACCTAAATTAAACGAAGCAGCACGTCCTAAGTTAAAATTATAAATACCTTGGCATTTAGTAATAGTAGAACCATCTGAATTTTTAAAATTAATAAACAATATAACAGGATATCCTTCAGATGTATGCTTTATTTTACTTGCCCATTGATTAATTGTATTCATAGGTGGAGTATTATCCAGTGGTTTTACTGCTACTTCTTGACCATTAATATCTGTGGCAGTAACCATACCATTAATAATACGACCGATAAGCACGTTATTAACATGAGCAGAGTCCATTACGTCAGCTTTAAGCGTATATTCATTTTCTGGCAACCAATCTTCTCTCATTTGAACTAGAACTGGTTTATTGTGTTCATCTACACCCATATAAATTTCGTAGTTTTTACTTACAAACTGTAGAGAAGATGTACCTTGTATTGATATCAACATTCTTTCTTGATTAGAAATTCTAATTGCAACGGCGCTTCCCATTGTATAGTAATCCATATTTATAGGATATCTATACTCTTCACCTGTCACAATAGCTTTCTAATCTTCAGAGAACTGTGCTTGTGTTGTACCATAGAAATTTGAATTAGCTGTGAGTTGATTTATTACTACGATAGGATATGGTATTTTGGAATCAGCTAAAGCAGCTCTTAGAGTACTAAGTAATGTATTATCATCTTTATATTGTCTAACATTTACAGTATCAAAAAGTAATGACTCATACTATCCTTCAGTATTTATCTATATGAAGTTTTTAGTAAGTAATTCATTCTATAATGTCTATGAAGGGTTTTCTCCATTATCTAGTTCTGCATATATAGTAGCAGAAACTTGATTTTGTATTATCTCATTATCAGAAAGAGCAGTACTGTATATTTTTAAATCATAGAAATGTACATCAGAAGCATCTATTACTTCATTTCCATTCAGTCTAGCTCCTAAACACATATAATCATCAAAGTACCATCCTGTTCCTAAAGATGTTGTTGTGAATTGAGAGTTTTCGTAAGAACCTAGAGAAGAAAGAACTCCATTTAAGAATATTTTAATAAACCAATGAGTAGGATTATCTTCAATATCTCCTTCTCCAATATATCTTTCAGCAACTATATCTATAGAAGTAAGGTCTCCCTTTGTAATATTAAGAGTGGTCTCCTATCTATTTACTACAACTTTTACTTTTCCAGCAGTTATTTCAATTCCTGCAACTATCTAATCATTTATATACTTACCTAGACTCATTACTACTGATGTATCATCAATATTAGCATCAGTTCTAAAAGTAGTAGAAATAGTGAAACCATTACCATTTAATAAGTTCACTTCATTACTTTGTGAACTAAATAAGTTGAGTTCAAGTAAAGCATATGATTTACCTGTAAGGTGAACTCCTTGTGTGGAAAATCCATTACGTAAACCATTTACGTTATAACCAACTAAGTCTATATATCTCTGTTGGACAATACCCTATCTATTATATGGGAATTGTGTATTTTGATTGTCATATCTCCAAGTAGATATATTACCAGTTGGTACACCCATTACAGGAGAATAATAACATATGAGGCTTCTATCGAAATTTGTAGCTGTAATATATTTTTCTATTGCCCTACTAAGAGTAAAGTAAATAACTTTAGTATCTGTAATAGATGGATTATCAATAGATACCGCTATTAATGTTACCTTGATAAACTTATATTCATTGTTTTCAGTATCATAAATTGTATCATTTGGAAGAGAAGCTGTACTAAAAGAAAATACTGATATAATTCCTTTATTTATACGAGTAACTTCTCCTTCTATAGCCTAATCCGTTCTAGTCACAAGTACTCCATCTTCAAAATAACAAGGAGCCACACTATATTGTATATTATATATAGGATAATTGTTTTTTGAAAAGGACAATGCATACTCAAATTGAACACTCTGTCCATATACAAACTAATTAAGTATTGCAAGATCTCCTATCTAAGAAGGAGCACTTTTATTTACTCCGTATGTAAGTATATAAAGAGTATTAGGTTGTATTATAGCAGTATTAAATGTAATTGTATTTGATTTAAGTACATTATCATTAAGTACTCCCTATGCATATACATTAAATGTGTAGGTTTCCCCTATATTTATCTATGCCTATTCCATTAGAAACGAAGCCACTAAAGGAATAGTAAAATCTTGTGTAAGAGAACTAGTTTTTTCTATATCAAATTCTGTAAGTGTATGATAATCTACATTATTAGTAGTATAGGTAACTACCACTTTTAGGTTACTATCTGTACTATTAGTTACTTGAAATACAGGAGCGTTAACTACTGATGTAGGAAATATTTCAGTTGGAGTTACTCTAGTACGAGAAAGTTTAATAGCTCCAGCTACTACGGTTAAAATAAAATCACTTGCATAATATAATCCTGTATGTGCTGATATTTTGAGTACCTATGTACTTTCACTAAGTCCATTTATCGTAATTTCAGTACGAGTAAGGCCAGTTACAACGGGAGAAGCTAATCTTTCACCAGTCTAAGCATTACTTACTTCTACCTAGAATATTTTACGTAAACTACCACCATTAATAGTAATGTGTATAGTTACAGAAGTTCCAGCTGTATATACTCTATTACCTTCTTCAACAGAGATGGTGTATTCAGTAGTGTCTACTCCACCACCTCCACCTCCGCCGCCTCCACCTTTGGCGCCGTTTTGGTATATCCATGCTAGATTTCTTTCAAGTTTGTTCATTCTATTATCTAGCTTAGTAAAACCCTAATCTACTGATATTGAGTCACCATTCTCGTCTAAAAAGCCGGGATTGGTGAGCTCAATATTAGCAGCATTAGAAGCTCCGTCAATAACCCACTATTGACCGTTCCAATGTTTTATTTTACTCATAAGATTGTTCTATAATTATATTATCATTTATAGTACCTAAGCCTATTGCTCCAGAACCATTACCTCCAACCTTTTCTAAGTCAGAAGCACTGTAGGGTTTGTTATAAGTATAAACCCATCCAGATGCATCATTTATACTAAGATTATTAGGCTTAACCTTATATACTCTTCCAAGTATTCTATCTCTTGCTTCCGTAGACGATGTTGGGTCTGTTACTTCTGTTCCTTTTCCCACTCTCCATAATATATAATGTGGAAAGTTCTAACCACCATTCTTTGAATCAGCTTTAAATCTATCACTTGTTGTATTTTTAGCAGGATAGTAATTACATAACCAAGGTACATTCTCATGTGGAAGTTCCTTATTAGAAGTAGTTTTATACCCAGAAGCTTGTAAAGTTACATATCTTACATAGTTAAGTTCTTGTCCATTTCCATCTTCAAGATTTCCCCACTACATTAAATGTGTTTTCTAACCACCAAGATTCTCATACCATGCAGGTACTGTATCTTCAGTTTTTTCTGGATCATAAACAAATGGTTTCATTCTATTGTCAGGGTTATCCCTCATAGGACGTGAGCAAGTATAAGTATGTTTATGCCCTCCTATACAAACTCTAAACCAATTATCTTCTAAGAACTTACTAAACCAGTAGCCTCCTACAGAATTAAGATGTGAACCTCCTCTACTATAACTTAAAATTTCATTATAGTTTTCGTCTAGATAGTTCCACTTGCCTGCAGCTGTTCCATATATCTATGCTTTAGTAAGTAAAGTAAATGGATTATCATGTGTAAATGCTACTTTCCATTTAATATTTTCATCTAGATGAGTTAATTCATTATCACACCATGTTTTTACACAGGCGTATATTCCTTTAGGACCGTTATCTTCCTCTTGATAATCGGCATCCACATTAAATAATTTTACCTAAGAGTCTTTGGTAAATTCTGAATTCATACCTAAGAAATAAGTATCTCCATATATAAAGGAGAATACTGATGGTATATATTTTCCAAATGGAGTTTGAGGTATTCCAAAAGGATGCTCGTATGTAAAAAAGAAATTAATATTTTCTGGATTAACTTTATTTATATCTTCTCCTGTGCCAAGAACTTTAGAATCTGCAGAACATAGGTCATTGTTTCCAATTACAAACATTTGTTCTTTATCTCTATAAAACTCAGAAGAATATCTATAGTAAGCAAGCCATTCATTCATTCTATTACCATTTTGAGTTTGGTCTCCAGTGTTCATAACGAAATCATAATTCTTGTCAGGATCGTTATCTGCATCGTTCTTTATAAATTCAGAAACAATTCCCCAGGTTTTATATTCTTCATCATGAAATCCTTGCTAATCTGTAACTTGTACCCACTAGAAACCATTTTGTAATACACTAGCTCTACTTCTTAAAGTAAAGGAATGGGTGGAACTCCAATGACCTTCACGTCCTACTCTAAAGTAGTAGCGTTGTGAGGATACTCCAGTTGGTAAAGTAAAGTCCATAATAAATTTATGAACAGTGTAAGCCACACCGTTAGTAGCCACATTACGAATACGATTATATATAGGGGAATCCCAATAACGACCTTTAGAATTACGGCCATCACCTTCTTTAAAAGATTCATAAATTTCTGCATTTTGTTCATTATCTGTCCAAATTTTTATAAATTCATCATAATAATCTTTTGAAATCCAATTAAAGCATCTTGTTTTATGTGCATCATATCCAAAAGTACAAGTAACAACATTAGGACCTTCTACTAATTCAGCCTTATTAAAGAAAATATTTTTTCCTTGTTTACTATTTTTAGGAACATATTGTTGTATATTAACTTCACTATTAATTTTAGCTAAATCAAAATAAGTCCATTGTGTGTTATCATTATTATTTAATTTGTTTGGAGCTTTAAGAGCCTATTTAACTGGATCCATATTATAGTAACGGAAAATTAAACAATTCTAAGGAAGCATTCCTCCTTTAATATTACTAAAAGGAGTTCCACAAGCAATTGCACCTTCTCCTATTCCAAGTAAATCTATATAATATTTAGCAACATTGCCTTGAGCATTCCATAAGCTATTCTTTTCTAAAGGAGCATTATCAAATGGAGTAGATAAACTTAAAGCATAATCTTGCTGAGTAGTTTCTTCAAATCCTCCACTTAGATATATAGAACAATTATAGGCTAACTTTAAGTATCCTTCACTATCCCAAACAGAATGTTGATAGTTATCTTCATCTATTTCAAGAACTAAAGGATTTTTAGTATCTTCTCTTGTCCAGCACATATCAGGTTCTCCTAACTTAATAATAGTTGTATTTGTATCATATACAGCACACTGTGCACCTCTTACTAAGAAAGTTCCTCCTGCTGGAATAATTCCAGTTAATGGTAAAGTAATCCATTGTCTAGGAGTTGCTGAACCTTCAGTATAGTGTAGGTACAATCCATTTAAATTAAGAGGTTGTGTAGATATATTACATAATTCTATAAAGTTATGGGATATAGGATTATAACTATATTTATCAGAATCGCCTCCACAATATACCATATTTATATAGACTAATGGACTTTCTACAGATGACTTATCACTTAATGGATAGTACATAGGGTAATAACTACCATCACTTTGTACAGCTTGCTATGTATTAAGGACTGAAACATTTTTATCTATTAATTTTAATTCTCCATTCTTTACACGTAGCATATAAAGATTAGATGTATTTGCCATATCTGCAAACTCTATACCTACAATACGTTGTTTGCTGGCAATAGTTTGTTGAATAATTCCATCCATAATGTCTTGTGTTTCTGGTTCTTCTTCACCACCTCCGGTAGCTCCGATTTTAATAAGTTTATATGTTTTAGGATCTTTAATCCATAATGTTTGAGTATCATAACACCAAAGTAATTCTCTTTCAGCAAAATCATCTTCATGAGCTTTCATATAAGCCTAAGTTCCACTCTTTACTTTAATTACTTTAGTATTAGGTGAATAGTTTAAATCATCAGGTTCTGGACTATCCTCTAATTCAACCTATCCATTGTCATATTGTGTTTGATTATCTTCTTCTTCTGAGGTACCATAGTGAGGTTCTTCTGCCTCATTATGATTCTGAGATGTAGTCATATTATTTGTAAAGTCTCCTGGATCTATCTCAGTCCTCATATATTCTAGTTTTGCTACTTTTTGCTATAGTATGTTAATTACTTTTAGCATTTCCTATATAACATCAGTACTTCTAGTAAAACCTTTTTCAGAAGTATCTATCCATATACCACCTTTGTCATCAGGTTCTGTATCCTATATATAGATTTTTCGGAAAGACTCCCAGTATTGTCCATTCCAAAAACGTAAATCATCAATATCATTTACATAGACAATTTGTCCACGTATCTAAAGTCCAGTCTTAGTAGCTAACTCTTCAAGATTTTCTACTGTTACTAGACTTATTCCTCCTCCTGAGCCTCCTTGACCTTCCCATATTTCCCATTGTCCCCTATAAATATACATATGCATATCGTCTGGAACTTCTTTTACATAACAAAGCATTCCATATTTTAGCTTATTTGTAGTCAAGAGGTCTTGCATTTCACTTAAAGAAGTTACTTGTATATATCCTCCACGTAAATCATTAACATCAGCAATAGCAAATTTCTGACCATTTTTTGGTTTTAACTCACTTATAATTTCTAAATAACCATTCATAAAATATAAAAGGGAGATGCTGAATAGCACCTCCCTTAATTTTTTTAAGCTTCGTCTTCAACGAAAAGACTATATATTGCTTCCAAGAAGTCGGGTGCAGAAAGTTTCTGTCCATTAATTTCAACGTCGTTATCGGCATTGACCTCTAGGATTTGAGCATATTCATCTTCTGTAAGAGTAGCAACTACATCAACTTGGTCTTTACCTCTTTCAATTACAAATGCTTGATAATCCTCATTTAGCTTCTTGTTCATTTCCTGGAATTTAGCTTCCTCTTCTTCTGTACGTTCAGTTTTCTGAGCAAGTTCTGGGAAACCTTCAGGAGTTAAATCTTTAATTGCTTCTTGGACATCGTTGTCAAAATCTTTTCTTACCTTACCTAATTTAATTCTCATGTTCATTACCTTAACCTTTAATTCTTTGGATAAGGACTCATTACCACTCTTTAGCAAGATTCTAGTAATAAAATTTTGTTTTACTAAAGCTTCATTTGTTGTCATTGATTAATTCTGTATTTATAGCGTTAATAGTTTTATCTAATAGGGCTTCAGCCTCTACTCTAAATACTTTTGGAAGTGCTCCTAAGTTCTTATCTGTAAGTCCATTCTCAGATTCGTTATAACTAAAATTACCGAGAAATGCTTGTTCTGTACCTTCAAAAGACCCATAGAAATTTAGAGAGTTATTCTATGAATCAATAACTAGTTCTCCTTTAAGAACCATGTTTTGCCCAGTTTCCTCAACTGAATACGAAGTACGTTTATTTGATAAAGTCATAATTCCTCTTAAATTGCATTACTGATTAAAAATAATACATATATTTAATTATTACAAGAAATCAGTAAAAATTATTGATTATTAACTAAATTTTAAAGAAAAAGAAAGACTTAATTTCTTAAGCCTTTTCTTTCTCTAATTTATTTAATTTATCTTCTAAGTCCTTTATTTTGTTATATAAGAAACTACAAAGTGCGGATAAAGCAGTCTTATAATTAACTGTTTTTCTTCCATCTTCATTAGTACCAACAGCTTGCGGACACCATTCTTCTAATTCTTGTGCTATAAAACCTATATTATCTTTTCCAGTACCATCTTTCCAATCAAACTATTTAATAGGATTATCCTTTATAAAGGTAGAGTAATCTTTAATATTAGTTTTTAGATTTCTATCAGAAGAGTAGAATACACCAGAATTGTTTACATAGAAATTAGTGTTATAGTGTACCGTAGATATATTTCCTCCATTAGTTGGATCAGTATAGAAGAGTATTTTCTATGTAGTTTGAGAATTAAATGATGTTGAAGTAGTAGTTATAGAACCTCCCCCAATTGAGCTTAACGCAGCAGTTCCTCCTCCTGCTAAAAGTACGTGAGTATCATTTTTTCCTGTAACTTTGAATCCTGTAGATTGTACATAACTTGGGAATACTCCAGTCATATCTAAGTTTACAGTATATAGATGATTATTAACAGCTATGTTGGAAGGAGCTGTATACGGTTTATCACCAATAAGTCCGAGTCCACCAATTCTTGGTATTTCTTTAGTATATGAGGAGTTTATACTGCTTATATAACTTCTTATTCTTATTTTCCTAACACGTGAAGTCTATCCTGTATAACCTCCTATAATGAATGGATTTATCCAGTATATATTAGGACCAGCCCATCCTTTTAATTGACTGTTAACAATATTAGTCCATGTAGAAGCATTACATGCTTGAGTATCAATAGTAAGAGTACAAACATGTCCACAGTTAGCCCCAAAAACATAGATAGCTCTTATTGTTCCGTATATTAAAGAATTGGCATTAGAAAAGTCTCCAACATCTATTATAATCTACAGTCCGTCATATAAAGCAACAGTTGTAGTAGAACTAGGAGTTTTGTTTGCAAAGCGGAAAGAATAATCCCACATAGTCATCTATTTTTTCTAATCATCAGTTCCTAAACTTGTACTACTGTATGTAGTTGAATCAGAACCACTTCCTGGATTTATAGTTATATTTGCTCCGGGAAGTCCATATAAACGATTTCCAGGATAGAAATTAGTAGTAGTAAATAGGTCTGATTTATCAAGTAAATAGTTTCCTGTCATAGATGCAGGATCACCATCTAATAATCTAACCCAAGGTTTCCAAACACTAGACGTTTTACTACGTACATATAGTGCAGCAGTATCAGTCATAGGAATAGCTAATTCAGTTGCCTAAGTGTTACTAAAACCAACAGTAGTATAGACGTGATAAGAATTGTTAGTTGGTAAATTATAAGCTGTTCCTGCAGTATGTTCTCTTACTCTAAATCTATTTAAACTAGGAACGTTATCCACAGATTCTGTAACTCTTGGAACATAAAGTTCAGCAATAAATGATCCTGGATCTTGCCACTCTGGAGTCGAAGTAGAACCTACAGATTTTAGTACTTGTCCAGATGTTCCTCCGCTAGTTGGAGCATACCAAGAACCTAGTGATGTACCATAAGGGTCTCCATGTTCAGTATTATTTAAAGTAGTTTTATAAAACGAACCGCTTTGTATACTTATTTCAGAGTTTTCCCATCCTGCAAAATTTCCATCGCTATCAAAAATTGGAAATGTAACTACATCTCCACTCACTGTAACAGCCTAATAAGAAGAAATAGTATTAAGAGTCGAAGCTATACTATTAGTAAATGTTATGACTCCTCCTGTTGAAGAAGATATAGACATCCCAGTGCCAGCTTTAAACTGAATACTTCTATTTACAGTTGAACCTTCTACTAAATTATAGTAAGGGTCAGACTGAGCAGCAGTAATTTGTGTTTTTCCCGTAGAACTACTAGATACATAAGCTGCCGTACTTACATTAGATGTAGGTTTAGCTACCCAGTTCAGACCATTACCACTTGCATTTGTAGCTAATATATAGTTAGCTGTTCCATATCCAGTGGGAGCTAGTATTGTAGGTAAACTTGTCGATGATGTATAAACATTATAAGCAGTTCCATTTACTGTAAGTGCCTTTGTAGATGGAGCATCAGATATTTTACTCATTGTTAGAGTTGGAATATCTGCTGCAACTAATGCCCTAAATGAAGCAGCACCGTTACTTCCATTTGGAGCCGCAAGTACGGTATTCTTAGTTCTACTAATTGTAGCATCATATACTCTACTAGAAAAATTAGTTAAATTCTGAATTTCATGATTATGTCCAGAAGTAGCAAAAGCACTAGCATGATTTCCATCCAATAAGTCTGCATTTAAATTTGTTACAACCTCATTACTAGATATAACGAATGGAGCAGTTCCTGAAGGTGCTGGTACTGTTAATTGTCCATTAGCTACGTTATAGTTCATTGTATACTAGCCATACCAAGTAGTGGCGGGTTTAATAACTTTAAAACCAGTCCAAATATTTGAATCATTAGAACTAGACCTAGGAGTAACAACATACATTCCTATTGAAGTTTGTCCATCGGTACTTGCATCATATTCTATCCATCCACTAGTAATACTATGAGCATCTACAAAGGGATAAGCTGCAACTTGTCTTGTACTAGGAGCTATACCTCTAGTGTAATCAACCAATTTACGCTTTAGATTTCCAGTCATTAAGTCTCCACTAATATTAACATAATCACTATCATGGTTATGTCCTGACGCTGCAAATCCTGAAATAGTATGTGTGTGAGTACCATAACCTGTAACATGCCCTGCTGCATTTACTGTTACATAGGGAATAGACAATGAAGAGCCGCTTGTTGCACTAGAAGTACCAGCTGTACCAGCTGTTATACCAGAACTTGTGTGGTCTACCTTAGCAGTAATATTTACACCTCCTATAGTTGCTATAGTTGTATTTGATGTTCCTAAAGCGCTTGTTGTACTATCTGTAACAGAAGATGAAGTTAAGTAAGTGGAACTATCAACACTTCCATCAGCTTTAAGAAATTGTGCTGAAGTTCCTCCAGATTTTATAATAGAGGCAGCTGTTATATTCTTTGAAAATGCTATATTTCCATCCTATTTCACTGTCATTGCTGCTACTTGTGTACCAGTTTGATTATCAGAGTATAAAACAAGGTCATTATTATTATAATCACCAGTACCTAAATATTTAAGCCCAAATCCATATACTTTAGATGTATCTGTTGCAACTCCAGTTCCCTAGTCTTTAATTCTCCACAACCATACATCTTGATTATTAGATTCTAAACTTAACATCGGAGAGTTAGAAGCCTCATTATATACTCGTATTATACCTCCAGATACATTAATATTAGCTGGAAAAGTAGCATTCTAAGAAGAATCATATGAATATAAGTGCCCAGTTTTAGCCATATTAGATGGTGTAGTCCAACCTATTCCTCCAAATCCGAATATTTTATTAACTGCTAATCCTGCTGCACTTGCATAATTACTATCATGTCCTGTACATCCGAAAATGAATTGCCATTCTCCATATTGAGAATTCTTATTATTACCATAAGTTCTAGTATTAGCTACATTAATTACATTATATCCGCCCCATCCTGAAATTGGAGTATGATCAGCTAGTGTAACCCATGTATCTACCTCATTTTCATAATTTGACTATGTTCTACATCTTATAGTGCAATAAGTACCTATAGAACCCTAAGTACTTACATATATAACAAACTTATTAAGAACTGTATATACATGTCCAACCTTTGTTCTCATCGTTACACGTAACATATTGTTTGCTGAAGTTGCGGCATCTTTACCTATTATAAAATTTGCACCACTAGAAAATAGACCAACTTTCTATGAAGCTGTTGCACCGTAGTCAATCCAAGTAGCACCAGCATCTATAGAATATTCTACTACTATACCTGCAACATCTAAAAACATAGTTCTACAAGCACCTAATTCAGATACCATTGCAGCATCTATAGGTCCATAGTCTCCAGAAAAGTTTTTACCGCCCCATAATAGATAGGCTTCATGTAATGAATAAGAATCAAGACTAGACTAAAGAGCCAAGCTACCAAATGTTACTAAGTTTATTGCACTACCTCCTACAGGAGTATACTTTATCTTTCTACTTGTTGCATCCCAGGAGATGGAGCCTATAAAATCAGACAAGGGTTTATCTCCACCTCCTGAGAGCAATACATTAGTATCAGTTAATGTTCTTTTAGCATAACCCAAACTAGTATTCATATAATTCTCTTGTATTTAATAGTTAAAGTATAATTAGTTGCAGAAGCATCCGTTGAGGCTAATTGCAACTTACCTTGATTTATTGCTGCATATATACGCTTTGTATCAGCAGTAGTTGTAGCTGTAGTAGCCCAATGTAGAGGAATTTCCTCTAGTTTTTCTTTTGCTCCTCCTTCTACTGCAAATATACCTGCATAAGAGCCATTTGTACTATCATCTATATAAAGAGCATAAGTTCCTGCCTATGTTGGTAAAGCGGTAGATACAGGAGTCCATGTGGATTTAGATAATCCATAAGTTTCTGCTGCTATAGGAGTTGTAAGATAGTTTTCTACAGTAGTCCAAGCAGGAATTCCTGAAGAACCCCACCCTAAGAATTGTCCAGATGAACCATTAGCTAAAAATGCTGTATTATTGGCAGCACTCTAATATAGTAAATTACCTTTTGCTCCTCCTTTTACATCTACTGCATATGTAGCATCTCCTCCAACAGCGCTAGATACAGCATATTTTGTAGTACTAGGTAAATAGGTTGTTGTATCAAATGATATACTAAATGCTCCTGCAGAAGTGTAAGTACATTTAATGAAGTTACTAGTACCATTAGCAGTTGGAGCAGCTACAGCTGTAGTATTAGCAGCACTATTATATAGGACTCCTACTCCTTTACTTATATTAACTGCTAATCCAGTTACTTCGTCTTTACTCATAAATATATCTCCTAATCCATTTAAAAATTTATCTAGTCCGTATGAAGTTCCTGAAACAGGATTAGTTATCTTTGTAGCATCACTTGGATTATAAGTGTAATGTACAGCACTGGCATCAGTAATAGGCCATATATCTGTACTATCATTCCATTGAAGTTGTTTTCTTACTGCCATAGTATATTGTAATATGATTTGGTAACCTTATTCTAAAAATATATCTTAAAATCTATTTACATCTAATAAAACTAACGTATGGCTAATTTTTGTATAAATAGTGTATCTCTAAGTATCTTTTATGTATTATGTATTCTATAATATAAATACTACAATTATAAGGAAATTTTCTTAGATATCCATCCCAATTAGACATTTTAAATAAAGAATTTTCCTATATCTTATTCATTAAATTTTTAGAATTACAATATTTCAACCAACCTTTATATGAAGTTAGTCTATTATATAAATAATCTAAATATAAATTATCATTTTTATTAAAGTTAGATAAAACTTTAAATATTTTATTTTTTATAGATTTTCTTACTAATATGTACTAATGTCTAAATACATACCCAACAAAGTCTATACCTCTATCTTCTATAGGAAATATTTGATAGTTAGATTTTATCTATAGTTTTAACACTATAGAAAGATATAGTTTTATACTTACCAAAACGTTGTGTAAAAAGTCTTTATTATCATGTAATATAACTATATCATCTGCATATCTATAGTAAAACTTACATTTTAGTTCTTCCTTAATCCAATGATCAAAATAAGCTAAGTATAAATTAGCAAAGAACTAAGATAGGTAATTACCTATTGGTACTCCATAAGCAGAATCTATTATTTCATACAATGTAGATAATAAATATTTATCCTTTATTTTCTTCTATATTATATCCTTTAAAATCTAATGATCTAAAGAAGGATAAAACTTTCTTATATCGAGCTTTAAACAATAAACTGTTTTATCTGGATATTTAGCTAAATCCTTCTTTAAATCTTTTAGAAGCTTATGTATACCTCTTCCTTTTATACAGGAATAAGTATTTTTTATAAAAATTTTCTTCCATATAGGCTCTAGTATGTTCATAAGAGCATGATGAACTATTCTATCAGGATAATATGGTAACTTAAAGATTATACGCTCCTTTGGTTCATATATTTTAAATGTTTCATACTATGAAGTTTTATACTAACACTTACTCAAATCCTTCTATATCTACAATATATGTTCATCCTTTTGTAAATCATGTTGCTTTACACTTTTTCTTCTACTCTTATTCTTCCTAGCATTTATATCAGCCTTTAATATATTCTACTAAGAACACACTAAACTATGTAAATTATTTACTCTAGTAGGCATTTAATTTTAACATTAACGAGTGGTCACAATACGTTACTGACACGTCTCCCTCCTTGGGAACAAATTCTTAACTACGATATCTTTAACCAAGTGGTTAGGTAATATAAAACAAAAATAAAAAAAAAAATTAAGCGACGGAAGCTGACATTCGAATTCGTAGTACTAACTCCATTATTAGAATTCAAGTAACTAAGACTAGCTTTGCTACCATTATTGACGTTACTGCCTACTATGAGCTTTTCCTTATTTTATATTACCTTTATAATCTTTAAACTACTACTATAGGACGGAAGCTGACAGCCGAACTCGCAGTACCAACCCCACTATTAGAATACAAGTAACCAAGACCAGCTCTGCCACCAGCATAGACGTGACCGCCCACCAGGAGCCATCTAAAAGACGTGTTTTTACTTCCAGTGTAGTTATAGTCACACTTATATGTTGTTTCAGTTCCTCCAACTGATGCTGCAAATATATTACCAGTAGTACCTAAATCGAACTCTTTTACATATCCGTCTGAGTGAATTATATGCCCAGCAAGGGTCATATTAGATGTAGTTCCATCTGCATACTTTGTTGGATCAGTAGTAGTATATACATTCTTAGGATTACCTTCTGCATCACCTTGAACATTACATCCATCAAGATTTGTCCAAGTATCTCCAAATGGATTATCAAAGCCTCTCCACCTTGGAACATAAAATATTTTTGATGCTATGGTATTACTTCCGTTTACTGTCTATGGAATAATAAGAGCTTTTGTACCAGTTCTATTACCAATATCATTACAATAACCATTAGGAGTTATTGGGTAAGTTGCATTATATCCAGACCATGAAGTAGCGGTATTAGACCATGTAGTTACTCCACTTCCAAGTCCTCCCTATCTAAAGCCCTCATTAGTAAGCATACTATTAAATGTTGCCTAACAATTAAAGTTAGCATATTCTATTACATAACACCAATAGAATATCCATTTATAATACTCATAATTAAGCATTTCCATATTATTGTTTCTACAATAAGTACGCATGTTAGCTCTTGATAGATTAGTTCTAGGTTTACCAAGATCACTTCTAAATGGGTCTGAACTTAAATAAGTATCATAAGCACTTCTATTATTTCCTCCTCTAAAAGCTGCAGTTGTATTAACAACGGAATATGCTTTACTATTACTTACAGTAGCTCTATAAGCTCCTACAAACATCTCTGGAATTTCTTGCCAAGTAGAATTTATATATTTGGGTGATATTTTAACCCAGCAAGTTGTTCCCGTTTTTCCTGACTTACCCCAGAATCTTGGAATATGCACCATTACCTACCCATCAGTTCCATCTAATATAGAAGGTGTTCCATCAGCTTTCTTTGACCAATCATTTTCATCTAGCCAATATATTACTTGCTTAGTAGAGGGATTAACTACACAACCCTTAAATTGAGACTATATAGGTAGTTCTCTATGTAGATTATGACTTCCTATGCGTAATAAAGTAGTAGAAGACTAATTTTCAGTCCACTGTACTCCATAGGCAGAAGCTTCAGTAACAGGATAAATACCACTTGCTCTTTCAGGACCTAAAGTAAAACTACCAGAACCAGCATTTGCATAGAATTTCCATTCTACTTTATCCCATAATCCTGGAGTTCCGTTGTAAGAACAAGGAATATAATCTCTAATTAAATGACTATCATCATAAATTTTTAAATAATAGACTTTCTTTACACATTTATGTTGGTATTGAGTATCTATAGTACCTGCTACATTCCTTGAGAACAAATATAATGAATAATTTGGGAAAGTTTCTATTCCTGGAGTTGCCTAAACATTATCATTTAAATATAAAATTGAATTTTTAAGTTTTATACTATACTTAGTATTAGCTATTATAGCCGAAATAGGATTACCATAAGTATTGGCAGTTTTAGCTAATCTTATTTGCACTTTATTTACGGCGTTTAGTTCTAGTGAAAAGTTTTTACCAGATGCATAAGGTAAAGTTTCGGAAGCTGCAAAAAATATATCTTCAGTATTTGGCAATGTATTAAAAGAAATACCTAGATCAAACTCAGTGCTCGGAGTAGGAATAAAATTAGTATCTATATATGCTGCAGAACTATCTTGTAAATACTCATACTCTTTCAAAGTAATCTTATTTCCGAGAGTAAACTACCCAGTTCCTTGATTTCTGTAGAACTTATTTTCTACAGTATCCCACATTCCTGGTTCTCCTAGATAGGTACAAGGAAGAAAGTTTCTTACTAATGTAGACCCATTCCAAATTTTACAATAATAAAATTTTCCTACGAAATAATACTAACCTATGTAACCTGGATCTCTAAATAACTTAATAGAAGCTCCTGAAAAAGCACTACCTGAAGCAGTACTATATGAAGTTCCATTAATTGTTAATGAAGTATGGGTATGAACAGCAGTATACACGGTATTAACAGAAGGACTAAACACATTTTGAGTTCTATCCTTTCCAGAAGCTGCATATAAATACCCACCTAAAATAAATAATCGGAAGTTAGCTGACGTACTACTACTGCCACCATAAAACTCGATAGGGCTAGTAATACTACTGCTTATTTGAGTTTCTATTTTAGTATTAGAATTACTAGCATAACATGTATCTATCCATTGAGACCCATTATTCCCTATATAATCATATAATTCAACTCCAGCAGGAAGAATAGAACTTGTTCTTCTTACTTCATAAATCTCATCATAATTCTTTATTTCTGGACCTACTGTAAATGAACCTGTACCTGCATTTCTATAGAATTTATCTTCAACTAAATCCCACATACCGTATTCACCATTGTATTGAGCTGGAACCATATGGCGGATCAAATTACCATTATTATCAATATCTTTATACTCATAAATCTTACATTTAGCATTATCAGATGGAGTGGTATTTGCAGGATTGATAGTAAATAAAAATAAGTTATATTTTATGGAAAGATTAGAATTATGTCCAGATATAGTCTCTTTAGAAATATTATCAAAATAGCAATGCCCATTAACCACTTTAAGTGTATGTTTATTAGTATTTATACTTGCTAAGGTTATATAATTATATCCAGAAGAAGTACTATTCCATCTTAATAACCAAGTACCAGAACCATAAGTAAGAGACATATTATAACCAATAAACGAAGACTACCCAAATACTCCCCAAGTTCTGTAATTTCCTGTATCAATTTGCTAAAAAGTTATTTCATATGTATGATTCATATACCCATATACTCCAGTATCAATATATGAATTACCATCTCCCTAAAGGTATTCAAACCTTTTCCATTTACGAGGTCTTCTAACATTGGTGACCAGTTTGACCTGGCCACCACTATCAACGCGTTTAATCATAAATCATTCAGTTATATAATAAGTAGTATTTGAATCTAAAGAAGAAAGAGCATTAAATTGTGCCTCAGTTCCAAACCATTCTTTTGCAATGGCTGAAATTACTCCATCATTACTTATAGTAATACCTGGACCTGCAGTGTAATTAGTAGCTCCTCCTGTTGGTGTTCCTGATGTTGTCGAACCATTCCAGTCGTCTGTAGTAGAATTATGAGTCTTAACATTAGTGAACTTGACAGATTTAACATCATTGCCTATATACTTTGTAGTACTTGATAGATAGAATAAGTCCTCATATAATCCATAGGTGTTTTCAGAGCCATTATATCCTATATAAGGTATTCCTATTTTTGTTGCAGCATTTACTGAACCTATTCCTGTACAAGCTGTTGTAGGATTAGCACTTTGATATAAGTAACCTCTATTAGTTCCAGAAGTTTTGCTTAAGTTAGTTGCTGTATTAGCATTACCACTTAAGGCTCCCACAAATGTTGTAGCTACAACTTCACCATTGTCCTTAATAGCCATTAAATCTGACCAATTAGCTCCAGAGTCAGAACTCTATTGGAATGTAAATACTGCTGTGTCTGCAGTTGTATCATCTTTTAAGAAAATTCTTTGATGTACACTTCCACTGTTCCATAATATATGATTTACTGTATTAAATATCAAGTCTCCATTACTAGATGTAAGTCCTGCGAACGTACCTCTACCTAGAGATACTACATTACCTGTCGAAGGCTGAACAGTAAGATTATTTGATGTATATACAACATTAGTAACAGTATCAGTAATTCCTGTATTTGCAGCTGCATTACTATTATAACCAAGAACAACACCTCTATAATTATCAGTTGTACTTTCACTTTGCTGTACCTTACTGTCAGTATTAGTAGTATAAGAAGGTAATTTCCAGGTTCCATCTTCACAAAGAAATTTAGTAGTTCCTGCAGTTGTGTCTGGTTTTGGAACAAGACCCGCTGCTGCAGTCGAACCGGACTTAACAAAATTTGAGTATCCTGCACTATTAATAGTAATAGTTCCACTAGCATCTGAAGTCACAGTAGCCCTTCCAGAACCTGTTATCTTATATCTTGTATAAGAACTTCCTTCTTTTAAGATAAGATGCACATTACCATTACTTGATTGAGCAGCAGTACTTGTACCATTAGAAGCTCCTATATAAAGAGAAGTAGTTACATTACTTGTTGGCTTAGTAACCCAAGCGAATCCATCTCCATTTGCGTTTGTTGCTAATATCTAATTTGCAGAACCATATGCAGTAGGAACCTTTATAGTTGGAAGAGAACTAGCTGAAGTATAAACAGCATAGTCAGTTCCATTAATATTTATATTTTTTGTTGAAAGTCCATGTGCAACAGAAATTATCACACTATTAGTTCCATCACCTACCTTAAATTGGTTTGTACCACCTTCAAATATTATACCAGCAGAAGAATTAGCACTTATTAGAGTATCATCACTTATATTTGTAGCTCCGGCAGTACCTTTCTTTATTGCAGTTTTATCTGTATTTGTAGTATAACTTGGAGCTGCCCAAGTACCATCTTCACGTAAGAATTTAGTACTCTGAGTTTGTGAAGAAACAGCTGTAGATAAAGCAGGACCGTCGGTTATTGTATTTGCTCCATTCCATTTTGCAAGGCTTCCACTAGTTCCAGAACCTGTAATATTATTCGTAATAGAGATTGTTATAGGAACTTCTATATAGTTAGTTCCATTTCCTATTAAGAATTTATTAGTTCCTCCTTGTATTTGTAAACCTGTAGATGAACCTGCAGATATAAGAGTACTATCTGTCTTTTTTGTAGTTCCTGGAGCACCACTATCAGTTTTCAGCTTAATTCCAGTTGTATTATCATTTTTATATGCATTAGTAGGAAGTTTTCTCCATACTGGAGTAGTTGTTCCATTTACATAAGCTAATACATAATCAGTAGAAGAAGCTGCTAATGCTGCACCTCCAGTAACAAGTTTAGGAACATAACCTGCTGCACTTGTTGAGGCTGCTGTCCATGTATTTGTATCTATTTCAGTATGTGCAACAATCCAATTTGAAGAAGTACCTGGAGTATTATTAGTTAAGTAAACTACATCACCAACATGAGCAGTAACTGAAGCACCTGTTGCATCTGTAAATGAGAATTCAGTTATTACTCTAGCAAAGTCACCTTGTCCTGCGTTTGTAAGAGCTATCATTGCTGCTTCAGAAACTACAGTTCCTAAGTATTGTACTGCACCTGCAACTGAATTAGCTATAGCAGTATATACACCACCAGAGGTAATAAGTTTACCTGAACTTTCAGTTACAGTAGTATCATATTCTCTCCAAGCTGGTGCTCCTGTGTTATCAGTCATATAAACTCTTGAAGCTACACCTTTTGCAACAATACCTGCTGCATCTTTTGTATTAGAGGGAATATTACCAGAATGGTATACTGTGTGCCCATTATATGTAAAGTTGGTAGAAGATATTATAAGTCCATTAGAAGAACTAAATTGATCATTACTAATTGTTTCGTTTGGGTGAAGATATATACCTCCTGTAGAATATATTCCTAAATTACCACTAGCAGCTATACGTGCTTTTGTTCCAAAATTTAATCCTTTATCAGTTGTAGTGGTAACAGAGCCAGTACCAACATCTATAGGTCCAGTCATAGTACCTCCACTTAATGGCAAATAAGCAGTAGAATCAAACGCTCTACTTCCTAAAGTCTTAAGAGTCCATCCATTTGCTGTACCATTAGATACTATTGCTTGGTTTGCAGTTGTTGTACTACCTGTCAAGTCGGTATAAGCATGTTTATGTCCAACAAGTGAAACATTAGTTCCATTTACATTTGGAGTAACTGCTAATGTAATTTTACCTGTCTAATCCATTGTCATAGCGGCAACCTACGTACCAGTTGAATTATCTGCATAAAGTACTAAGTTATTATCATTTCCTGCTTCTGAACCTATGTATTTAAGGCCAAATCCATAAACACCCGAAGTTGATACATTGGCAGCTGAACCATGATTGATTCTCCATAACCAAATGTCTTGATTATTAGAAGATAAAGCTATCATAGGATCATCTGAAGCTGCACTGTAATATCTCTTTATAGCACCGGTCATAGTACCTCCAGCAAGAGGAAGCTTAGTATTATCTCTAGCTGAACCATTAGCAAGCAAATAACCTTGTTTTGCACTAAGAGATTCAGTAGTGTTTGTACTACTTGTTAAATTATCTTGTATACCTCTCCATGTATTTTGATAGGCTTTAGCTGGAAGTTTCTTCCAAGAAGGAGTTAATGTTCCAGAAGATGAATATACAAAAGCCAATACATAGTCATTTGTAGAATCAGCTAATTCATCCCCTCCATTTACTAACTTTGGAACTACGCCACTCTAACTACTATTAGCAGAATTAGCAGCAATAGTCAAAGTTCTATTCGTAGCATCATTAGTAAATGTAATATTATCACCTTGTATTAATGTAAAGTCATCAGCTGTACTTTGATTGGCGGTAAAATCACTTAAGGTTGTAATAGTATCACCTATCTTAGATTTAATACTGTAAGTTCCATTATTTACAGTATATGTATTGTTTAAATAGGCATTAGCAGGTAACTTTTTCCAAGTTGGAGTAAGTGTTCCTGATGCAGCATAAGTAAATGCAAGTACATAATCGTTAGTACTATCTGCTAGTGTAGCTCCACCACTTACTAACTTGGGAGCATATCCAACTTGTGCGCTAGTAGCTGCTTGCCATTTAGATGTTATTGTAAGTATTCCATTTTTAGCCTTTACTGTAGTACCAGTTCCATCACCTATTATCTGTACTCCTCCGGATTTAGCACTATTTTCTACTATATTCAGGTAAGTTGCATTATTTGCTGTATCTGAAGTAGCATTAGATGTTGCAGCAGATCCCCCAAGTACAGGGATTGCTGTATAATGAGTATTATTTTCCCATGGTACATCTACATAAATCTTTCCATTACCATTCATCTTAACCCAGTACTATTTACCTGAAATATTTGTAGTAGAATCCTAAGCTACTCCTAATACAATTGCACCTTTTGCAGAATCAGTTGCTAAAGGTAATCTAGCTGCATCAAACTCTCCATTAGTAATCTTAGATGCATTTAAACTAGGGATATCAGCAGCTACTAAATATCTAAAACTAGGAACTCCATTCTAAGATGATGGTGCAGCTAATACCGTATTTTTAATCTAAGAACCAAAAGAACTAAGTCCTATTGTTATAGGTATTACTGTGTCTGTTGATCCTTCCTAAGCCCAAGTAATAGTAGCTACCAACTTTCCAGCATTAGTTCCATCAGCAGGATTACTAAATTGTATGTCTTTGACTACATGGGTACCACCATGTAGGTAACTATCCTTTATATTCATATTAATTTTTTATATTTAATTGTTAAGTTAACATTACTTTCACTTTGCGTAGTAGCTAGTTTTAGGTAACCAGTTCCAGAAGTAGTACCTATTTTAGCATATAATCTACCTCTATTTACTCCACCTACTGAGTCAATTTGCCCCGCCTAGTGTAGTATTATCTCGTCTTCTACTGTTCCAGTAGCTACATATGAGAATACTCCTGTGTAGATACATGAAGCATATGTTATTTGTATTATATAAGATCCATCAGATAATCTAGAGTTTATAGAATCCACGTTAGTCCAACTAGTAGTAAGATTTATTCCTGATAAAACTGATTGAACTACATTAGATCCTGACATATCTAAATCACTTGCGTCTTTCCATTCATATCCATTTTCTAAAGCAGTTAAAATTTGTCCAGCTGTACCCTTTTGAATATAACTAGTTACCTAAGAAGCTGATTGATAAGGAATACCATATACCGTAGTTCCTGACAAATATTTAGCATAGACATCTTTTGCAGCATCAGTAGGACTACTATATCCAGCTCTAGTTACAGAAATAGTTCCATCTGAATTAATCTCTAACTCCTTTAGTAATGTTTTGTCAATGTGCGAATAATCATGTATTAAATTCATAACAATTTCCTAAAGCTAACAGTTAAAGAATAATTATTTAAAGGATTACTAGCAGCTAACCATAAACTTGCTTTAGAATTCACAGAGCTAGGAGCTATCTTAGCATATAAATGTACATTACTATTATTACCGCACTCATGCATTAGTACTTCTTCGTCAGAGGAAATAGTTGTGTCTACTATTATTGAGGCTACTCCAGAGTAAATAGAGCTACCATATAAAATGTTAATAGCATAAGTTCCAGTTTCTTCTAAAAGTTCACTAAGATTTATTTCAGTTACCTCTGCCCAACTCGTACTAACTGCAAAAGCTATAGGACTAACACTCTTAGTTTCTTCTGGAAGTGTTATACTTACCCATTCTAAATTACCTTGCTAGTTTCTATGAAGATATGTATCTACACTGTTAGAAACAGGTAATACTGGACTCCAAGTTCCATCTCCTTTTAAAAAGGTATTTGTATTTGTAGGTGCTGGAACTATACCTGAAGTACCGCTAGTTGATCCAGAAGGTCCTGTAAATATATCATGTTCAGAAATTAACTTAGTAAATGTTGAATAAGATGAACCTTTTATATAGAGCGACGGATAACTTAAATTAGTTAATTTTAGTTGATAATAATTAGCAGATGTACCGTCATCATTAATATTCATTACTATCCATCCTTCTTCAGAATTTCCTCCAAGTCTAGAATTAGTAACAGAACTATTCTAAGGGGCAATACTACTTTTATCATGCTAAGCATAGTATATAGTTCCTTTATATACTTCAGCAAAATTATACTATATTGTATTATTAGCTACAGTTATACTAACATTAGTAGAATCAAAAATAGGAATGTTTTTCGTAATAGAGCCCTCCTAGTATATCCTACTCAGCGAGTACTTAGAATCAAATATAGTTTTATCATTAGCATTTCCTATATGTACTCCCGTATGAGGGTCTGCTTTCTAAGAATACCTTAATAAAGTGTGTGTATCAGCTACTATGCTATAAGAAGCTGGATAAGTAAGTATTCCTTCGGTATAAGAATGTAGCCCTAGATCAACATCCTAAGTTTTCTTATGGTAATAGTCGCCTAGGGCTACGTTATAATCAACTCCTGCAATTCTTAAAGTTACATTTGGGTTATTTGCGGTAGAAGTCACTCCATTTATAAAGATACCATGTGTCCAAATTTGACGAGTGTCTTCAATTACTACTATGCTGGATTGAGGAAAAGGATTTTCGCCTTGTTGTATTAACTCAAATTGAGCTTTTGTTTCTACCGAAATTAGTTTTGAATACATTGTTATTTTACATATGTAATATTACCAGATGCATCTATTTCTGTCCAACATAGACCAAGGTCATTTTCATCTACTAGGAAATCTTTACTAAATGTTAAAGATGAAGAATCATTTAATTGTCCTTGTGTAAGATTGGTTCCTCCCTGACTATATACATAAATAGGTCTCCAAGAAGAAGATATTGATAATACTCCATCATTTTCATTAGTAAGAGTAATGTGAGTTCCTTGCTTTAATTTAAGAGCTCCTGACTATGTATTGGTTAACAAGTCAGTCTAAGTAAAGTTAGATCCATTAGGTGTTAGTATACTTATTGGACGATACTTATGTGCGAAACTAATTGTTAAGTCAACTACAGCTGTTTTATTACTTCCAGAGTAAACCATTCCATTGTCTACATTTCTTGAAGCTTTTGAAATAGTTACATCAGTTCCAGACTTAAAGTTATATCCAACTTTTGCAGAACCGTTATAAGATAAATCAGTTACTTCTCCATTTACTCCTATATAAAGAGAATTTGGATTTGGAAGACTAGTAACTTCTGCAAACGAAGTAACATGTCCATAAGCGTCAGTAGTAATTTTACCTAACTTAGCAGTACTTACCTAAGTATGAGTTGCATGGTCTAATGTCCAAGTATCATTGCTTAAATTAAGAGTAAGAGCACTTCCAATATTTAATATTTTTTCTGTAGTAGAATTATATTCAAATTCTGTACTATTTTGTACTAATTTAAGTTTTTCAGAAGCATTTGATACAATAGCTTTTGGATTGATTGTATAGGTTATTGTTCCATTTGCTCCTTCTGTTCCAAAAGATATAAGTAAAGGATCAGTTGTACTAGTACCTGTTACAGTCTTTAGTATTATATTCTTATTAGATATAGTTGAACCTGAAGTAGAACCTTGATAGAAAGTTCTCCATAATGTACTCTTAGCAACCCATTCTATTGTTTCAGAACTTGCATTAAATTTTAGATATCCATCTCCATCAGTAGGAAATGATAAAGATTCAATATTTCTAGAATTGTTGGCATACAAAATACCATTCAGAACATCTGCACTAGTTAAAGCTCCATCAATATTATTTTGTATTACAGTAAAGTCTGAACCTTTAAATGTGCTACCTTTATCGTTTATACATAGAAGTATATCTCCTGGTTCTACTGTATAAGTTACTTGATATCCAGGTTCTCCTAACACTAAGTTACCTGCTTGGGTAAACTTCATTGTATAACCAGCCTTATAAGAGAAGCTTGATGAATTTATAGTTGTTGTTCCATCAATTACATTACTAAGAATGGCTGAGTTATGTGATACAAATGTTCCAGATGCAGTAATTGTTCCTACAAATATTAATGCATCATTCTCTGAAAATAGTTGTTCCGCATAAGAATTTGCAGATTCTATAGCATTTTTAACAGCTAATGGCGTAGCAGCTGTATGTCCTGTCTCTGCATCCTAGGTTCCATCTATTGCGTCAGATAGTTTAACTGTACCAGTTAGTACATCAGTAGCTTCTACTTTAGCTGCATATTTATTGACTAGAGACGTACCGTTTTCGTATATTTCAGCAGCATAAAGTTTTCCATCTTTATTTATCTTTATAGTAGAACTATATTTAGGCTATTCTACATTTGTACTAGAAACTCCTATTAAATAATAATCTGCAGCTTCGTTAGTTAGTGCAGCTGCTTTTACTTTAGTAGCATCTAATGTTAGATCTTGAATAGCTGTGATATGTCCATAAGAATCAACTGTAATCTAAGGTATTTTTGCAGTGTTTAAAGGAGTATTACTTCCATAGGTAGCAGCTACTAAGTTTTCTGGCTGTTTATGAGTAATAGTATATGCTTTTTCATCACTACTACTTCTAGTAGCCGTTATAATAGAATCTCCTGTGATATTACCTACTACTGATATAGCAGCAAGTTGTGTATTACCGTCAGTTAATTGCAGCTTGCCTGATGAAGCAGCCCATGATAATCCAAGACCTTCAACGGTATTATTTATTACCTTATATAATCTAAATTTCTATCCGTGTGTATAAAAGTATCCATCATCTGTAATAGAGATACTTAGAAATCCTTCAGCACTAGCATTACTACCTATTACTCCAGGAAATTCTTGTTCAAGGATAGTTGAAGACGCAGCAAATATTAATTTTCCCATTATTTAAATATTAATTAACTTCTTTCCATCTAATCTATACTATACTATTTTTTGCAACGAAATCTTCTCCAAATTCCCAAGTAGAATCAAGTTTATTAGTAATTAGCTGTTCATCTTTAGCTTTAACAACCATTTTATGTTTTTGAAAATAGTCATGTACTGCATAAGGAGAAGCAGCTAATGCAATAACATTTTTGTTTAGTTTATCAGTATTAGTACTTGAACGTTCTGGGTTATCTGGAATTTCGTCTACTAGCATAACATGTCCATAAGTATTTAAGGAAGCACCTCCATAATCAGGAATATCAGATATATGAATTTTAGGAGTAGCTGTACCTTCAACTTCACCTTTAATTTTACCTTCAATTACTCCGTTTTTAACTATTACATTTCCATTATTAACAACGAGAACATTAGTATCTTCGACACCTTTTATTATCATTTTAGGTACTGTCAGTTCTCCAGTAGCATTATTAAAAGTGGCCTGTGCTTTTCTTGTTATATTAGTATCATCTTGAGACTCACCTCTTTCAGCAAGTAATAGCTATCTATTTTCATTCTTTGAATCAGATTCCCTCTATTCAACGTAATCTCTTATAGTTGCTGTTTTCTATTTTATACTAGTAATATGTCCTGCAGCATCAACATCAATTGAAAAAGTTGGAACTGCATTAGTACCAAATAAATCAACATTAGTTCCATAGTTTCCAGCTTCTACGCCAGTTTTCTTATGGTAAAGTTTATTGTCTTTCCATTCTAAAAAATCATCAGTGTCTATTCTTGTTAGAGCATCACAAGAAATAATAACACTTTTACCTTGACTTTTTAAAGATATACTTTCTGAACCTGGAACTATATTAAAGCTATCTTCTGATAAGGACACATTAACAATATTATCCATTTCCGAAATCCTTATACTTTCATGTCCTGCCTAGAAAAAATGGTTATTAAACCAAATTTCATTAGTGTCTTCTATAAAGCATAAAGGGCTTAGATTGGACGGAAAACTTTCATACATATTATTAAAAGTTTCCCTTTTTATGAAATATAAAAATTTACTATCCATATACTTTAGTGGTCATCAATGCATCCAATGTAGCTAAGGATTCATCTATTGTAAAGTCTCTTTTTATATAGTTACCATCAAAGTTTACTCTTATATCCTATCCGTTTAATTCAGGTGAATCAAGAATTGGATATCCGTTTACTTTAATTTTTGCTAACTATTCTAGAAACTATGTTATTTTTTGATCTAGGTTAGCACTATCTAGAAATACTACCCATTTTGCTTGAGTATCATCATATCTAAGAAGTTCAGATTCGTTTCTTAACCATATATGATACAGGGTAGGAGGCTCAGAGTTTCCTCTCCAAATGCTTACTTGTTTATTCTGAATCATGTATAGTTACTGTTGTATTACCTAATCCTGGATTCATACTTCTGTATATATAGTACTTTCTACTATTTATATAGGTAACTCCTTCATAAAGGAATCCCCCAATGAGTCCATTAACTGAAAAATCAGAAGGATTAGCAGTTAATATATAAATAAATTGATCTTCTAGTGCATTTATTTTAAACTTATTTTGCATTGTCTACTGACAATCCTCATAATTATCAGAAATACCATAATAGGTAGGAGCATATACTGTAAAAGTTACAGTTCTACTCATCCATACTCCCTATAAAAGATAAGAAAGAGTAATATTCTTAGTTTCTGTAATTCCTTCTATTAGAAAGTTTCGTATAGTAGGTTGTATTTCGTATCCATTGATTTTTTGGGATTCAACCTCGTTAGCATATTCCCATGAGACTAAAACATCTACAGGAGTCTTTGTAACAGATTCATACATAGGATTAAGAGTAATACTAGTAATATTACTAGCTCTTGATTCTATCTTATTCTCTATGTGATTTGACCAATATTCTAATTTTAAGTTTAAAATATTAATGATTTCATTTACATCAGCTTGTGCTATCTCTTTTACGAATCTACATAAATCTTCCTGGTTAGCCAAGTTTCCTTGAATCTTTCCCCAAAGTAAAGACTAAGAATCACCTATTCCTAAATTCTATCTTATGACAGCTCTCTAATAATCGGTAGTAAGTTCTGAAAATAAGTTTTCAATACTAAAAAATCCAGATTCGCTTGGACAAGCATAATGATTTTCAATACTACAATTCTCTTGTACACATCCTTCATTTTCTTCACTTACTATTATTTTTTGTGTAGGACTTTTAATACATATAGGTTCTTCTTTTTCTCCGTCAAAATTTATTTTAATATTAGGGAGATGAATATCATCAGAATCTTGTTCAATAATTATAGGGTCAAAATTCTTTATCATACTAGAATAACTTGATATGTATATGTAATTGGATCAAGGAATGAAACTATTGTAGCTTCATTAACCTTATGAATTGTTTTAGATATAGCTGTAGATAGAACTGTATCACCAGTTTCAAATTCTTTATTATAAATTGAACCTGTAAGATATGTTACTGGTTCATTAAATCTATTTCCTGTAGTATTCCATTTAATAAGGCAGTCATGTGCACCTTTTGCAAAAATATTATTTTTACAATCGGGCTCTAATATGTTATAGTAAGTATCTCCTATAAATATATTATTAGTACACCCAGGACCTATAACATTAAACTTAGTATTATGTAATTCAGAAGAATCTATAATTTCTCCATTAACAATGTCGCTAAATGTATAAAGGTCTAAGTCCTGTGTTGCTCCTATTCCTGCATTATTAAGTAATTGTCTAGTACATCTAAACCTTACGTTTTTGAAATCATAAAAAGCTTGGTTTCCATTATCATCCTTTAAAAAGATAATAGTTCCCTTGTTTTCTACTCCATCTTCTAAAGTTTTTCTTGTTATATCGTATCTTACTTCCCATTTCTTTCCTGCAATAGAGATTCTCTAATCTAATTGATTCTTAGAAATAGCCCTTACTAATAAAGTATAAGTTTTAGAAGGATTAATATTTAGTCCCCATGTTATTTTTTGTCCAGCATTATTCTCAACATTTGAAGAATAAATTGTCTGGAAATCAGTTATAGCATATACTGTTCCTGGAGAAAGCTAACTATTACGTAGCTTATCCCATACATTGGCATAAGTGGTTTCTACAAATTTTTCTATTTCTCCTTCGTAATCTTGTATTCCTAGATTTATTCTAACCTATTCTTGCTCTAACGGAGTTAATCCTCCAAGTAATTCAGACTTCTTAAAGTAATTACTTAAATCCTCTAAACATGCATACCTATTTCTCATATCAAGTTTTCATAAATAAGTCCTACTTTATCAAATTTGGAGGCAAGCTAAATAAAGGATATTATTTGTAGTATATTACAATAATCCACATCTGTATATCCTTTATTTAACTTACATAGTAGAGCTTCAAAGTCATTAATGGCTTTTGTTTTTAAATTAGTGATTGCATCCACAGTCGTATCCTCCTAAAATTGTTTTCTTATCTAAATTACCACAAATTCCCCAACATGTATCTATTTGCTCAAGTATTGACTATGCTTTAAAATATTGTTCTCTCTATAGGAGATATTGTATAACATTTAAAGCCATCCATATTATGTCTCTATTTAGAATGTCCTATTTAAAGTCTTTAGCATTAGTACATTCACAAGGAAGATTGTCCAATAAATATTTACAAAGTTTAAAGAAACACTCTTTTAGATGACATAGATTGAATGTATATCTTTCATTCTTTATACATGTTGCATCATCTAAGTTAGCTTCTATTATTTCATTAACACTAACTTCTTCTATTGTTCCTAAAGAGAATTTATAGAATTTATCATTACTAAAGAAATATACTAAAGAGTATTCATCAAAATGACTTTCATCTCTTTCTCTAACATAATTCATCCATTCTTCTGTAGGAACTATAATATGTAATACTTTATAAAGTCCATCTTTTTGTAAAGTGAATTCATCTGAATCTATATCTGTATGTGGAACTACTTCATAGTCTTCAAAAGTTTCTTCTTCTTTTGAATTTACTTTAATTACAACATTTAATGTAACTGTATCATCCCAAGTGTAGTTTCTTATACTAACTTGTCTTTCTGTAAGATACTATGAAGAATCTTGTTCTAGTCCAACTATACTTACGGCGCAATCGCCAGCACTACAAATTTTAAAAATTGAGTTCATTGTGCAGCAGTTATATCAGTGGAAATATTTCCAGTAATTAAAGTATTTTTACTTAAAGTATAAGTTTGTCTCCAGTTACCTATCCCTAACTATATAGTAAAATAACGATTGTCAATTAACTAATCTGTAGCTGATGGATAATCCCAAGTTGGATTGTAAGTTCCAACTATTCCAGAATCAAGAGTTATGCTATCATTTAAAATTGAAGTTACATCCCATGAAGGAGTTATTTTTATACTAGTAGTTATATTTCCTCCTGTATAGTTAGTCATTGTTCCTTGAGTTGGTTTACTTAACTGTAAAGTTCCAATAGATATAGTATACTTTGCACTATTAACATCGTAGGATGCTCTTACTGCAGTAATTAATTCCATATGATACATTGCAGTAGCAAGTTCATCAGTTCTTAATACTATTACTCCAGTATTTGGTAAACTAGAACTAGATATGTCACTCTTTAATCCTTCTTTAGGAGAATAAGAGTAAGCTCTTATAAATTGGTTCTATTTATCAACTATCTCTATATAGAACTTATTATCAGTATACTCCTTTAAATTGGTAACATCATCATTTAACCCACTTAAAGAGGACTGTACTCCAGCCATGGCTGTAGGATAAGTACTATCCCTAAACAAAACAAAAGCATTATTTAAATTATCTCCAGAAGAAAATGGATAATAATTAGTATTTAGATTCTATATAAAGTTTTCTACTGTCGTTACTCTAGCACTTAATGCCTCTATATCTTCTGAAGGAGTGTCTCCTCCTCCTTCTCCTCCTCCTTCATTAGAACCTCCAAAGTTATAAGTACTTTTGTGAAGTTCACACTCATCAGCTACCTTACGTTGTAATACATTTGTCCAGTACTACAATAATGTAAATTTTCTATTTAGTTTATTTCCAAGGGCATCTTCTATTACAATAGGAATAAGGCCCTCTTCGAGATTGTCTGTACTTATTACAGACCTAAGTTCCGAAATTTTTGATCCCATTATGATTTACGTACTGTATCATTATAAGGATTACCATCTGATAATTGCATAATTTCAATACGAGTACGTTGGTCTTCAATTCTATTCTTTTCAGTCTAGTATTTGTCAGTAGCCTCAGCTTGAAATTTCTTAACTTCGTAATCCTTTTGTGCCTTATCTCTTTCTATTTGTAATTTAGCTTCATTAAGAGCTTCTATTTTAGTTTGAGCTTTCTACAACTCAGTCTATAACTCTTGTAACTATTTAGTAAGCTGTTCGTTCTACTAGGTAAGCTACTACATCTAACCCATTTCTTGTTTTTGTTTCTAGATTGCTTTACGTATTCTTTGTTTCAGCCCAGATAAATCCTTGGTAGTCATAATATCTATTATAACTTCTGGGCTAAGCAACTATGCTTTTACAAGCTCAGGGACAAGTGCACGTAATTGTTCAGAATCCTTTATAAGGTCAGTAGATGTAGTAACGTGTACATCATAATCTGTAGTAGTAAAGTTTTCTGGAAGAGCAGTAAATATTTTTTGTAGTTTGTCTCCAAGAACTATAGTTCCTGTTACTCCTTTTTTAAATACTCTCTTAGCACAATTAAGAACATCAAGCATTATTTCCTCTGTAAGACAATCCATCTACTGATAATACTGTTTAGTAATTATAAAGGAGTTTTGAACGCCTTGTTTGATATTTGTTACTGCATCTTTTTGCTCAATACCATTAAGTCGTTCTCTGAACACTCCAGTAATTGAAGAGGTAGTTTGTTCCACAGCATCTATAGCTGTTTGAATGGCTTGGATAGTAGGCAGTTTTACAGTATCATCATAACCATTATAAATGGTATTCATAGGTTGTTGTCCTGCACCTAGTCTTCCTTCTTGTGAAGAGTCTATAAGTGCAACACCTGACTTTTTATAAGCTAACCATTTCTAGACTTTTTCTGGAAGTGTAACTCCTAAGAATTTAGGTAAAACAGAAATATCTAAAAAATCACCAGTGTTACCAGATGATGCTATCAAGTTATCTCTATAGAAATGTAATAAGTCATATTTATCCTATAAAGAAGCACAAGCTAAAACTAAAGAGAAGGGTTCTTGACTTCTATTGGTAAAGTATAATCCATTAACCGTAAGACAACATTCAGTTGGATGGTCTTTACTTCTTACTACGTTTTCGTCTTTACCAGTTAGTATGTAAATATGTTCTCCAATACGTGTAGCTTTATACCTCTACATTACATGGTCTTTATCAGCTTTTAAAAACTCAACATCATATACAGGAATAAGTTCAAAATTAAAACTTGTATAAGGTTCCACAGGGTAACCAGGAACTATTTCTTGTCCTGCTCTTATTCCTTTCGTAGCTGGACGTCCATCACAATAAGCAAAAGAACGAACATAATATGCTGACTAAGAGAATGAATCTCTCCACTGTTCATTGAGTTCTGCTATATCTTCTTTACTTAACTATGAACCATATATATTAAGACATTGTTGTCTTGTAAGCCATTTACGCACTACTACTCTATAGGAATCCTTTACATATGGACTTTCTGGATTCCTATCTATAAAGGTATTCAATGGATTAAGTATTTCTATAGAAACATTAGAACCACTAGTTGTAGGTTTAGTTCTATAAAAAGTATATCCAGTTATAAGCAAGTCTAGTAAGAGAGTTTTATGTTTTGTAATTATATCTGCTTCTCTACTTTGTAACACATACTATATTACATCCTGAGCTGCAGTTTCAAATTTAGATACAAATCCATTGTCTAAGTCTTCAACTAATTGTTTTAAGTCTCTTTCTATAGACTAATCTACTACTTGTTGGTTTCCTTGTATGGCTTCCATAATCTTACTCTTATATCTTTGAACTAAGAATTTCTTTACTTCCATAGCTATATAAAGTTCTTTTTCTCTAGTCATTTTTGTAACTGTTTCAGAATCTTTACATGTTACACGTGGTTGTAAAGGAACTCCTAAATATTCTCCAACTAATGCATCTATATGTTTCTTTATAAGAGGAATAAACTATACAGAAGTAGGATTTCCTATTCCATAATTTTCCTCAATATAACGGAACTATTCAGCATCTCTTTTACCATTATAATAATTATATGCTTTCTATAGTTCCCATTTAGGATAGACTAATTCTGCAATAGTTCTATCAGTGAAATCAATTAATTCTTGGTCTGACATGCGCAACTCTTATTAAGGTTTTCACATTGATCTGGAAAAGACTAGAATCCTGTGTACCAATGGCTATGGTCCCAATGCATTACTCTAAGTTCTTCTTTGAAAAACTTGATAAATTTCTCTAAAGGTAATTGTGCTGACACACTTACAGGATAGCAGTCATTCTATATATACATTCTAACTCTATATCCTTCAGGCTAAAGTTCATCAACTTTTAAGTGCCCTGTGAATTCTTTTTTATATACCTCCTTGATAGTATCGTGGATTACTTGTTCTATTTTCGTCATTTGGTACTACAGTTACCTATACTTTAGGAGTTTTTAAAACATCATCTTTCGGTATTATTCCCCATCTTTTAACACCATATTCGTCTGTATAATAACCAATATCTTGAAACTAATTCTATTCTTCAGGTTCTATTTCAGTAGCAACTACACCATTCATTTCTTCGTCTCCAAGTTCTGCCATGCCCATAGCGGCTACAATATCGAACTTACGTTTATTTTCTTCACTATATGTAATAAGTTCATTAAGCATTTCTGGAAACCATATATTCTGACTATAGTCTTCTACATAGTTAGCTATTAAATCAGTTTGATGTGCAATAACTGCTTTAGTAGCTGGTGTACCATAAGAAGTTTGTATTTTCTTTGAAGCTTCTGGATATGTAGCTCTAGGTCTCTTCATGAAATAATCGACCCAACCTGCATTTTTAGCCCAGTTAAACATAGATAAACGAGTAGCCTCTATATTACATCTACAATTATAATACATCATGAGTTGCATAGCTGTACGATATGCTTCACGTTCATCCTAAGGTCTATCCCTATAGTAAGCCACATACATTGGTTCTTGAGTTCCAAAAACTCTTTTCTTTATAACTATACAGAAATCAGAAGGGTCTTTGGTTTCTGTTGAAGTTTGTTCCATTCCTATGTCAATACCGTCTATTCCTGCTACATATAAATTACGCATTTCTCTGTATGACATATCATCTTCATTTGTTAATTCCCATAGTGGAGGCTCTACTATATGTACTTTTCCATATGGAGAAGGTATCCATCTAGCACCTGTTATATTTTTTGGATTAGAATGGTCACCTTTATATATAAACTGTAAACCTCCTGTTTGTATTGGAAGTCCCTGTTTGAGAACTTTAATTCTAGTAACCTAGTCTACAAGTAAAACTTTATTAAATTTATTTGTTCCCTCAAGAGCAAAAGCTTCTTCTGCATTAAAACAATACTCAGCAGAATATTCCATTAAAGCCTTTGGACTTCCTGCTCTCTTTTGTCTTTCTTCTTCATAAAATTTTTTTCCTCTTTCCCAATCACAATAGCCTCTTTCATCCATATAATCTCCATTATATAGGGCTATATAAGCTGGAATAAAGAAACAGGTCTCTACCCACTCTCCATCCTATGTATAGTTATGATAGTATGGTAGAACATCATGACCTTTAGGGTCATAATACATATCATGTAAACCTTCTAGATTAGGTCCTTTATCACCTCCAGTTCCACCGGCTAATATTATACCGAACTTATTACCACCAAGTGCTACAAGAGCTTCTCCTTTAATGAATGACTTTCTAAAGTTTGGATTAGAACCTGCTTCCTCAAGTACTAATAAGTCTACACGGTCACCTCTTATTTTAGCATCATCGTCTGCTACTATTCCTTCTATTTGTGATTTCCATCCATCTTCAATTTTCTGTCCTTGTACTATCTTGTAGAAAGAAGCTCTTTTCTTATACTAAGTATCAACTACCTATCTAAGTTTGAAAAATCCTCCTTCTGTAGAATTATTAAGGAAGTTAAGTTCACTCCAGATTTTTTCAAGAGTTTTGTCTACATAGTTTTTAGATGCTGCAGTCATTAGAGTATTTGAAGCTCTAAATACACTATACATAGCTGTACATAGACAAGCGTTAATTTCTGAAAAACCACATCCTCTGGATTTCATTAGTCCACAATTCTTTTTAAGAACTCTACATAATTCATAGTAATGAAAAAATTCATACTAATATACATAGAAATTCGGATATATAATTCCACGAGAACTACCAGCTTTTTCAGCATCTGGATTTGGAACTTGATAATAGTTAAGAAAGAAATAATGAGGGCCTGTTACTGTATATCCATTAACAGTAAGTCCTTCTCTACATCTTACATATTCTTGATGCCAAAAATCAACGTATGCTTTTGAACCAGGTACATAACCACAGTATTTACCTGTTTTTATCTTAGTATCTCTAGCCTCAGTAAACCATTCAGGTCTGAAATCTAATCCTTTATCCTATGTAATAGGTTTATATCCAGTAATCTCATAGGATAATCTCTTATCGAAAAAAGAAATAGCAGCATCCTTAGGGACATCCCATTCAGAACGCTGCTACTGCTTTACTTCGGCAACGACCTGTTGCACATATTCCTCTTCATCCTTTTTCTCTTGCTCTATTATCTTCTTAACTGTCGCAGCGATTGCTTGCGCTTCTGTTGCTATTTCAGGTAATAAAGCAGATTTCTTTTTAGGACGACCTCTTTTCTTCTATTCGGCCATTACATATCAGTTGGTAAGTAGCCTTCCACAGCACCAGCACGTAATTGTGAAGCTTCTTCCATCTCTTTCTTAACTTGAGCTTCAAGAGCTTTCAATTCGTCTAGTACTTTATCAAGGCTAGAAATTTCAGCCATAATATCTTTTACTTTATAGATAGGTTTACCTGTTTGAGCATCCCTTTCTTCAGGGTCTATATTAGTAAAGTAATCTATAAACTTATCTACAGTTAATTGTGCTGCATGTAAAACTCTAATACTTCTATTACTTTCTTGTAATGCTCTGTATCTTCTACATGCAGCTCTAAATAACGGATCGTTAAATTCTTCTTCAGTAAGACCAGAATCTTTGAGAGCTTCATTATGTCTCTCTTGCTCTGTATATCCAGCATATAAAGACTGCCAATCTAAGGCTAACCATATATAGGTGAATTCTTTAAATGCTCTTAAACACTTTTCTCCAGTAGCATCTTCCTTACATACATTTCTACTTTTCTGGACTAGTGCCCTAAATTCACTGATTAAAAGAATCTCAGGTTTTTCTAGTTCAACCTTACCATTTACACTATTATACTGGAAAATATGTAACATAATTAATTACCTCTTTGTGCTCTTCTTAGTGGAGCGGCTTCCGTACCATGAGCAGGTACAAATTTATTAGTTCTTAGTACATTATAGAAATTACGTCTTGCCCCTCTCTCTGGAGAACCTACATCCATAAATCCTCCTTCAGAATCAAGCCATTTGTTAGGAGTTTTCCAAAAGATTGTATCATTTCCTCTTGGTCCTTGATATATTGTACGTCCTCCCTTTACCTCTGCTAAGTCTCCTAAGTAATGATTTCCTCCATTATAATAATCATAAAGTACATCACTTATAACTCTATGTCCGTTTCCTAATTCTGAAGTTCTTCTATCAAAACGAAGACGTCTGTCAATACCATTTACAGTAACTTCTGGTAGAACATTTGTTTTTGGAGCTCCTCCAAATTTAGTTCCTTGTTGAGCTTTAATTAGACTTTTTTTTTCAAGACCTAAAGATTCTCTTAGGGTCTCTATAGTTCCACCAATTTGATGTTTCTTCATCTTGCCACCACATTTATTCATCTTTGCTCCACCACAATCTTTCTTTACTTTATTTTTATATTGTGATAAAACTCCACCTTTCTTTTCTTGTTCCATCTCTCCACCTTCTTGATTTTTCATACATTTCTTACAAAGTCTTCCACCTGCTTTATAGTATTCAAGATGTGTACCATCTGGACAAGTACCTTTAAGGTCTTTAATATACTGAAGTTTAGCACCTCTCTTCATTGCAGGAGTACCTCCAGCTAACTGTTGAATCATTTGTTTAGCAGTTTGAGTATCTCCTTGTTGTAAAGCCTGAATTACTTGTTTGAAATTTTCACCTCCAGCTTGTATAGCAGCCATTACTGTTTCTGGTTGCTCACCAGTCATCTAAGAAATCTACATTACAACTTCTTGAATTTGTTGCTCCTAAGATGCTTGAGGAGCTGCTCCTCCTGTCTAATATTTTCTTGTATTAATCATAATTTAACTAAATCCTTTGTATTAAATACTTCTTCTTGTAGAATACCGTCTTTTGTAAACCATCTACAACGAATACCCTTTAAAGTCTGATCTTCTTTCTTATATATATAGGTTTCTTTCTTAACCACTAGCATTATTGGTTTATTAGGAATATCCTATTTAAGGGTTACTAAATCCCCTGGCATAAAAAATATTTTCTCATCCATTATTCTTAAATCTTTCTGTTAATCCTTGATTGACTACACACATTATACTATTTTCATTTACTAAAAGTAGTCCTTGTTTGTAAAATGGTACGGGAGTTTCCGAAACTTTTCTCCACATAACTATGTCTCCATCACGTATCCATTTACAGGTAGGGCCAGCATCTAGTACGGTTCCTACATGAATAAATTGCTCTTCTTCTTCGAAATCCCCAGTTTCATTACTTTTATAAGTAGGTTTCATACCTCCTAAATCAGTAATTATTGCTCCAACTCTTTTGATAGTTTGGAAAGGATTTTCATCAAAAGGCTTAATTAACAATCCGTCTTTAATTGCTTTTATTTCTAGTTGGTTTAAGTCTTCACAGAGTTTGTCTTTATATTGTTCTAACAACTCTGCATGGTCTTCCATCTTTTTTACGTATTGTTCTACTTGATCGTTAAATTTTGCCTTGGCTGTATCTTCAATTACTTGGTCTACTGTATTTTTGTTTGCATAGAAAAGTTGACCGTCTGAAATTACTCTTGCAATTTTTTCCTTCTCTGTAGGAATGTTACTAAAATCATGTCCATTAATAGTTTCCATATTCATTACCATTTATGTGCAGGACATCTAGCTGTTACTAATGTTGTTTTAGCACTTAGCCTGCATCCACATCCTCTAAAATAACCATCTTTTGTATCTGTGCTAATATCTCCTGTTTTTGGATTTAGCCATAACTAACTATTACATATTCCTCCTAAAATATCCTTAAATATAGGACATTTACGACATATCTCCATTCTTTTTGCTTTTAGGTCTACATTAAGTCCTAATACTTCATTTACATGTCCCTTAACAATATTCCCAATTTCCATAATAAAAATATATTAACCTTTTCAATACTGATATGATTGTAATAAAGCCTTTATAAATAGGATTATAAGATTAATATTCTATTCTTTTATGTTTAGCTTTTTGCTTATCTCTTACAACTTGCTTTTTATAATGATTAAGCATTTTTTCTACTTCATCCTTTAAATAGTCTAAATGATAAACTGTTTGTTTATTATTATGATCAAAATGTACCATAATTAAGTCCTTAATCTTAAAATTAGGATTTACTTGCTGTATCATCCAGGCATAAGTTGACAGTTGTAATGTATAGTGGTAATAATTACAGTCATCTAAATTTCCTAAAGGATAAAGCATTTTTGCTGTGCTCTTAGTTTTAGTGTCAAATCCAGATTTTGTTTTGATTTCTTTATTAGTTTTCCAGTCCATAATAATAATATTATCACCTTCTTTAACTAATAAATCAATCTGTCCTGCTAATCTTAGTAGGTTATCTTCGGACGTGTTAGAAATTAAATATTCTGGATATACTCCGTTTTCTAAGTCAAGAAGTGTACGACCTTTATCACATATAAACTTACCTCCAACTCCGAACTTCTTTAGTGAGACATTTGCTCCCATATTATACATACTTTGTTCTATAGCAGCATGTATTTTAGTTCCTCGTTCACATGATTCTCTGTTTGTTTTATCCCACTCATCTAGAATTCCTTGTTGCGCTTTGTTAAAATCTAATTCAGAAATGTCATATGTAGATAATATTTCTTTATCAAACTTGTGACTACTGAGCAACGATCTTTTCTCTACAGCCCAGGCATAATCAGGAATAAGTTGTTCTAGTGCTTTGTATGCACTCCAAAACTCCTTGTCAAAAGGCTGTCCGTATCTTTCAATTAAAGTAGTAACTGAGATGTACTTTGCATTATCATTTTCATTCCAGTATGTGTGTGATTCCTCATTAAAACATACTGCTCCATTTTGTTTATCAACTTTCATAATTAAGTTTCTCTATTATGTCTATCGAACTAATCTCGTACTTCTTCTCGTATTCTATCTCTAACTTGACTGGTAGCTTCTCCTAACTTCGATTTAATATAAATACTAACACCGAAGATACCACCTGCATAAGCTAATGCTTGAGCTACGTACCACAAAATACTAGCCTCGATTGCCTTTATAGCAAAAAATGATAAGAAAGCTAGAACAATAGCACTTAGAATCATTGCTATGGCCGAACCATACTGAATCCAATCCTTTGTATTACTTTGCATAGTGTGATTTATAAATTTTGAGAAGTCCAAAGTGTGTCCTACTAAGATTTAGCACATTTATCTTTAATGATTATATAATCTATACCGTCCATTTTGGACTATTCAAACTTAATAATATTTTTATAATAGTCAAAGTAATTAGTAATATAATTAAAAATATTTATGAAAATTAAACTATTTAATAAGGATAAAGGCATGTCTCCGCCTTCTGGGGCATTCGACTTTAGACCTAATCGCACTGTAGACTCAAATCCTAAACTAGATAATATGAAGGGTGACTATATGAGTCCTAAAAATAGAAGAAAAAGAAAGTATTACGTTGGTGGTAGCTTTGATAAGTATATAAGTTAGTACAATCAAATGAATGTAGATACTCCAACTACTAATATTAAATTATAGGAAGATGATATATTTATACCTAATAGATTTTTTGATGATTATAAACCCAAAGAGACTACTGAACCTAAATATTCAGTATATTGGGGAGAAGGAGTTGATGAAGCTCCTTATGATAATTTAGTAGACTTATTAAATGCAGAAGGTTTTAAGTTTAGAGTTACAAGTGACTATAGACCTGGAGCACTAACTTCAAAAGGAACTCCAAGTAACCATAGTCTTGGAGATAAATAGCATCCAGGAGCATATGATATAGTTCCATCAGATGGTAATTTTACTGCATTTAGATAGGCTTTATATACTAATCCTAGAGTCGTCAACTGGCTTAGAACCCACGACTGGGGTATATTGGAAGAAACAACGCCTGAAGTTAAAAAATAGACTAAGGCAAATGGTAATCACTTCCACTTTGGACCAGATGATTGGGCTAAGTAGATGTCTGAAAAAGCATATAAGGAGTTTGGAGTATGAATACAGAAAAATATAAAACTGGAATAAGAAAAATGCAAACGGCAGCTGGAGGACCATTGTTTCCATGGCAGTAGAATACTGAATGGCTTGATAATTGGAAATTTAGAATGACTCCAGCTAGTAGATCTAGAGTTTTATCAGGAAAAGGTGTTGAAACTGATAAACAATATACAGAGCGTAGAAAAAAGGAAACTACTAAAAGAACATGGAGAAGTGATGCAGCTGATATTGCCCATGGAATAGGTGAAGGAATTTTAGCTTTACACCCATATACAGCTATTCCTTATTTTGGTGCTAAAGTAGGATAGGACTTTTTAAATGGAACTTATGGATGGCATACAGCTTTAAATGCTTCTGTTCCTTTATTTCATTTAGCTCCACAAGCTGTAGGATTAAGAGAAGCAACAAATGTAGCATTAGAAGATGCAGCAAATGCTGGCAGTAAAACAGCAAGAAATTGGAGAGTTGCTAGAGAAATTAAGTAGGCTACTAAAAATAAGTTCAAATATCCAGAAGAACAGTATATACTAAGAGATAATACTGGAAGTAATTCTAAAATTATTGCATCTGATGTATATAAGTCTTTAGCAGAGGCTAAAAAATATAAAGACTCTGAAGGATATGCAGAGTTAGTACATAGGGCTCAAAGAGAAGCTGAAGAAATGGGATTGCCTTTTGGTTCCGACTTATACATTGGAGTTAATAATGATTTTCCAAGTATAAAACTAAATTCACGTCCTAAAGGAAAATTAGGTGGATATAAAAAATCTACTAATACAATAGAGCTTGATCCAGATTAGTTAAGTCCAATAGAAGGAAAATATGTTCCTTTTCATGAAGGATTGCATTGGTAGAAAGTTGGAACTCCAGAAATAAATTCTCCTTTATATAATAGATGGAAAAGAAATATGTAGGATGATTAGACTTGGAGAGAATTTTATCAATCTGAAGAATATAAAAATCTAGCATATGAAGATAATGCAAAAGCTTATGCAAGAAAAAAAGTAAAAGAGGCTTTATACGATGATGCAGATTCTTATCTATCTATTCCTGGAGAGCTTTAGGCTAACGGTTTAGAAGCAGGTAGAGCAATCGGATTAGAACCTTTTGCAGAATATCCTGGATATGGTAAAGCCCTTAAAGCTTCAGATAAAGCTAGAAATTATAATAAGTGGCTCTATGATGTAAAGGCTGGAACTGCTTAGGAGATGTAGAATTTTTGGAAAATACTAACTGGTAATTATCTGCCAGCAGTCTCTACACCATTTATATTTGGTGGATATAATTTATTTAACCAACCATAGCAGCAATTACAATATTAGAAGCAAGGAGGTAAAATGAATACATTAGACTTTTTAAAAAGTGGAGACAGTATTCATATTAAGAAAAAGAATAGAGGTAAATTCACAGATTACTGTGGAGGACAAGTAACGTCTGCTTGTATATAGAGAGGAAAAAATAGTTCCAATCCAGCAGTAAGAAAGAGAGCTACATTTGCAGCTAATGCTCGTAAATGGAAACATAAGGACGGAGGAGTACTAAAAGGACAATAGGAAACCCCTATTGGTAGAGTTGTTGGTTCTGCATAGGTAAAGAAATTTCAATACGGAGGTGCACCAGCAGTATCTACATATGTATATAGACAACCTGTCTTACCCAGAATACAAAGAAGAACTCCAATTTATCAATCCACTCAAGCAGAGTTTAGAGCGGATAATCGTTCTTCTTGGGAAAGAAAACAAAAATAGTTACAAGCTGAATAGGCACGTAAGGATTATTATAAATAGCAATAGGATTAGAAGGCTCAAGAGGGTTTCGATAAATTAATGCACATCATAGCGCCATCTACCTATGTAGAAAATATAATAGGATAGGATTTAGGACCAGTAGGTAGGTTTGTAGTAGATATAGCTACACCTGGAGTCGTAGGAGGAGCTCGTAGATTATTAACTGCTACTGGTAAAGGTGTTTTTAAAAACATGAGAACTAGAGTTGTGGCTAATGAGATGAATAAAACTTTTAATAAAGGAATTAGGACAACTCCTGCAAAGACTAACTGGGCTAGTTATGAAGACTTTAGATAGAATGGATTAACAGGTTAGTAGATGTTAGAAAGAAGCTGGTTAGATAGAGAACTAGAGACGGGTAATCCTAATAATATGGTACATTATGATTTTGGAGATCATAAATCCTCGTTTAGAAAAAATAATGGAGCCTATGTATAGAATAACCAGTTGATTCCTGGATAGAGCAGTCAAGCGAACTATGTATGGTGGGGCAGTGAAGGTCCTTGGCAACATTCTTAGTGGATGTTTATTAATCCAAAATTATAGACTCCTACAAGATATATAAGTACTCCTAAAACTAAACAATTCTTAAGAGTAAATGATCATCCTGAAAAAGCTATAGGTTAGAATTAGATAGCACCATAGACTATAACGGATAACGAGTTTGTAACTGAAGGACCAGTAGATTTATCTAATGCTTCAATAATATAGAAAGATCCATTAGGATGGTGGGGAAGAGTAAAATATACTACTAGTTCACCACAACAAGCTACTCATCCTTGGCAATTATCCAATTCAAGATATGGTAGATTTCAATAGCCTAATGGCAAAATAAGATTATAGTTACCTTCACATACTGAAACTACTCCAAGACAGTTTGTTCTTGAACCATAGGGTAATAATAAATATTATGTACATATGCGTACTTGGGATGGAGATAAAATTCCAGCTAATATGAGTTCTGCAGAGAAAAATACTTTATTTGAAGCCCTATATAATGAGTTACCTAATGGAGCTGAAATATTATTTCCACAATCTGGGCCAGGAAATTATGCTACTAGAGGAACTGTAGCAGGTCTTTAGCATTTAAGTAGAGACTCAAGATTTACTCCAGGAACTAAAGGCACTTTATATTATCTTGATAAAGATGGAAAAACTGTAAAAACTTATGAAGGAACTTCCTTTATAAAGAGCAGTGAAAACTAGTATTCTAAAGAGCCAGTAATTAGAGGTAAAAACTACGAAGACTATGTAACTGGATTAGGTGATAATTTTTTAAATCATGGAGCAAAAGTAAAACTTGTAGAGCCTAATCCAGAATTAACTAAGATTACTGATAGAATTGGGTTTACTCCTATATTCTAGATGTGGCCAGGAAAAAGGTTAAGAGCACAGGCAAAAGAAATAACTAGAAGACTTGAACAACAAGGTATGGACGTTGATAAACAAACTGCTAATTTACCTGGAGTAGGGGAAGGAACTGTTCGTGAAGTAATTGATAAGAATGTTGGCCTTCCTAGTTATATAGGATATTTCAAAAAACCAGGTGTTTCTGGTTCATATAATAAGAAGACTGGAATAACCTTAGTTGACCCAACAGAATATGATAAAACTGTTACTACTATGTAGCATGAGAGGAATATGCATGGTACAGAGAGAATTCTTACTGACAAAATGTGGGAACCTTATTAGAATTTCTTAAATAATATTTTTAATGGTAGATCTTTTAATACTACAACAATAAATAATAAAAAATATTATAGTGTTACTGACCCAGATAATGCAATGCAAGAATTTCCAATAACAAGTTCTGCCCTTAAAAAAGAAGAACTACGTGCAACATTAGGACAGTATAGAAAAGACTTATATGATTAGGTTGCTTATCCAAAAGCAAAAGCAGCAGGACTAGATATTAAACCTGATGATTTAGAAGGTTTACGTCCATTCTTCGAATAGGCAGTAGATGAACTTACTATACCTTAGGTTAAGTTAGATTTACATTCTATAAATGCTTATGGAAGAACTTATGCAAAGCTTGGACCTAAATGGAATCCTAACTTCTTGGAAGAACTTAAACAATTGTTAAAGTACTCTCCAGGAGTTTTACCTTTTATGTACAATGAAGAAAAATAAATTCTATAAAGAAAATAAAAGGATACTATAGGAACATAAAACTAAATGTTGTATTTGCGGAGAAGATGCTAAATGTTGTCTAGAGTTTCACCATTTAAGAGATAAATTATATAATATATCAGAGGCAGCTAGTCATATACCTACAGACTTATTCTTACAAGAATTAGATAAGTGTGTATGTATATGTTCTAACTGTCATAAAAAATTACATAATGGATTATTTGAGTTACATAAAGAAGTTCACTCCGATGACTGTACTTCCTAATGATAAGACTACAGTAAGTAAACCTTTATTGGAAATGTATATTCCTACTAGAAGTATAGATGCTAAAAGAGCTCTACCATCTAAATAGGAATATGATGATACAGAGTATAAAGTATACTGGGGACAAAGAATACAGAATAATATTATTAGGAGTGGAGGAATTAAAGACCTATATAAATAGTTTGTAGGTTCTTGGGAAGGTAGAAAGATGACTAATACTTCTGGAGATAGAGGAGGTCTTACTAATAATGGAATAACATTAAGTACATGGAAATCAGTAGGTAAAGATAAAAACAATGACGGAGTTGTAGATGCAAAAGATTTAGCTTTAATGACTTAGGCTGACCATGATAATATACTAGAGGAAAGATTCTGGAATGCAGCTAGAGCTGACGAAATAGTTAATCCATATCTTGCTGCTTATGTAGTAGACTGGACATGGGGAACAGGTCCTACTGCATTTAAAAAGATGCACCAGGCTTTTGGTCTAAAACCATAGTCTAAAATGACAAATGAATTACTGTCCCATTTAAATGCTAATCCAATTTCTTCATTTAATACTCTGGTTAAGGCACGTATAAATTTTTATAAAGACTTAGTACATAGTAATCCTAGCCAATAGAAATTCTTAAAAGGATGGCTTAAACGTGCTAATGCTATTACCTTAGAAGGTCTAACATTCAATAAATAATAAAAGTGCTTCTAAATATAATTTTTAAAAATTTTGTTAATTTTATTTGGAAGCCTATATAAAGTTATATATAATACTATTGTTATAATAATGCATTATATAATATAGAATAAAACAACCTTTAAAATCGCAAACCTTATGGAAGACAACAAAGTACTGACAGTTCCAGTTAATACTGGATTAGATGCTGCTAGCATGATGGCTATGTAGCAGAACTAGATGTTTAATAATCCTTGGGCATATCTTATCCTCTTATCTATTTTCTAGAATGGGGGTTTCGGTAATAGGCTAGGAAACAATAATGGAGCAGCAGGTGCCGTAATTGCCACTGATGTTGATGCCAAACTAAATAATCTAGCCGCTCAAATCTCAGATAATAAAAATACCGATACTATTTTAAACGCATTACAGGGAAATGCTTTTGCGCAGTCTCAATTAGCTCAAGATCTTAATGTAAGTAGAAGTGCTCTATTAGAAGCAGTTAATACTGTAAATATGGGAATTGCTCAGTTAGGTGCTACAACAGGAATGGGAATAGCAGGAGTACAGAGTGCTATATCAAACGGTAATCTAAATATGATACAGCAGATGAAAGATTGCTGCTGCACTCTAAGAACTGAAACTCAAAGAGTAGGTTTTGAAAATCAACTACAGACTGTTGAACAGACTAATACTCTCAATACAAGTATTAACTCTCAAGGATTTCAAAATCAGTTACAAATTGAGAGACAGACAAATGCCCTATCTAAAGGGATTAGTGACCAGGGTTATGATAACTAGATAAGAACTATAAATCAGACTCAAGATATTCTTACTGGAGTAAGAGCAGAAAATACCTTAACTCGTGCATCTATTGACGCTTTCCGTGCAGCATGGGAAAATGGACGTTATCAAGATTTACTACAGAAGAATAATGCTTTACAAGATAAACTAAATCTATTAGAGGTACAGGCTGCAACTAATGCTACAGTAACAGCAGCAGTAGCTCCTATACAAGCACAAGTATCATCTATTGCCGCACACCAGCCTCTAACATATCCTCAGGTCTATACACCTGGAACAGCTACAAATTCTTAATAAAAAAGGGAGGCTTAGACCTCCCTTATTTTGTATATGAACTTTAAAGAACTTAAAAAAGGTTTTCCTGTATATGTCCTTAATAAATAGACACTGGAATACAATTAGGGTAAAGTAATACAGGACGCTACTCCGCCTAGACTTAACCAATAGTTTGGCTAGAGCTTATTAACAGATGTAAGTATAGAAACTAATGGATAGTCAAAAATATGGACACTTCCTGCGGATTAGAAAGTAGCAGAAATGTAGAGTGATAGTGAAGTAATAATAGCTACAGATAAGAATACTATTATAACAATGATTAAGTCTATAAATGCTGAGTGTTAGTCCTATTTAGATGGGGTAGAAACTTATCAGAATAAATTAGAACTTAGTAAAAAGCTAATAGCTGAATTAGATGTTACATATAGACAATAGCAATAGACTGAGGAAAGATTTACTCGAATTGAAAGTGCGATTGAAAATATAAATAATAAATTAGATAACACCTTAAATAAAATCCTTAATGCAGTTAGTAAATGATTTACGATATATTGAAACAATACGGAAGTGGAGACGAAGTACTTAAACTCCTATCTAATAAGCTATGCAAATATTTACCTGATGAAGAGCATATAAAGGTAGCAAAAGAACTTTATGAAGCTAGTTAGGGTAAACATTTTGATGAATGCTTTGCCAAAGAATAGGAAAGACATATGTATTACGAAGACAATGGAAGAAAAATATATGCTCCTTATTGGGATGATACTACTTCTATATATAATTAGTATAAAAGAAGAATAAGTTCAGCTTATAATAAGTGGGATTTTGATGTAACTATGAATATGATTAAAAGTGATTATTATCCCTTATTAAAAAGATGGTTTCCAGAAGAAAAAGATTTAGATGAAAAGATAATAGAACTCACCGTAAATTGGTTAAACGATGATGATAATCCATTTGGTGATTCTAAAATATGGTGTTACTTTAAATAAAAAAAAGGAGGCTCTGTTGAGTCTCCTTTTTTATTTTGAGTAAATTCCACAATGACAAATGGTTCCTTTTGGTGCATCTCTAAATTCTCTACACATACATATAGTATCTTTATTCCTTACTAAAGAGCATGGACAGTATCTCTTCCCGTACTTTTCCTTGTTCTTTGCTAGTCCCTTTTGGATTAGTTCCCAAAGTTCTTTGTCTTCAGTTTTCTTTATCATATCTTACTGATATTTCATTTAGTTTATCTTGCCAATCAATAAATTCTTGTGAATCGAATAAATCGTGTTCCTGCACTAGTCTGTAAATTGCTTCTGCTTCATCAATATGAGCTTGAAAGAGCTGTTTCCATAATTCCATCATACATTTTCAATTTTATAAGTTCCCCCCGTAGGATTCGAACCCACACTTACGCCTTCAGAGGGCTACGGATTTAGAGTCCGCTGTGCTACCATTACACCAGAGAGGAAAGTTGAACTTGGAAGTCCAAGTTCAAAGCGTGAGGAAGAAAGTTCTTCCCGACTTCCAAGTTGAAGCCTTATACTCCATACTTACTTTGTAGTTTAGAAATTTTCTGTGCAACTACTTTTCTAACTATATTCTTAAACTTATTAATTAGTTCTGGAGTAATATCTTTAATCTTAGCTAAGTCTTGTCCAGTTACATGCGTATAGTACTCACAAGCAGCTATAAAAATGTCATCATCTAGGGTCTTTAAATATTCTTCAAATTGCCCTTGATAATCTTTCTCCTTAATTTCCATAATTAGTTTATTATTTTCTTGAGAAATATTTACATCATACTCTCCATTTCCAAAAAGAGTGGGGCATAAATCGTTTAGGGTCTGACCTAAAGCAGCAATTTCAATTTTTTCTAATTGTCTCATAACTGAAACTAATATAACTCCCCCTCCCCCCCTTTGGAAAGAAATTTAAATTTTTTAACTAATTTCAAAAATTTTTTTGAAAAATTTTTTTGAAAAATTCTGAGAGGGAGAGTACAGTGCCCCTTTAGTCCCCCCCTCATTATTGAGTAAAACTCAAGACAAAATTACATTATTAACACTAAAAACGTTACATTTATGGAACAAGCAATTAGAGATGCTATGCGCGCTTCTATTAGAAGCATCGTAGCAAATGCTATCGCAGAGGGACAGAACAATCCGTTGAGTCAGCAGGCTCGTCGTTTGTCACTTACTGAGGGTCAGGTCGTGCACATCAAACACACTATCGACCCTGCGACGGGTGAATCAACGTTGAGACCTGACCACGTAACTAATGCTGACGGTGCACAGGGCAATGCCTTCTTTGGTTACGATACTGAAGAAGAGATTCTTGTGACTATCAGCCAGCTATGTCGTCGTGGTAATGGCTTGAAACTCAAAGGTGAACTCACAGAGGATATGCTCGTGGACTTCTGCGAAAAGGTGGAACAGGCTTACGAAGACCACAAAGACCAGCCCGACTACAAGGGTCCAGCTATCAAGGTACTTGAGCTCAAGACACGTCCGAGTCGTACTGGCCTGCAAGTCATCCCGATGTGGCAGCCTACTTGGTAAGGGTAGTGGGGGAAACCCCACACCCTTCGGGTGTGTGTAGCATGCACTTGTCGAAGTCAGCAGGTGTATGCTGCACACTTTCTTTATTGTTTGTTTTTTCGTTTTTATGTTTTTCAGTTGTCCAGCTAAAGTTGTGAGTAGGGAGATGATTGAGCTCCCTTGCGGTCGAGAGTTTCTTGACCATCCAACTACTGCTAAAGGAGATGTGTTTGTAACTGCATACTTTGATAGTAATAGTGCAATACATCTTGTGAGGGTAGTGGATATGAGTAGATTACATGAAAAAAATGAGATAAGAGATTGGCTCTAGGGGTACTGCATGCAGGCCCTAGGCCATTCTCACCCATTTCCACTTGTTCTAACCCATTTCATTTTCTTCATTTTAGCATAATGTATAGGATAGCCAATGTGTGTAGTTTGAGTATTACTTGCTGGTTTTAAGCCAGGATAAATAATTTAGTCAAGAAGTTTAATAACCTAAAATAAAGAAAGGGAATTTGTATGTATGCAGTTCAGCACAAAAGCTCAGGTCAGCTTATAGACCTATGTGAACTTGAAGAACAGACCAAGTTTTGGACTGAGAAATACCCAGAAGTAGAAGTAGTCAATACTCAAAATGCATCTAAAATAGAATTGCACTATATTGAGCTTGGTGGACCTTGGGGATATGGATGTAATACGCCGGAATTCACCACTTACGGTGGACTTCTTAAATGTATCCGTCATCTCATTCAGTATCTACAGGATTCAGCACGCACTTTTGGGCCAGACCCTAGAGACATCAAAGACTATTTTCGTCACTGTCACCTTTATGTGAATGATGAGGATAAGTCACAGTGGCTCTGGAAACAAGTTGACAAAATAGACATTAAAACTATAATAGTATGAAAGTAAGTTACAAGGGTGAAACATTCGAATGTAACAAAGTATCCTTTAATATATCCAGTGAGCTTGGTGTTTGTGTTTTCCTGCAAGGAGAGCACAACACCTTGCTTGAGGGTGTAGAAATAGGTAAACTTGTAATTTCAGATGGCACACTTTAATCCTTTCGAGCCTATGCGCATTCCTTGTGAAGGAAGAGGCTGTGCATACTTCCGTACAGACGATTACGGACATACGTATTGCACTTTTGCGCAAGAGATTTATGGACATTCCACTTTAACCTCACAAGTGGTAAGCTGTCCTAAGTGTATGTGAGGGACAAAACCTTTTGGTGTATAGGTGAACCATACTATTAGCAAGTATGTGGAAGGTACAAAATCTGCCGTTTGAATTGGAGCTTGAGGAAGGAATGGTTTGTTCCGTCCTCAAGAACTCCGATGGAGAGATTGAGTCTATCTCAATCACAACTCCAAAGCCATACAAGCCTGACCCAACCTCACGGTCATGCTTACATATTAACAAAAGGATGAGTGAAAAACTTGTGGAAGCAATTGAATCTGGCCAGTTCTGGACAAAGTTCAATCATTGCATTTACTCTATAGGGGACGACAACATCCTTTGTAAGTGGCTAGGAAAGTACGTATGCGAGATCCAAAAATTCTCAATACAAAAGTATTCAGACAAAAAATATCATTTCTCTCTGGAAATAGATTCTGATTCTGGTTTCGGGCCTAGAATCAATGTGAAAGAGGAAGAGATTGAGGATTTCTTACAGGGGAAACCCTGCTCTGATGGTTCTTATCTGTGTGGAAAAGGAATAGCTAAGTTTTTAGAAGAGTTAACAAAATGACAAAAAGAGAATTCCCATACAGAACCACCATTGAGGTGGACTGCGACCCGTGGACAGGCATGGGTCGTCAGGAAGTCCATTATAAGGCTGCTTGCGAGGCAGCTGGACTTGAACCTCAAGAGCGTATCTCTGCATCTTTTGGATGTTGGACTTGGCCGGTTGAATACCAGAACCAGGAACAGCAGGATAAGGTAAAGGAGTATCTAACTGGCCTCTACAATCAAGGGCGAATCCGTTATGCATCATGGTGAACACAAAAGAACTATTGCAGGAGTTTGAAAGCAAATGGAACGAGAAGTTGTCTGTGTATGATGAGAAGTCCTACATAGACTTCTTCCAGTTTCTAAAATGGAGAAACATCTTCCAAGAGAAGAAGTGAACAGAGTTCTCAATGAAGCAAGAAGCATTGTGTATCAGACACAAAAGCCCTTTATAATAAATGGGCGTCTTGTGCTTGCTTCATCTCTGGAAGAAGCAAAGTCACGTTTGCAGGGTTGAAATTCCCGGAAGAACAGTGTTCTTCCTTAAATGTCTATAGTGTAATTACCTCTACGTGGTATAGATAGATATTCTCAGATTTACGTAAAGACGGAATAGGAGATAACTAAACATTACACCGGCGGGCTTCTCGTCGTACAGTGTGTTGCCAAGCACACGATAGGATAAACTAGCAATAGTATAAAGTGGCACAATAGTGTGCTGCACTCCTCCTTTATAAAGGGAGAAGGCCAAAAGAAAGCTAAGTAGCAAACAGCAAAGTTGGTGTATTGGACGGGCAGTTCAAGATAGACTTTGCGTTGGATCTGAACAGTCCAACTTAACTCGTGAGAGGGATAATTTGCTTCTTAAATACATGTCCGAAGACGTGCAAGGTCTAAGAGCGTGTATAATCTAAACGTGTGTATCTCTAAATGCTGTGAGCAAGACAGCACTTGGCTTTGCAACCAAGCAGAAATGGGAGATACTAGCCTACAGAAATGAGTAAGCGTTGCGGCTGAAAGTAAGAAGGGGTTGTAACCTGCAGCTACTCAAAAGGTAGTATGGTTATCAAGACCAAGCTCCTCTTCTATGAACGTTCCTTATCAATCTCAGTTAGTTCAGAGGTAGAACGAGACGCTCTAAACGTCCAAACGATGGTGCAATTCCATCACTGAAATTAAATTAAATCGATAAGTATCTAAACAAGCAAAATGCTTGGTCACGCATAATGACAATGCAGTTGTTCCTCTGTAATACGAGGACTTTTGAGTAGGACGCAATCCCAAAGAAAGAAATGAAACAAGTATGTAATTGGGCGCCAGGAGGCATCTTGGTTAAAACCGCAAAACCCAAGACAGAAAGAAGTAATTTACTTATTTATGCGTAGTGGAAATGCAATTCACATTGCATCTGCATGCTGGCTACTTTGAGAAATCGAAGTGTGACTTTAGTCTGAAAGGATTATAATGCCAGTGGAGACAAAATCTCCTTACTAAAGGGTCAAAAGCCTCAGCCCTTTATTCTTTTGTACATTCTTTTTTATCCCAATAATAAGACCCTTCGTGATGAATCGTCTTTTCTATGGTACTCTCACTAATATTATCCACTTGTGAAAGCCGATATTGGAACTAAACACAGCAATGTGCGTCTGGTTCGAATCCAGAAGTGAGGACTTAACACCTTTAAAATTATGAAGAAACTTGTACTAGTTCTTGTAGCATTGTTTACATTGTCTCTTTCGAACAGTGCGCAGGAAGTAAAACAGCAGGGAAAGACCTTTGAGGTCACTAAGAAAGAGAAGGTAAAGAGTGAACCCAAAGATACGGGCTACACAATTACCATTAATGGTATCACGTATCCCATTTATAAAGGGGAACGTGGTGGTTACTACTACATCATTGTGGTAAATGGAGAGAAAAAGAAAAAGTATGTTCCAGCTGAAGTAAAACGTAAACTAAAAGAGGCTGGAGTATGAATTTGTTTGAAGTTGTGCCGTGTGGTCAGGGATACTTGGCCATTACGGCAAATAAATGGAAGAAGAATGCTGGAGAGATTGATACAATTGACCCATTCACTTTCTGTCCAGGTATGCGTGTTGTAGACTGCTTTGGAACTGTTGTACACATCAAGGAAGTTATTCCTCCTAAGACTCGTGTTCCAGGACAAGTTCCACAGTACTGCTACGAAGTTGAAGAAAACGGTAATACCTATTTATATAGGGAAATCTCTGGTGAACTTTTAGCTGTAGTTTCAAAAGAAAACTTTAAAGATTACTTAAAACAACATGAAATCATCGACTTCAAATAACAAAGAGCTATTCATACCTCTGCCCGACAATGAGTCTGCATTCTATGCATACATAAATTTGATTATTAATAACAATCATAACAAGTATGTAGATAGACCAGATGCACGGCCTCACCACAATATTGGTCCAGTGAAAACATTCTCATACACTCGTAACGAAGTGGGAGAGAACTTTATCGTAGTATATGACCAAAAGTCATATAATATGATTCAGTTATTTATCCATCAGTTTTGCCTTCTCAGAACCTATTGGAAGGACATAGAAGAGTGTGTTGAATATCTAACGTCAGATAGATATGACAAGAAACACTAGATTGTTGTGTTCTCGTTGTTCCTCAGTGTGTAAGTTGGAATCAATGGGGCATTCGGTGTACGCAAAGACTGCGGAGGGGGACGAAGACAGTAGTCCCCTTTTTATATGCGCCGAAGAAACAAAAAGAAAAAGAAATATGAGACTGCTAACCAACTCAAAGAAGCAGCCTTTGCTTCAGACTAAAGATGGAAAGATAATAAATCTTAACACTCTTAAGCCTGAAAGCACCGAAAAATTTGTGCTGGTTAGACCCAGCAAGGATACGCACCTTAGTTCTCATAAGAACAATAGGTTCTTGGATAAGGCAGGAAGACTATTTAAAGTGTCTAAGTTAGCAACATTACCATGTGTAACTTATTACTTATTAGATGCTCATATTAAGTTGTTCTGCATTATCAAAGGTGACGAATTGCAGTTGATTGGAAATTATCCCATTCACTACATTAAGTTACTTTACCGCTACGTAAATTCACTTTGATTGTTTTCCCTTGCAGGTGGTAGGTTAACCTGTACATTTTACATACATTGATAGCAACTGTATGGGTCTGCTGGAAATACGACTAGTAGATTCGTAGTAAACAATTAACATGGAACAGATATCGAAAAGTTTAGTAGGCAATTCCGTCTTTGATACAGTCCGGAATGTCTATAATCTAATAATGCTTAGTAAGGAGTTAAATAAAGCTCCTGAAGAGCTTACTGACTGTATAAATCAGGCTAAGAATGTAAAAATCGATAAAATCTTCGTAAAGCACTTATTCGAAGCCTTTGTGGATTGTTCTTCAGTAGAGGAACAGTCAGATCTTATCTCTCTCATTCTGCATCACTTTAATCAGACAGGTGATAATTTCTCAGCACTTTCTAACGCTTTAAATGACCTTGAACTATGGCATATAAGAGATATGAAATAAATATAACTCAGGCATTGTATTCAGACTATGATAAAGTTCGTAAGAATTTTATTGGAGATAAACTGAATAGGGAAGATATAGCTACGGCTATGGAAATGTGCCATATTCCTATAGAAAGTCCAAAAATCTGGAATCTACTGCTAAAGTATGAAATAATCTTAAGGTTTGGTAAAGCTTCTGGTACATATTATATGATGCCAAAAGATTTGCCTCCGTATACTAGGTTTGAAGGAATCGAAAGGGAATTTTATGGTTCTAAGCCAAAGAAATTACTTCAGAAGCCAGTTGAAAGAGAGATAGAAAGAACACCTTTAACTGAGGAGTACTGCATAGAATTCTTAAAGAAAAGGAATTATGTAATTTTTAAAATCGAGCCAGACTTTAATAAATTGTCGGAGATTCTTAATCCAGAGTTTTTATTGCAGAACTCTAAAGCAACACTAAAATAAATTTATAGGGGCATACTGCCCCTTAATTTTAATTATTATTTATATTATGATTCAATTATCGAAAGGCGGGAACATTAATCTCGCAAAAGAAGCTGCAGGAATCACCATCTTTAGAATGGGTTTGGCTTGGGACGCCAACTCAGGAGCAGGTGCTGATTTCGACTTAGATGCAGCAGCTATTCCTCTTAAGGAGGATGGCAAGGCCGTAGATGGTGATGCAATCTGTTTCTATGGTCAACTCGATTGGAAGGGTGCAATCAAGCACTCAGGTGATGAACGTACTGGTACAGCTGAGGGTGATGATGAAACAATCACCATTGATACCAGCAAAATGCCGGCTGAAGTTGCTAAGGTTATTGTACTTGTGAATATTCACGATGCAAAAGCCAGACAGCAGAACTTTGGCATGGTAAAGAACTCTAAAGTTACCCTTTATAAAGGTGCAGAAGGAGTTACTGGTGATGCAATCCTTGCCAAGTACGATCTTGAGGAAGATGCAAGCATGTCCCGCTGCTTAGTCTTCTGTGAACTCTACAAGAAGGATGGAGGTTGGAAGTTTAAAGCCATCAATGAGTCTAAAGGCTCAGCTAATGATGTGATTTATCGTGACATTCTTCGTTCATATGGTCTTTCAGTTGATAATCAGCCTGCTATATGATAAACTTATCTAAAGGAGGTAGAATTAGTCTCTCGAAGGACGAGGACGGTAACAGTCTTGACCATATCTTTTTCGGAGCCAATTGGGGAATGATTAGAGGAGGAATATTCGGTGGCAAAACTGCTGTAGACTTAGATGCCTCAGTTATACTCATTGGTGGAGGAAGATTGATTGATACTGTTTACTTTGGACATAAGGATGCACCAGGCATACATCATTCTGGAGATGATTTAGTTGGAGATGCAGATGGTGACGATGGAATGGATAATGAAACTATTTCTGTTCAACTGTCTAAAATCGAAAACAATGTAGAACACGTGTTCTTTGTATTAAATTCTTATCGTAACCAAAAGTTTGATAAGATTCCTTATATAGGAATACGTATCTATACATCTCCAAACAACAAGCCTAAGACGCGTGTCACTGACCCTGTAAATGTTCTTGCATCTTACTCTTTAAAGAGTGATAGTGAGGATTTTAAAGGCAAGTTGTCTGTTATTCTTGGTGAAGCTTATCGTCGTAATGGCGAATGGAAGTTCAAAGCTATAGGTGAGTTCGGTATGGATGGAGGTTCATCTGGAATTTCCAACATGCAACAACGTTGTTTACAATTAATTTAGTTATGAAAAATTTAGTGGATTTAATCCTAGCAGATGGAAAAATTGAAAGTGAAGAAGTACAGAAACTTCGCGAAACCATCTTCGCTGACGGAGAAGTTGATAAGGAGGAAGCCGAAGCACTCTTCCAACTCAATGATTCAGCAACTGAAAAAGATCCTTCTTTCAAAGACCTCTTTGTAGAAGGTATCAAGTCGTACATCCTTGCCGATGGTGAGATAGATGAAGAGGAGGAGAAGTTCCTTCTTGAACATATCTCTATGGATGGACAAGTTGATGGAAATGAAAGAGCATTGCTTGAAACTTTAGCAGCTGAAACTGAGCTGCCGGAATCTCTCGCTAGTCTTATTGACTAAATTTTAAGAAACTTGGGGCGGGATAAGACCTTGCCTGTCCCGCCTCATTTAAAAACAATTAAAGATGAACAAAGGATTAACTCGTGCTAAAGCAGAGGAACTATTGCTTGCACAGGGAGAGAATGTATTAACTCCCGCAAAACGTGACCCATGGTATGTAATATTGTTGGATGGTTTTAAAGACCCTTTAATTATTATATTGTCCGTGGCGGCAGTCTTGTCCTTAATAATAGGAATTATTAGGACTGAATATATGGAACCCATTGGTATTATTATAGCTATTGCATTGGCTGTTGGTATTGGGTTCTGGAATACTTGGTCAGCATCTAAGAAGTTCGATCTACTTCTTTCTTATGCTGATGATACTCTCGTAAAATGCTATCGTGATGGTGAAATTACTGAAGTTCCACGTCGTAGTCTTGTTGTTGGTGATTTGATTATTCTTGAAACAGGTGAAGAAGTTCCTGCAGATGTCCTTATTATGGAAGGAGAATGTAGGGCAGATGAATCCAGTTTTACAGGTGAATCTACGCCAGTACATAAAAGTCAATACAATATAAACAAGAGTTTTTATCCAGCTAATGAGTTATTAAAAGGTTCAACTATTCTAGAAGGAAGAGTAGAAGCAACTGTAACTAATACTGGAGATAGAACTATCTTGGGAGGTATGGCTAGAAAAGCATCTGAACTTACAGACGTTGAAACTCCACTAAATAAGCAGCTTAATCGCCTTGCTGGACTGATTAATAAGATAGCTTTCTGGTCTGCAGGAATTTTACTTATTGCTCTTGTAGTTAAGTACTTCTTTATAGATGGTGCTGCAAGTGAGATTCTTGAGATTGTAAACGACTTGCTTCAGTTCTTAATGATTGCTGTTGCTCTTATAGTTGTTGCAGTACCAGAAGGTTTACCTATGGCAGTAACTCTTGCACTTGCATACTCAATGCGTAAAATGGCTAACGAAAATAATCTTATTAAGAAAATGCATGCTTGTGAAACATTAGGTGCTACTACTCTTATTTTAACTGATAAGACAGGAACACTTACTGAGAACAAGATGTCTGTAGTCTTTAAGAGTAGTGGAGTTAGCAATTTTGATATTGTACTTAATACTACAGCTTTTAATCATGTTGGTAACCCAACTGAACAAGCTCTCTTACGTGACTTACATATTTCTGATGAAGAAATAAAGAGTATAAGAGAAACTGATCCAGTTGTTTACAGAGAAGAATTCAATTCTGATCGTAAATACATGAAGTCAATATTTAAAGCTGGAGATAAGTACATGGTTCGCATTAAAGGCGCTCCTGAAGTTATAACTCAAATGTGTTCTGAAGGATCAGTAGAAAACTTTAAGGACGACCAAATTAGAGGTAGAAGAGTAATATCTTTTGCTCGTAAGGTTGTGAACTCTCCAGAAGAATTTGCTAATCTTGAAGGCTTTGAGTATTTAGGACATGCAAGTATTGAAGATCCTGTGCGTTCTAATGTTCCAGATGCAATCCGTCAAGCAAAGGCTGCAGGTATAAAAGTAAAGATTGTCACAGGTGACAATGCTGCTACTGCATCTGAAATAGCTAGGCAAGCTAAAATAGCAGACTATCCTATGGTTACTCTCGGACGTGAAATAGACAATAAGAATCTTGGTGTTATTGCCAATACTGATGTCTTTGCACGTACTAGACCAGAAGATAAGCAGTCTTTGGTTAAGAAGTTCCAATCTCTTGGAGAAGTTGTTGCAATGACAGGAGATGGAACTAACGATGCACCAGCTCTTAACCATGCTGAAGTTGGAATAGCAATGAACAACGGCACAGATATAGCTAAGGAAGCTGCAGATGTTGTACTCTTAGATAATTCATTTCCATCTATTATCACTGGTATTAAATGGGGAAGAAGCCTATATAAGAATATACAACACTTCATACTCTTCCAACTTACTATCAATGTTGTAGCTATTCTTACTGCTATAATTGGTCCATTTATTGGAGTTAATTTACCATTTACTGTAACTCAGATGTTATGGGTAAACCTAATAATGGATACATTTGCAGCACTTGCTCTTGCTACTGAACCAGCAAATGATGCTGTTATGTCCGAAAAACCCAGAGATCCAAAGTCCTTCATTATTACTAAGGATATGTGGATAAACATATTTGGAATGGGTATATTATTCTTCATTATCTTAGTTGCACTTTTAGTTACAAAAGCATGTTCTCTTACTGAGTTCTTTACTATATTTGTAATGTTACAGTGGTGGAACTTGTTCAATGCAAGAGTATTTGGACAGAAACGCTCTGTATTTAATGGTCTTGGCAAGAATATAGCTTTTATTGCTATTGCATCTATTATTCTGATTGGACAAATTTTGATTGTTGCTTTTGGAGGTGAAATGTTCCGTACAGAACCTTTAAGTTGGCAACAATGGCTCTTTATAATTGGTATTACTTCTCCTGTCGTAATAATAAGAGAGATAGTTTATCAGTTAGGAAAAATATTTACTTCTGAACAGTAAAACTGTTAAGATGTGTTAAAGCAGTTGTAATTTAGAAATTTTTCTATTATAATTGTTTGAGAGGGTTGAAATATATCCTCTCTAGTCTGGCGTGATGGGGGAATTGGTAGACCCGGCAGACTTTGAAGAAACAAATTAGGTATCTTCACATTTATTTACATTAATTATTCATTTTTAAATGGTAGACGTAATCTTTTAGTGGTATATTCATACCATGAAAAAGGTTAATTATACTAAAGAACTCCTAGAAGAGAATGTAAAGGATTGCTATTCATTTGCAGAGCTCTGTAGAAGACTAGGATTGAAGCCTGAGGGTTCTAACCCTAAGACTTTAAGAAAAAAGATGGATGAATTTGGTGTAGATTATTCACATTTTACTGGACAGCGATGGAATACAAATCCTAACAATCCAGTTTATAAAGGTAGATATTTACCTAATCTTTGTAAACATAGCTCTCTAAGTACTGTTAATACTAAAGCAATGCTTTATAGGCTAGGTTTAAAAGAAAACAAATGTGAAATATGTGGATTGTCTGAATGGCTCGGAAAACCTATACAATGTGAATTACATCACATTAATGGGGATTCAACTGATAATAGAATAGAGAACTTGCAGATTCTCTGTCCAAATTGTCATAGTCAAACAGATAATTTTAGGGGTAAGAATATCCCGAAGGTAATGAGTGCACAGAGGGAAACTTCTGATGTAGAAGCAGGCTAACTCGGTGAAAGCAACAGCCTTATAAGTGTTGTCAACGCCGAACTAAATTCACGTTTGTGATAAATGCGTACAGACTATACACCTGCAACCTAAACATTTATATGCATGGTTTAGACATAGTCGGGGGAGAAACCTAACTTCCTGAAAATCTTCTGACCAGTAATGGTCGTGCGGGTTCGAGTCCCGCTCGCGCTACAAGGATATTTTCTTGATTTATATAGGTTGTAACCTGTATTAATATTTATTAGAGTAACTTAAATTATTTTTAAATAAAACATTTTAATTTTACAAGATTATGAACGAATTAGAACAAGATTTGAAGAAGTTAGTTAACCACGTTGACTGCTTCCAAGAGAAGTACAATTGCTGTATGTTATCAGCTATGACTGTTTCTATTGATGAAAAAAGGGCCGCATGTCAGGTCTATCTAAAGGGAGGTGAAGCTCAAGACTTGCATATGCTTTGTCACGGTTTGCTCAAGTCTCCAAGGTTTGTAGATGAGATGTTCGATGCTATCAAGTGTGTAATAAACAAAGCTAATCCAGAAAAGGAAGACACTTTTAAGAATTTTCTTATCGATTCATCACTAGAGTCAATCAAAAAACTCGTTCTTTTAATAGCTGTTAAGGAGGCTAAAGAACGTGAGGCTGAAAGTGATGCAGAAAACACAGTAAAGAAATTTTTAGATGGATTCTATCACGAACATTGAACTCTTTTGTGACATATTCCAATTCAATGAAGAGGAACGACAACGTGTATTAGATAAGTATAAAAATAAAAAACAGAAGGGAGAGTAATCTCCCTTCTTTATATATTGAATTATGGGAAAAATAATCTCTAATTTACATAAAAAATATTACTATTTTAAAGATGTAAACGCAAAGTTTGATGCCACTCCAGGAACTTCAATAGGAGCAAGTAGTAACATTACTAATAATAATTAGCTATAGGTTGGACCATATGACATAAATGGTAACGCTTATAAATACACTAATACTAATGCGCATAAACTAATGTTAGATTCTGATGTAACTAAAAAGGATTTTGTTATATCTATAGGAATACCATCTTATGCTGAAGGTTATGATGCGAATTATTGTATAAGCTCAACAGGAATGGACCCTTCTTAGACTAGATCTAAATTAAAAGATTATCGTGTTACATAGAGTCATCACAGTGATGAATAGACTGGATGGGGAGGAACTATTGAAAATAAAGGAGCTCCATTTATAATTAAAGGAAATCCTAATACTCAAGTATTTCCATATTTAAACTAGTATTGTCTAGGTAGTACAGATTATAATGGAAATGGGAATAATTGGTATTATTGGAATGGAAGTTCTTTTGCTAATACAAGCTGGATTAATATACCTTACTATTACTCGGGAGGGCATGGATCTGGTATAGAAACTCCTGGTAGAGAATTACATGTAATGGGTTGGAAACTTTATGTTATCAACTATTCTGAGGATATGATAGATTATTATGATTATGTTGCAAGCGAAAGTATTAATAGTTTTAGAGCAACTCTTGATTAGTATGAGTATGAAACTTATGGTAGTGGATTTATAAAAAACTGGGTTGATAATGACCCCATAGAAGACATTTTAGAAGTTAGTGATTTAATTCCTTATAACTAGGTTTGGCTGAAAACAATGGGTACTGATAATGTTGGTAGTATATATAATTAGGCTTTAACTACTATAGGCCCATATTTGTCTGGAAAGACTTTGTTAGGTTTAGAGTTAGCAGTAGTTGATAAGACAATTGGTACAAGTATTGTTGTTCCATTTGATCAAGGAAATGTTACACCAGTTATTCCTAGTAATAGTGTGAATGGGTATTAGTCAATATCTACTAATCCATATGAAGTGGATTATTCTCCTATATATATAGCTCCAGAAGTATTAACTAATCCATCTTATTATTATTATTATGGAAAGAGTTGGCAAGAATATTATGGTATGACAAGTGCAGGAGTTCCTGAGTATGGAAATGTTAACATGTATGGTTTATTCTATTTAATACCTATATGTCATTACCGTCTAAATGTAGGAAAAGATATACATAACTTAGCTTATTCAACTAATAGTCTTTGTATTACAATGCACAAGATGGGACCAGCAGCAACATGGTTTTAATAGATAAATGCGCTTATGGCGGAACGGTAGACGCCCTAGACTTAGGATCTAGTGCCCGCAAGGGCGTGAGAGTTCGAATCTCTCTAAGCGCACAAGTTATGAAGAAATGTGTTTATATAGTAATTGCGGGTAAATATGATTACCCTTTTGCTCATTCTATAAGAAGACCTGATTTTGATTATATATGCTTTACTGATGATGAAACTATATAGAGTGATTTTTGGGAAATAAGACCAATACCAGAAGAGCTCAAAGATTTATCTCCAGTTAGATAGAATAGAGCAATTAAAATAAGACCACATTTATACCTTCCAGATTATGAATACTCTATTTATATAGATGCTAATTATGATTTAGTTACTTATCCTCCTTATTTAAATACTATTCTATGTGTAAACGGACACGAGAAAAGAAAATGTTTATATAAGGAAGCAGAAGTATGTATAGTAAAAGGTAAAGATGACCCAGAGATTATAAATAGATAGATTGAATTCTATAGAAAATGTGGAGTACCGTAGAATTACGGGTTATGGCATTGTCATTATATAGCTAGACATCATAATAATCTTACTTGTATAGCTATGATGGAAGATTGGTGGGAACAAGTAGAAACTTACTCTTTTAGAGATTAGATATCTTTTCCATATATAATGTGGAAATATAAATATTCTCCAGGAATAATAAACTATAGTTATTAGTTTAATCCTCATTGTAATTATGGAAGAGAAAGAACTTATATTCAGCCAAGAACCTATAATGCTGAAATTAATCCACGTGTTGCAGTTTGTTGTGTAGAAAAACTTGAAAATCAGTATATAAGGGAATTTGTAAATCATTATCGTTCTCTAGGTTTTGGACATATATTTATGTATGATACAAATAGTCCAGAATAGGATGATGTGTTCGAAATAATAGGTGACTACATAGCTAATGGATATGTTACACTTATTAAATGGTCAGGCAAACCTATGTTAGAAGTAAGAAAAGCCTTTCAAGACTGTTATACTGAAAGGTTAAAGGATTATGATTGGTGTTTATTTGTTGACCCAGATGAGTTCTTAGAATTATATAAAGACGATAACATTACTTCCTATTTAAATAGGTTATCTGATTATGACATCATTCGTATAAATTGGAAGACTATGGATGACAATGATTTAATAGAGAATAGTGGTTTACCTCTTAAATAGCGTTTTACTAGAACTGCTAATCATGAATCCGATAGAAGCTACAAGTCTTTATTACGTACTAATCTATCTAATATTGATTTTGTTCGTTTTGGTAGTGCGCATGGACCTTATTCAAAAGAGCATCTAATATGTGATAATACAGGAAAAAGAATAACTAAATATATAAATAGGCCTTTCACTCCAGAATGTAATTGGGATGATGCTGCATTATTACATTATAGGTGTAAAACGATGGAAGAATATATAAAGAATAAGATTCCTAAATTATAGGGATATAATTTCTTGAACTTCAATATGAGGTTTTTCTTCCAATACAATATTCCTACTGAAAAGAAAATAAAAGCTTATAAACAACTTGAAACCGAAAATGAAAGATTTTGAAGAACAATGGGATGGTTCTGTCCGTTTAGCACAGGGCGCCCCTCAAACAGTTAATTTAATGGATTATGTGAGAGATCCTCTTGAAAGAAATACGGTTGCCACTCTCATTAGATTGTTTGACATTATTCCAGAAATGGAACTAACTCTTCTAAATGAAGTTAAAGACCGCTTAGAGAATGGAGGATTCTATGTTCAAAAAATGAAAAAAGATTATCCTAAGATAGTTGATTTTCTAACACCTTCTTCTAGACAAAACGCAAAGCGGTACAATGATGACCAAGCAAAACATAACTGTAAAACTGTTCTCGGAGAATTAGATATTCAAAATAGAATATTTGATGACTTATCTAGGGACATTAATACATTATGCCCTCCATCTAATGCTAAACCTTTTACTAAGGCAATGGCTAAGGCTAAACGTAAAGCTTGGCTATTACGGTTTGTTTCTATGCTGGCAATCTATGAAGGAATTTCTTCTGTACAATCTTTAGAAGATTTTAAGAGAGAAATTATGGATAGATGTAAGCCAATTGGTCAATTAGAAGTAGGTGACCAATTCATGTTTGCTAATGTTGAACATCAAATGGATATGGGAGGACAAATGTTTACGTATGTAGGTCTAGCAGAGGAACCAATTGCTGAAGACCCAAAAAACACGAACGTTATTGCCCATTATAGAAAAATATCTGATTCTATGGCTATAGTCTATATTGAACGAAATCCATTTAGACCTGTAATTCCTTTGCCAAAAACTTGTGCAAAAGGAACTTATAAGGCTTCTAACCCGGAGGAATGAGGAGTGCTTCGGCACTCTTCATTTTAAGGTTCGACTCCTTATTTAGGAACTAAAACAACTCTTAATATGAAAAAAGTTACAAGTTTATTTTCGCAGAAGGACACTAGGGATGTCCTCGACAAAGATGCTAATATCTTTGAAAAAGAGAGATTTGCACGTGAGCATAGTACTCTCTCTGAAAATGGTAGTTATAAATATACTACTAGCGGTAATCCATTTTTAGATGATTTTGCTAAGTTATCCCTCTATAAATCACCAAGAGATGTGGATAATATCTTTGCAACAATGGATGCGTTATGGGCACATGACCCTCTTCGTACATTGCAGATGACTGTATTTCTAAGATTGATTACTCGCAAGACTGTTTTGTTCTCTGGGGAGAAACTATCTACTCAAAGAGGACAAGGACTAAGGCATGAATTCTTAGGTAGAATATTATGGTTAGCTTACATGCAACCTAAGACATTTGAGAAGAATCTCGAGTATTTTGTAGTTGCAGGTAGCTGGAAAGATGTATTTGACCTTATGCGTTATGACTTAGCGTATAATGGAAAACAGCATCCTATGCTCAACTGGCCATATATGCTATCCTTTATAAAGGCAGGGCTTGTTGACGATAGTCAGACTAATTTAGTCAAGAAGTATCTACCTCAGATTAAATGTGCTAGCCAATGTAAAACTTTACAGCAACAAGCCAATTCTGTAATAGGAAGACGTATTGCTCGTGAACTATTTGGAAATCCATCTAATGATAAAGAAAAAACTTACATTTATAGGCAATATCGTAGGCTTAAAGCATCTGGTACGGCTCACGATTGGCAAAAGAAAATTGCTCAAGGAGATTTTCTCAATATTAATTGGAATACCGTTGCAGGAAGAGCTTTACAGAAATTAGTGAATTCTAAGTTCTTGGAGAATCACAACTTAGAAGAAATATTCTCAATGTGGATGCTTAACCAAGATACTGTAAAGTTCACTGGATATGCTTATGAACTATTTAAAGATGGAGGTAGCTATGGAAAGCCAGATGTTAAAAGTTTGTATCCAAAAACTTATCAAAGAGAATTGGTTAATAAACAATTTAATCAACTCATTGATGTAGCTAAACAGGATATGAATCGTTA